TACACAGCAGATCAAATATTCTATATTGATGATGAAGAATACACTACACAAGCTGAAACTGATAAAAATAAAGTTGAAGATGAATGTTTAGAAGTATTATTCGAATTGAAAGAAAAGAAAGCACCTTTATATAACTTATATAAAGTATTCAATATCCTTTATAATAAAGGAAGACATATTCCTCGTGATACTAAACGTGAAGTATTATATAACTTCTTGAAAGAGTTAATTAAAGATAGGACTACTATTCATAAATTCCATGACTTAGTTATTAAACGTAAAGAAGATAAAGCTTGGTATGAAACTATGGTATTCATTCAAGAAGCAATGGAAATTGGTGAGATTAAATATTATAGTAATTTAGGTGAGTTTAAACTAGCAACTAATGAAACTATAGGTAAATCATATCAAGAAGTAGTTACATATTTACTTAATCCAGATAGTAAAGCATTACGAGAAAGAATAAAAGAACAAATTAACGCACAATTAAAATAAGTAGATTATGCGAGCTAACCAAATGGGCGATGCTGTTAAAGTCTTACTTGAATCTGGTGGTATAACTAATAAGGTATTAAACTCTCGGGAATTATCATTATTTATTAACATGGCAATTACCGAGTTTGTTAATACAAGAGTATTTAATAATCGTAATATTCGAGGTGAAGGAATAGAAGATTCTAACAAAAGAATACTTGATATTGCACCATTATTCGCAAATAGAACTGGTGTATATATGAAGAAAAGAGTAGTAAGTAATACTACTTATGGTGATTTTGTTAGAGGAACTTATGTAAATGGTGCATTACGTACTAATGATTTAGATACAGAACTTAGTAATTCAGTTCCAGGTGGTGATTATGATACAGCTATATTAACTGATGCAGAAGATGCTAAGTATGGTGTATTATTAGAATTACCTGATGAAGTACTATTTATAGTATCACAGAATTGTGATATTAGTATTGGTTCTGATATTAATAAAGTTTGGCGTAATAACGTTACTGTTAAACATATAAAACATGAAGAATATAATGAGATGATATGGAACTCTTATCGTACACCTTATACTGATTTAGTATGGTGTACTGAATTTGGAAGCTCTTTACCATTACCAGTAGTAACTTCAGGTCGTAATACTGTAGAGTTTAGAAGTTCAGCAAATAGTAGAACTAATCCTTCACAAACATTACTTACACCAGAATATAAGTTTGATGGTACTCAATCAAGGATATTACAATTGATTCCACCGAAAGGATTTGATATAGAAAAATATAATGTATATTATGTTAAGAAACCAGCAGAAGTATTAATAGATTATACATTACCATCTAATCAAGTAGATTGTGATTTACATCCATCAGTACATAGTGAGATTGTACAAATTGCAGCTAGAATTGCAATAGCTAGTTTGATACCAACACAACAAAAGTACCAGATAGCACAAGTTGAAGCTAAAACTAATGAGTAATGGAAGAACAACTTATTCCTTCAGTAAGTAAGCCTAAATCTAAACATGCTTATATTATTACTAATGAAGATTTAGTATTTATTGAACAGTATGTAAAGGAAAATAGAAGGTTAATCCTTGACTTAAAGAAAAAACTTGAAGATTATAAAAAACAGATAGATAGTATTAATATTCCTTTATTGGAAGATAACATAGAACTTAATACTGATAATATACTACAAGAGAGTAACCCTTTGGGTAAATCTAAAGTAAACTCTAAGAAAAAAGTAAACTAATAAAATTTTCAATAAATTATGAACACACTTAACAATTTTGTGTATGTTCAAAAGTCTGGTATTACTGCACCAGCTTCTGCAACTGGATCTCAAATCTTTAATCCTAGAGGTGCTGATTACATTCAGGATGGTCAGATAGTAGTAACAGATACTAATGGGCATGTATATAATGCAGGTAGTTATAATTCTAGTACTAACCCTTATGGATTAGATAGTCATCCAAATCCACCTAAAAAGTTTAATATTAGATGTAGGCAAGGTGATACAGTATATCACTCAGCAGATATTCCAGTAGATAAAGTAGAAACTTATCTTGGTTTAGCATATCGTCCTGCATTAGAACAATTAACTTATATTGGATATAATGGAACAGATGGAACTCTTACTACTGTATTAGAACCAGATGTAACTTATAAACTCACATTATGGCGTGAAGATAATGACGCATATCAAGCAGTAGATCGTCCTGAATCTGCATTGTGGAAAGCACCATCAACTTTTGGTTCAACTGGTACTGCTGCAACAGATCAACGTGATCTTGGTATTGAATTGTTAGATCAGTTATATAAGATCTTTACTAAAGGTGTAACTGGTTATCGTGTATTCCAACCAGCACTTAAATTTGAATTAATTACAGATAATGCTGGAACAGGTAGTGCAACTGCTGCTGTATATAATGAATCAGAATATATTACAGTTACTGATGCTACTGGATTAACTCTTAATAAAGTTATTAAAGTAGGTAATGGACTATATAAAATTGTTGGTATTTCTGGTACTACAATTAAATTACATATTCCATATCAAGGGGATGATGCTGCCGCTGCTGCTATTAAAACTTTTACTTTTGCAGATAGTTTTAAATATGGTATTAAAATTACAGGTAAGGTATTAACACCAGAACCATCATTGTGGCCTTATCGTAAGGTATTGTTCAAAGTATCTTACAATGAGTATATTAATGGTGATATTCGTGATTATGGTATTCCTTCAGTAGCATTTGAAACTAAAGGTGTAACAACTACTACTACTAATGTAGTTGCTGCTAATACTGCTATTAGTGATATTAAAGCTTATCGTGGCGTTGGTACTGCTGGTGAAGTAAGATGGTTAGAATGGGATTATATGGGGGCATGGTCAAATGAGAAAGGTTACTTACTATCAGTAGATCGTGAACGTTATCGTTCATTTGTATCTGACCTTAATGGTAAAACTTGTACTTATTCACTATTGACTTTAGGTTGGAAGAATCCGTTTACAGACAATCCTACTGCAAATGTAAATGATAGTGGTAGTATTATGATTGCTATTCCAGTATCATATAATACATCCTCTGCTGCAATTACTGAAACAGTAGCAACTGCTGCAACTTATGGATTTATTCCTACATTGGATAAACTGCTAACTTCATATAAAGCAGCACAAACTAGTGCAATTACGACTTATTAATTTTTAATGTTGTTAAACGGATAGTATTATGTATTAATAGTACATATACTATCCGTTTTTTTATTAATACATACTAAAATGATATTAAATTTTATGCCTTGGTTTTGGAATGAGTATACACTTAAAGTAGTTGATACTACAATACCAAATCCAAAAGAAACACCTGATATTATACATTCAATGACTATTTCCATCACATCGGATAAAATACCTAATGGTGGAACATACAACTTTGATGTTAATTCATATATCTTATTATATAAGAAAGATAGAACTCTTTATGAATTTACACCAGAAATACTAGGTATGCCTTCAGGAAGTACATTCGAAGATGGGGTATATACTATACAAGTTAATATAAATAATAACTATATAAAGGAAAAAAAAGTAGTAAAGTTTTCCAACATTAAGAACCAAGTTGAACAATTACTTAAAGACACATGTACTGAATTTGATGTTCAAAAATATACAGTAACTTATAAATCTGAAACTACTAAAACTAATCAAGAATTAATTCTTAATTGTATAGTATTACTTAATAATATATACTCGTTAGCACAAGAACCTAATGATATTGAGATAAATAACACTATTACTAAATTAAATCAAATATTAATAATTATACAAAATGACTACGGAAAATCAAATTTACACTAATAATGGGTTTGTAATACTTGTTGATGGTACTACTTTTCTAATAGAAAGGGTACAATACTCACATAATGGAATAAGTGATTGGGAAGATCCACCATTCATTCCAATAGAACATGCTAATAGTATAACTGGTTTAGGGACACTTCCAGGACATAAATATAGACGTACTATGTTAGCAGGTAGTACAACTTGGGGAATGGCTGAATATATTGTAGCACAAGATGGTAAGAATATAGAATTTTCACAAAATGATGAGTATATTACATGGCGATATATTGGTGAAACTACTTGGAATAATTTAATCCTTAAAGATGAATTAAGAGGTTTACAAGGTTTACAAGGTGTTGAAGGAAAAGGATTATGTATATCTGCATTAGGTGCATTTGATACTAAACCAATTACACCAACTACCGTTGTTACTGGTGGATGTTGCAATGGTTTAACAACTACAACTACTACAGGAATATCTACATACTTATCATTAGGTAATCATAGATTAAATGATATTGAAGATATAGGAACATATTTTAGTTTAGATGGTAATACTTGGACAGCTTATGTAAGTGCTACACATGCTGGAACATATTGTATGTATTTTGGTGCAACATCTAATAGTGGAACAGGTGCTTTTACAGTTAAAGGTGTAAATATAGTACAAGCATCCTCAAATGGTGATGATACTAAAGGTTATATATTTACATATGCTGATGGAATGTGGGTTAAGTTCATTAATATTACAGTTAATGACCACATGTTGCAGGAAGCATCTGGTAGTAATCATATTGGATATATGGATAGTTTTACCAATACAGGGACAATTACTGGTACTTCAACAATAGGTCTTAAATCTGGTAAACTTGAAATTATTGACGACAGTGTTACTGCTGAAAAGATAAATGTTTCCTCTATTGGTGATGGATTAACTCATACAGGGACAGAGATAGAAGTACATGTATCTGATATTGTAGGAACAGGAATACAAGATGATGGTAGTAATAATTTACAAGTTAAATGCTCCGATATCAATGATGATGGAATAGGTGTTAATGCTAATAAGTTGTATGTTAAAACAGAAAACTTAATATCATCTTCATTGAACGGTGGATTAGTTACAGAAGATACTGATGATGGTGGAAGTACTATTAGTAAACACTTAAAAATCAATACTGGAAATAGTACTATTATTGAGAGCCAAAAACTTGAAGTTAAAGTTAATACTAGTGAAGGAATAGATAAAGATGTGAATGGGGTTAAATTAGCGTTAGCTGGTATTAAACCAAAACATTTACATTCAACAGTATGTGATCAGAATACAATTAAACAAGATGTTAATGGAGCATTATATGCTGTAATTCCTTCATCATTTGTTAAAACAGTTAATTCAAAGAATGGTAATTTAATATTAAATGCTAGTAACAGTACTACCGCTAACCCTAGTCATTCTATTTGGTTATCTACAGTAGATAGTATTGGAACAATAACATATAATCTTAATATTGATTATAATCAATTAAAACTTGATTTAGCTGTCCCTGATGATTTATCTGGAACATTTGTTACTGCTGATACTGGAAGTCCATTGAATACTTCTAGTGGAATTAAATCATATATAGATACAGCAGATAATTCAAAATTATCTAAAGATACTATTTATGGTAATATAAAAATTGTATCTACTGGTGGAAATGCAGGAATACAAATTACACCTAATAATGGAACATCTTGGTTTAAACTGAATATAGATCAAAATGGTAACTTGTTTACAATAGCAATATAATTATGGATGATATTATTTTAATAAAAAAGAAAAATAATCCATTAGATAGTACAGAAATAAGGGCTAGTGAATTACTAGCCTTTTTACTATCTAATATTAATAAATCAACAAATGTTGATAATATAACTAAAGATGATTTACAACATGTAGTTGAGATGATTCCTGATATAAATAAAACCATAATAGAAAATATAATGACAATAGATGAAGTTTATGAATTAAAACATCCTATAAATATAACATCAGTATTGAATGAGAATGATATTACTAAAAATGGTGTTATATATTATAATCCAATAATGGAAAAGTTAAGACTAAAAACTTCACATGGTTGGCAATCAGTAAAACTAGAATAAATGGATAATAAATTATATGTTCAATGGTCTCATGGTAATATACCTAAATCTTATTTTCAAAATGGTAAATATCCATCTGGATATGAATCAGAATGGTTATGGGAAAATCAGTATATTCCATTACCACATTATGTAAATAATACACTAGTATCTAAACATATATATCGTAGAGAAAAGGTAGGTATAAATGGATTTTGGACAGCACCAATTCCTATTAGTGTAAATGAAGATGATATAAAATTAGCTATTAAAGAGTTAAATTTAGGATTTGACTTTGATAGTTTTCCATTAGTTAATACAATTAACAGTACAGATAAACTATATATTAATAATGGTAATAATAGTGCAATATTATATTCTACTATAAAACAGGATATATTATCTAGTGTATCAAGTTCTAATAAAATCCTTACTTCTGTTGATATTACTACTACTTTTAATAATAGTAACAATCATTTATATACAACTTTTAATCCAATTAGTATTGATTATTTATATAATAATATACTAAAGACTATAACAATTGGTGGTAGTTATGATATAGGATTATACTCATCTACTGGTTTAAGTAGATTGGTTTATTATACAATAATTCCTTCAACTAATACATTAGGTATATATCAAGGGGATGAAAGTGCAAGTCCAGAACAACCTACAATTCCAATAAATGATTTTATATTAGGCTATACATTAGTTACAGATAATAATACTACAAATATATTATATACAGAAAATGTAATATATGTTGGTAAAGGTGGATATGATACTGATAATGGAAATAGTTTAAACACTAGAGTGGCTACTTTTACTAAAAGTTTACAATTAAAAACATTACATCCTGAGTATTCAATAGTTTGCTTAGACTCATCTTATTTTAATGAAAATGTTTCCATAGATTTAGATTCATATTCTTTAGAAATATTTGCACCTAATGCTGAATTTAATGGTACTTGGACATGTACAGGTGATTCAACAATGTCGGTAAATATAAGAAGACATTATGGTACTATAAATATTACCAATGAAGGAACAATAGTATTAAACAATTCTACGATATTAAACAATTTAACATTAAATTTAAGTGCTAAGTTAAAATGTGGATATAGTGAGATTACTAATTTAACAGCAAATGATAATACTTCTATATATTGTTCACATATAAGAGGTACTTTTAGTTATTCTGATTTAAACAATTTAACAGTAAAAGGTAGAATTAATGATATATATTACCCATCAATTGTAGTAGACGCTACTGAATTGGTAAAAGGTATAGCTAAGTTATCTGATCAAACTAATGCTGAGGATGCTGCAACTAATGCAACAATTACTAATATAAATGATACTTACATAATTACACCGAGGAAATTAAGGTATTTTTGGGAAAAGATTAAAACTATTCAATTATTTGGACATAAAATACTTGGAAATGGTACACTATATACAGATAGAAGTAAATTAGATTTTGTTAATTCAAATGGTAATGAGTTTACAATTACAGATGATTCTGTAAATGATAAGACCATTGTAAATATTAGTAAAAGTGGAATTGGAACAAAAAGTGTTGATGAAACTGGATTAACAAATAATTATTTTCCATATTATGATTCTATATCTGGAGCATATAAAGTAAAAGATTTTACACCAATTGAAAATAGTTTATCTGGATGGGTTACTGTTGGTACTAATGGACAATATGCAAGTTTACAAGCTGCTTATGATGCTGGTAAAAGAAATTTACTTGTAATTTCGAATCTAACATTAACACAAGATCAAGTATTAGGGCAAAATCTAAATATTATTGCAGCATATAAGGGTATTACTATTACATGTGGAAACTATTCATTAGGTACTTCATTACTAAATAGTTATGTATTTGGTATAACATTTACAACAGCTTTACAAAATGGAAAGTCATTTACAGCAACATCATTTAGTACAGGAAGTGATACTACTTTTAAAAATTGTATAATTACTGATACTGGGGTAAGTATACATAATTTCTTTCAATGTAGATTTGAGGATACAAAATTGACATGTGCAAATGCTGATATTAATTTTAGATTATCTTCATTTAAAGATTGTGAATTAGCTGGTGGTGGAGCTTCTTGTATAATAGGTAGTCAACTTAGTGGTGCGCCAGTGATTTTTGAAGGATATACTATATTTTCTGGTACATTTCCATCTATAAATAATGCTTGTGATTTTAGTAAATCACACAAAATTGAAGCTAGTGGATTAACATATATAGTAGTTGGTAGTTCTTTTAAATTAGTTGAATCTGTAAATGGAACTTCTACTATTTTAAAATATGCAGTTCCTACAGAAGCTGATACAAATAATATATCTATTACAAATTCTACATTTAATAGTTTATCTAAGTATAATAATGATAATACTACATCTGTATATTTTAAATTTACTAATGTACATTTTGCATCAACTACTACCCAGACTTTAACAGGATTAAAAGCAAAATTTGTTAATTGTAGTTTTGCTTCAAGTTTAATAATTCCTTCTGGTGCTGATTGTCAATTTTATAATTGCCAAATTGGACAGACTACTGGTAGCAAGACTATTACATTTGATTCTGGTTCTAATGGTTGCTTTATTGATTCAAAAGAATCAGGAATAGTATTAAATTCAACATTTATAAAAATTGAAGGTGGTGAACATACTACAATTGCAGTGAATGGTAATAATAATATAATTACTGGAATTAGAAAATCTACATCAATTGTACTTGGATCAGTTACAGGAAATATAGTTACTGATAATCTATGTGATACTGATATAATCAATGTAGCTGGTAATGAATTTGCTAATAATGTAACATATTAACATAATGAATAAAAATGATACTAATTCTTACTCATTTGCTCCTAATCTTTTAACAATTTTACAGCAAAATAATGAGATAAGAACTATTGAAAACACAGATGTTGAAACTGATCAAATGAGTACTACTTATTTTGGAAGTAATATAATAAAATCTAATTACCTTAAAGTTGGTAGTAGTATATTCTTACAAACAAACGGTGTACTATCTACTTTTAACGCTCAAACTGCTACTCAAAAATTAAAGATAGGTGGAAATGATATTATAGTTTCTTCTGGATTCGCATTACCAAATGGACTAACTACGATTAATGTAGAATTAAATTTAGTAGTTAAAATATTAACAATAGGTTCTACTGGTACATGTGTTGTATGTGGTGGTTCAAAAATATATGATCCTGCTTCTACTAAATATAGACAATTAACACAATCCACTCCACAACTTATAAATACTACAATTGATAATACAATACAACTTACTTACAGGTTTGAAGCGATAAATGCAAGTAACATACTAAAAATATTTAATTTCACAATAAGATATTAACATGAAAGTAATAAATACTGTACAAGGTGATAATTATCAAAAAATAATTGATTTCACTGGTGTAGATTCTATTAGAAATACTGTTTGTATAAATGTACAACAGAGTAGATATAATTCCCCAAAAGAAGAGATACTAATAAATACGTTATCAGAAAATGATAAAGCTAAAATATTAAGTGTTGTAGTTAATAACTTTTTAGATAGTAATCCTGATTATACAATAATTAGTAATTTTAACGATTGGTTATATCCAGATAAACTAAAAAGAATATTTTTAACTAATGATCAGATAGCTTGGTTTACTGCTAATGCTAAAACATTTATAGACCAAGTGTATAATAATGAAAACCCATTTGTAAAAATAGATGGTGGGTTTGAAGTATATATGAATAATCCAGATCCAGAAGCTATTCCTATACTTGAGAATTTAGGGGTAATTATACAAGATAGACCATAAACTATTATAAAGTCTATAATTAATATAATATTGAGTAATGTTATGACTATATACTTATTAACTAAATTAGTATTACAATAATGGATTTAAAAGATTTAACTACACCAGAATCTTTAAAGTACATAACAACTATAATTACAACAGTAACAGGTGCTATAGTTAGTGTACTTTATGGATTAAAACGTCAGAAAAAGAAGTATGTAAATAGAGATAATGATAATACAAATAAAGTATTAGAACAATTTAAACAAACTAATGAAAAGTTAGATATACTTAGTACTAAAGTAAAACAATTAGAAACAAATATTGAAACTATTAGTAAAAAGAGTAATGTTATATCTAGTGAAGTTTCTGATATAAAGGAACAAATAAAACATATAAATATATCAATGTTAGATTTAAAAGTTCATGCAGAACGAACAGTTTATGAAAATAAAGTACGTAGAGAAATAAAAAAAGTAACATCTGAATTTATACGAGATAATAACTTAAATACAGTTAAAGATGAACAGTTTGTATCATTAATATATCATGGTAGAGATGCTAGTATAATATTTGCAAATGACTGTATAAATTCAGGATTAAAAGGTTTAGATATAAAAGATTTAGATATAGGAATATCATCTATATTTGATTCATTACGAATAGTTGCAGAAAGATATATGGATAATAGATTTATAAATGAATTAAAAAGTAATTCAAGAGCATATGCACATATAGAAGCATTTAAAGCAGAATTAAAGAAAATATCTGATAATTATTGGAATGGTAAAACTAATGAAATATTTTTATCAACAATAACAACATTTGTAACAAATATGTATAATAATGGTTTAAAAATATATATAAAACTTAAAGAAGATGACAATATTACAATGCGTTAATGAAATAGAAGAACTTATAAGAATACATGGATTAACCTCTGACAATAAATTAAGTCGGAGGTTAATCCTTCAATTTATGAATAATCAAAGATCATTATGGTTAAAAAATGAATTAAATAAAGGTAGAAGTATAGAAGATAATATAAGACAACCTATTGATGGATTAAAACTAAAGGCAGTTAATGGTTCTACATTTATAGATGATCCCTCTAGTTATAATATCTTTAGGACAGAATTACGTATTCCTACATTGGTTGAATTATCTCACGATTATAATGTACTATTTATACGTACTAGTGGAATAAAAGAAACTAAACTAAGTTATGTTCATCGAGATAGAATACCTTATGTAGGTCATACACGATTTAGTAAGAATAAACCGTTTGTAACTATATATGATGGATATATTTGGTTAATTACTAACAAGTTTAGTTTTAAATATAATATGATAGATTATCTGTCCATTGAAGGAATATTTGAACAACCTGAGCTTGTATATTCCTATAAGAATAATTCATATATTTATAATACTGGAACAATTGGTATAAATGATGTATTCGCAGAAAAATATCCAGTATCACAAGCAATGTGGACATATATTAAAAATGCAATATTACAAACAGATATACAAGTTGTAATAAATAGTAAACTTAAAGAATTAGAACTAGATGTCAAAAAAGAGACAATATCTTAAAATAGTAGATGCTTATAAAATGTACAATCATATAACTAAAACAGATATAGGAAGTACAAATTATATCAATATATGTACTGAAATAAACAGTGCTATTATAAAAATGTTAATAGATACAGGATTTGAGTATAGATTCCCATACGGTCTAGGAACATTATCAATATATAAAAAAGATTATTATCGTATGAACAAAGATAAAACTCAAATAGTTAAACATTATAGTTACATAAATTGGCCAGAAACTTTAAAGGCAGGTAAACACGTATTCTTTGAGAACTATCATTCTGATGGATTACAGTATATATTTCGTTGGAATAAACTAAATAATAATGGTAAAATACGACATATTAAATGGTTTTCTCTAAAGATGAGTAGAGATAATAAACAATACTTATCTAAATTAATTAAAGATAATAAACTTCCATTTAACGATTTCCCAATACTACAACGCAAATGTATATATACGTTACAATAAATGAAATATTAGAGAGATTAACTTCTGAATTACCTACTTTTATGATACAGAAGTATATGAATCCTGCTGAAATATCAACACATGTATATGATTGTATGCGAATTATAGGTATGATAAAAGGTAATGAAACTGAAATTATAAAGTTAAGATTAGAAGAGAATAAAGCAAAGATTCCAGAATTTGTAGAAAATATAATATATTTATCATGTGATGATATAATTATGAATCGTGTAGATATATTGGATATGAATAGAGATATGTATTCCTATACTATAGAAGATGGATATATCATCTCAGATAAAACAGATAAGGATGTGTATATGAAAATATCATCATTACCATTAGATGAGAATGGTGATCCATTAATAATAAATAAAATATATGCAATCAATGCTATTAAAGCATATTTAAAAGAAAAATTATGTAATAAATTATATTGGCAAGATCTTATAAATGAACATAAATATGAACGAGCTAAACAAGAATGGTTATTCTATTCTGGACAAGCAAGAGTATCATCACTTCTTCCTTCAGTAGAAGAAGAATATAAACTATCAAACTCAATGCTAAGAGTATTACCTAAATTAACTAGAGGTAGAATGACTTTAAGTAAAGATGATAGAAGTATACAACAAGTTCCTATACAAGATCTTAATGATTTAGTTACAAAACAATATAATACTTAATCACTAATGGAACAAACTATAAATACATTTATAGGTGGATTAGATAGAGATACATCAAAGAATAAGTTTGCCCCACATAAGTATTACAATTTAGTTAATGGTAGATTGAATTGGAACGATGAAATATCATCTTCATCAATATTTAATATAAGAGGGAATATAGAATTATTAGATGATGAAGGAACAAATATAAATACAGCAGTAACTAATTACAAACTGGTAGGATGGTGTACTATTAATAATGATATTATATTGTTTTATAAACATATTAGTACTACATCAGCACGTATATATAGATTAATTCAAATAAATGAATTAGTATTTGATTTTGATGTTAATAATTACGTATATCAAGGTAACTTAGATTTAGGTGAAAAAGTAATTGCTATTGGTAGATATGAATCTGAGGATATACAGAAAGTATATTTTATAGATCTTAATGATGATGGAACACATCGCAATAATTTACGATTTTTTAATATTGTTGGGGGATCTGGAATAGAACCAGAGAGATTAGATATTGTACAAGATATTAAATTAAATGAACCTGTATTTAGTTCATATACTAGTGGCAATTTATTATCAGGTACTATACAATATGCTTATCGTTTATATAATAATTATGGTATTGAAACAGTATTTAGTCCATTATCTCAAGTAATTCCATTATTTCAATCTAGTATATATAGTGCAGTTTTTCAAGGAAGTAGTGCTAATACAGATACAGGAAAAGGTATTAATTTAACAATTACATTAGTACAAGATACTAGTAAATATGATAATATAGAAGTAATAGCATTACACTATAATGAAAAGGAAAGTACACCAGTTATTAATATAGTTGGTAAATATCCAATTGCAAATACAATTAATATTGTCGATACAGGAAATTCATATATAGGAACATTAACATTGGATGAATATACAATGGTAAAAAATCCAATATATGCTAAAACTATGACTGTTAGAGATAACAGATTATTTATAGGGAATATAAAAGAAACTATATATTGGGATGACGAATTAGAAAATTGGGATGCTCAATCATATAGATATAATTCTAATGGTAATACTTATGTAGGTAATCCATTAGAAACAGAAGATTCACTTAATCCATATAACATACTTGACAATGATGGGGATTCTAACTATGTATATAAATACCAAATAAATGGGTCAACCATTGGTGGTACTGGTGTTAATATATCTTATAATTTTAATACTTATGAATCTTATAATTTAGATAATGATGATGGAAGTGATTTATTTAAAAGATCATTATCTCAATCAAAATCATCTAGTGATAAAGATTGGGTATTAGGTATTAAACGTAATTTCCAACGAGATGAGATATATAGATTTGGTATAGTGTTCTTTAATAAGAAAATGCAACAATCATTTGTTAAATGGATAGGTGATATACGTATGCCTAATTTATATGATAGAAATATTATAAATAGGTCTATAAATACAACTTATGCAAATACAATGTGTCCAATATTTACAGTAAGTAATTTTCCTACATCAGCAATAGCATTTCAAATAGTATATGTAAAAAGAGAAGAATGGGATAAAACTGTAGTAGCACAAGGATTAGGATTAGCTTTATATTATAATTCAAGTGTTGGAAGATATAACGCTATTGCTAATATTGACTATCCTGATGATGGGCATTTAGATGTATTAAAAACACAACCTACTGTTGATATATTAACTCCTTATGTAACATTTAGTAATAGTTTTAATGTAGCTGATAGGATAGATTTAATAGGTAAATATTTAAGGTCAGATTATACTTCTGTACAAGCACCTTATGCTGAAAGAGCAAGAACAGTTAAATATAGAAACATAACCGCTTTAAATAGTGGTATAGAAAGAAAAACTATATCAGATATGCAAAAATTAAAACCATTACAATATACTGTAATAAATGGATTAAGTCAAATAGCTTATGTAAATGAATCAGATGATAATAGAAGTGGTGGATGGGCCGGTATTAGAGGAACATCTATTATAGTAAATGTAAATAGTAATTGGGATGCAGGATCTACTGATTGGGGTATGTTTAATATAAGAAAAAAAATATATCCTTATGGTGGATATACTTATATTGCTAGACAAACAAATACATATATTCCTGCAAGTGAGATTCAGTTTATAAATAATACAAATCCTATAACAACCACTTGTTACTATGGTGATACATATATATGTTATTATGAATGTTTAAGAACTTTATGGTCAGATGGGTTAGGTCATGGTGAGCCTACACAAGATTGGGTATATATACCATTAGAAACATCATTTAATTTAATATATAGACAAGATATAAATACTAACAGTAGAGCATTAAATCAAAGTGTTCCATCACCTAGCGCAGATATATTAGATAGGTATAGTAGTACAGATTACTATTGGGTATCTGAAGACAATTTGTATAAATATAATTCAGCATACTCAAGAGTAAATAATACTAATATATCTATTCCTAAACCATCTACCGTACTAAATGTAATAGTTAAACCATCTGAAATTAAATATAGTGATTTTAAATATGACAATGAAATTAAAGATAGTTGGTTAAGTTTTAGAACTAATAATAATAATTCCGTAATAGGTAATTATGGTGAAATATCACATTTACAAGAATTAAATAATCAAGTATATTGTTTCCAAACCAATGCTATATCATTATGTTCCATAAATAGACAAGAATTAACAACTGGTTCTAGTGGTACAACTATTGTATTAGGTAAAGGTGGTGTATTAGATAGATTTGATTATTTATCTACAGAAATAGGATGTATATTAAAAAGTCAAATAGTAAAGACACCATCATCTTTATTTTGGATAGATGTATATAGGAAAAAACTATATAGAATATCACCGACTGGATTTGAAAGTTATGGGGATAATAAACTTGTATCATCTATATTTAAGGAATCCATAGATAATTACTCATGGTTACATGGAATATATTATAATAATACAGTATTTTTATCTGTAAAAAATACATATCCAAATTACGTAGCATTAGTAGATAAATTAGATGCTGAGCCAAGATATTATAAATTACTATTTGATAATGGTTCTATTGTAAAAGATACATTTACAAATAAAGATACTTATGAGAATACTACATTTTTTGTAGGTAATACATATTCCATTAATGGAAAAGATTATTTGGTTACAGATATAGGAAGATATTATATTAAAATATATGATGTTACAGGAACATCTACAATAAACGATGGGGATTTAATTGATATAAGAGATTATGTAAAATATCCTAATGAATTTACATTACTATATAGTGAATTATTACAAGAATTTGAAGGATTTCAAACGATATATCCAGATATATACATTAAGAATAATCAATCATTATTTACATACCTTAATGTTAATACTAAGAATAATTCATACAATAATAGATTATGGTTACACAATATAGGATATTTTGGTAAATTTTATAATAGTACTTCTTATGATAATTTAATATTAGAAATTATAGTTAATGTAGGTGGAAATGATATACTAGAGTTTAATAATGTTGAATGGTTATGTGAAGTAACTAGTAATAGTCAAGATATTATAAATGAAAGTTTACATTATATACAAGGTGAGAATACTTACCAACAGTCAGAATTAATAAAATTATATCCTATACAAAATGATAATGATATTGAGTATGATGAAGGATTTAATATTCCTACATTTCTATCATATAGTGCAGGAACATATAATAAATATGAAGTTGTTACATATAATGGAAATAACTATATATCACTAAAAAATAGTAACACAACTATTCCATCAAATGATCATATAAATTGGGAAACTTATAATTTATATAATTGTAGAAGAACTGTGCGAAATTGGTCTACAATGATGCCTCGTACATATAGTTATACTGAGAGAGATTTAATTAATAATGTTGATACTATTATAACTAAACATAATAGACTTCGTGATTTTTATGTAAAGATTAGATTTGTATTTGTCAATGATGGAACAAAGAAACTAATGTTACATGATATACGCACTAATTATGAAAGAGTATAACATAGAATTTTGATATTACATAATTAATAATTAAATTTGTAAAATTAATCAAATTCATTACAATGAAAGATAAGAAAAAGGTAAGTAAAAATATAAGACAAGTTGATGAGGATAATATAGAGTTATCCTTTGGTGGATTTATAAAGGATATTGGTAAAACATTTGTTAATGCTACAACTAACCCAGTATTAGGAATAGTTGGTAAAGATCCAATATACGGGAAAGAAGATTTTAACACTAAATTCTTTTCAGGATATAATAATATAATGGATAAAACACAGGATGTAATGGGTAAAGCAACTGTATCGGTTGCTGGAACTGCAACTGGATTACCACTATCACAAATGCAATCACAAGTGGAAACACAGGTTAAAGCTAATGATCAAGATAAAGCGAACCATCAAATGATGATGGAACAGTTAAGATCAAAGTTAAACCCACAACCACAAGATGCAAGATTATTAAGAGATGGTGGTTATCCTGCTGGTGGAGATGTAAATATAATGGAAATGTTATCATCACGAGTATATGGTAAAAATAAATATGATACTGGTGGGACATATCCAAGAGGATTCTTTGATAAGAATTTACATAATGATATAAATAATACACCTGAAGGAACAACAGTATTTAAAGGATATAAACACGAAGATGGTGGAATACCTTTAGGTAATACAGGAATAGAGGTTGAAAAAGATGAGGTTAGTGTTAATACTAATGATGGAAAAAAGTTTGTACTTAGTGATAACGCAACACTTACACCAGAACTTGCACAAAAACATCAAATAGAGGATAAGTATATTGGTAAAACTATTGCAGATATATATAAGAGAGAATTACATAAAACAGATTTACGTAAAGCAGATCCATTTACAATGGAATATCAGGAACAAATAAAGAATAAACTTATAAATGCAAATAAAGATATTATATATAGTAAGAATATGGAAAACTTTACTAAAGATCCTACAATGATGGAAAACTTTATGGGACAAGTTAAAGCAGCATTTGGTATTGAGTACGATCCAAACGAAATTAAGTTCAGACCCCCTCAACAAGGTGAGATTGATCTTAATGAAGTTATTCCTAATGGATATGATTACATACCAGAATCATCTCAAAATATGAGAGATATATTTACTAATATTTCTAATAGAAATAATACGGTTAATCCTATACAAAGTATTCCAGGAATGGTAGATGCTACTCAAAGTACTAATCCATTATATATAACAAATGCAGGTGTACGTGAGAATGCAGTAGGAAATGTTAATCCATTACAAAGTATATCTGGTAATATTCCATCTACAGGAAATAGTAACTCATTACTACAAAATAGGGTTAATCAAGTATTAGGTAATAAAGGAAATATTTCATCAGTTAGGAATAATGGGATACAAGAGGTAAGTAATAGTAATCCTACTGGTCAATTCCTTGCTGAAAATATGGGTAATTTATTTGATGTTGGAAGAGGATTAATTGGAAGTATATTTCCTGAAAAAGAGAATTTAGGACGAATACAAGCACAACAAGTTAATCTTGATAAAATAGACCCAACACAAGCAATTAAACAAGTTGGTACTACTTATAGAGGTGCAAGTGAAGACTTAAAAAATAGTGGTGTAACATTAGCACAATACCTTAATAATCGATTAGGTATAGCAAATGCACAAGCAGAAGCTGAAAGTAATATATATGGACAAGCAAATCAACAGAATGTAGGAATATCAAATCAACAAGCAAGTTTAAATGCAACAGAACGTGCTAGAACAAATCAAATCAATCAAGGAATATATGCAACTGAACAAGATTTGAATGATAGAAATAAAGCACAAGCAATGAATATATTACAACAAGGATTAGATAAAACATCTCAAAGTATTGCAGTTAATGATTTAACAAATATGAAATACAAGATGCAAGATGATTTAATTAAATCCGGTTGGTTTGGTACTAAAGATTATACACCATATACTAGTACAACATTAGGTAAAACAATACCAATGTTTAGAGGTAGTGATGGTATATTAAGAAGTGTTCCATTATCGAATGGAAAAGTATTAGTAGTAAGAAACGGTAAAGAAACCTTAGAATAAATGTAAAGGGTAGTATGATGTAATAATTATACTACCCTTTATTAGTATAAATAAATAACATAATTAATATGGCAAGTAGATATTGGCAAAGTATTGAACATAATCCAGTGGAAAAATTTGTTCCATTACCATTGGATTTTATGCAAAAGAGATTAGAAGAAAAACAACAGAAAAAAGATTTAACAGAATCTCAAATATATTCCATGAGGGATGATGATATAAGTACCCCTTATATACGTAAGACTGCTGATGAACAACGTGTATTACAAGGACAACAGCAATATAAACAGAAAAGAGATGAATTACTTAATAAGTTTTTAGAAGCTAAAACAGAAGGTGATATATCTGGATTAAGTAGGGATATAATTAATGTAAATAGGTGGAAACAAGATATGTTAAAACCAACAGGTGAGTTTGGTATAATTAAACAGAATTACGAAACATATCAAAAACAATTGGAACAATTAGATAAATCAGAATTACCTTCTGATATGAAGGAGTTAGCTAAACAGAAGTTATATAATGATTTTAAGACTAGTGGTGGTACATCATATAATCCACAAACAGGTTCATATAATTTAATGAATCAATATACTTTACCACAAAATATAAAGATGACAGAATTTATGCAAAAAGTAGGTAGAGATATTGAGGATCAAAAACGAGATATACAAAGAGTTAAAATAGTTAATGGTGAACAAATATGGACATTACGTGATGGGACAGAAATTAGACCAGAAGAAAAAATAAGAAGTATAGTAGAACATGCAATGAAATCAGATCCAGAAGTTCAAGCATATATGAGATTTGGACAAAATGTTGGATATGATGTAAATAATATTATAAAAAATAAAGCATTAGAAGCCGCAAAAATATATGGTAAATACGATATTACTCATAATGAAGATATGAAGGAAACAGGTAAAGGTTATCAATCTGGTGTAAATGCAGCTAATAAAATTATAGAAGAAGAACAAACGTATAGAGTTCCATTAGAAGGACAAACTTATAAAGAATTAGATCCAAACGATCTACTAAAAGGTGATATTGTTATTGGAGATAAGACTATTCCTGGAACACCTAGATATGGTGAAGTAACAGGCACGCAAATACAAAAAGAAACTGTACCAATTAATTATAAAGGAATTAAGGGTAGTCAATTAAATCAAATGTTATCAGGCAACTATTTTAAGACTGATCCAACTGGTAATAAAATATTTATGCAATTTGATAAAAATCCTAAATTAAAAGAGATTGCATTAAATATGAGTAATAAGAATCCTAATTTAACTGCTGAAGATATTATAAAGTTTAGTGTTAATAATTATAATCAAATTCAAAAGGCTCATAGTAAAAAAGATGATGTTGTGTTCTTTCCAACTAAAGGAAAAGAAGAAGATATGAGAGCAAGATTAGTATCTAATTATGACCCAGAACAAAAAGTATGGAGAGATGGATTATTAATGAATAATGGTGTAGTTAGAGAAGGTGATAAAAAAATTCCATTAAATGATTATATAGTAAAACAAATGGGATATACTTTTGGTGGTACAGGAAGTGATGCAGAAGAGGCTTTAAATGCTTTTAGAAAAACAGCAGTTGTTGGTAAATTAGCAGTTAATAATAGTGTAGCACCTGGTGCTTATTATATATCATATAAAGATGCTGATGGAAAGAATCAAAAGGTTATAGTACAAAATAGTACACAAGAACAAAATGAATATGCTAAAGGTTTATGGAAAATTAATCAGATAGCTTATGATCCTACTAAAAATGCTAGTGGTATAGAACAAGTAACAGTACCTATTGGTAATAATGAATTTGCTACATATAATGTAATGGCTGTAAAGAAATATAATTGGAAGAATCCTAGTGGTGATAAAGTTTCAGAAAGTGATGTAGGGGCTAGGTTAGATGAAAATAACCCATTTGAGATAGAGTATGTAAAAGTAGATAAAGCAGGTAAAAATATAGTTAAGAATGCAAAAGGTGAACCAGAAACTTTATCAAAAGACTTTGTAGATTATTCTGTTAATAGTGCAGATCCATTTAGAAATACACAGTATCTTAAAGATGGTTATAAAAATGCAGGTATACCAGTTAAAGGGGAAAGTCAATGGAATATTCCTACTAAATAAAATAAATACAAATGAATGAAGAATTAAATGATAATGCTATAAGGGTTGAAAAAGACCCTTATAGTTCTTATTTACAAGAGATACGTAATGATCCAAATGCTGTTAAGACTACTATTAGTCCAGATTTAAGTACTCGTCAAAGTATTAAATATGGTAGTAATGTTGGTAGTTTTGGATTAGATGATTTTAATAAGTATGATCCTACATATATGTCATATCAAGATCCTACTGGTGCTGAATATAATCAAGAAGAATTACGTGCAGAAAATCAAGGTGTAATTGATGCAGGATGGAAAATGGTTATAAGTAGAACTGCATCTGTTCCATTAAAAGCATTATCAACATTAGGTTATATATATGGTGCAGGAAAAACATTAGCTACTGGAAATGCTGAAGATATATGGAATAATGAACTTATTGATTTAATGGATAAAAGTGATAAGTATTTAAGTGAGAATTTAAAAGTATACGCTGATGCTGATTATAATAAAGGTAATATATTAGACCAATTAAGTAGTGCTAAATTCTATGAAAACTTATTAGATGGTGTAGCATATAGTGCATCATCAATGTTATATGGTGGTGGAGTAGGTATGATAGGTAAAGCATTTGGTGCTACAGGAATAGGTGCAAAAGCATTACAAGTATTAGGTGCAGCTATACCACAAACTATAAGTGAAGCTGGACAGGAAGCTAAAGATTTCTATAAATCAGCAAAAAATAGTGCTGGATTATCTGATGATGGAACATGGGATTTATCTAAAGATAATTATTATACACGTCAGTATAAATCTGATAAGTTAAAGTTAGATGAACAATATAAGAATACTTTAGATAAACTTACTAAACAATCACAAGGTATAGAAGGGGAAGGATTATCTGTAGATAATAAAAAAGCTATACAAGAACTTAATGATTGGTATAATAGAAAGTTAAACGAGCTTTCAGCTAAAACAACACAAGAATTAAATAAGAACATAGGTAAGAATGTATATGAGGTATATGGTCAAAACATTGCTGCATTGTCAGTAAGTAATCTTATTGAAAGTTCACTATTCTTTGGTAATCCATTAAAGGTAAAATCTAATACTATAAAAGAATTAGGTAGTAAACTAGAAAGTGATATTGCTAAAGAAGAACTGTTAAAAACAGCAAGTTGGTTAAATAAAACAAAACATAGTATTCCTACAGGTGTAATAAGTGAAGGTTTATATGAAGAAAATATACAAGATGCTATACAAAATATAGAAACTAAGAAAGCATCTAATAAAATAAATGACAATTTAATCACTACTATTGGTAAAGAATTAAATTATGCAGTAACAAATTGGTCTGATATTGATAAACAACGTAGTGTATTAATTGGATCTTTAGTTGGAATTGGCGGTGCTGGAATAGGTGCAAAAAGTGAAGCTAAAGAAGAAAGACAAGATATTGAAACTACTAAAAAGATATATGATAATTTACTTAAAGTAAGAGAAGGTAATGCTTTTTCCTTCATTGGAAATGTTAATGATTTATATGAATATGAAACTTCTACTGATGCTGATGGAAAAGTTACTAAATCGTTAAAACTTGATGATGAAGGTAAACCAGTTATAAAAATGAAAGATAGAGATAATGGGATATTTAATCTTGAATTTTCTACATTAAAGAATAAACAAGGTGTAAGTGATGGAATAATGAGTACAATAGTTGGTAATGTTAATACTATTGATTACATAATGTCAGATAATATCGCTAATACATTATTTGCAGAACTTACTAATCCATTATCTAAATCTAAAGATGATGCCGTTAATAAAGCAATTACGCAATTAAGTAAAAATATAGAAAGTATAGAAGATCCAGAATTACAGAAATACTATAAAGATAATATTGATAGAGTAAAGGATTATGCAAGGTCTTATGAAAAAGCATTACAAACTAGTTCCTTTACAGAAGATATGTTATTATACAACTTACGTAAACAAGCTGGATTAACTAGTAAAACTGAAGATGATAAAGCTTTATATAATGATGAACTAATTAAAGCTTACTATAAACTTGATATACAACGTCAATCGTTAGAACATATTAAAAATAACACTAATGATGTACAGGAAAAAGAAGATATACAAAAACTTATTGATGATAAGAAAGATGCACTTGCACAATTAGAAGATGTAAAAGGTAGAAATAAAGTAATGAATGAATATAAAGCAGCTGATGAAGCTTTATATAATAACTTTAAAGAACATTACTTTGATTTGGAACAATATTATAATGAAGATGAAAAGAACAAATTATCATTATTAGAAGAAGAACGTACTAAATTAGAAGATAAAGATTTAACTAAACATCAATTATTAGATTTACAATATAAGAATTTACGTAATGATGTATTTAATAGATTATATAAAGAAGAATCAACTAAACAAACTGCAATAGAGTATCTAGCTAAGAATAGTAAATTGGATGAAGAAATATTATTCAATAATATGAATAATTATTTTAAAATGGTTAATTCCCCATTAAAAAATAAACTTCAACCTCAAATTGATGAAGCTAATAAATACTTCTATAAAGTCGGTAAAGATTACGTACTATATAATAATATAAAATCATCTTATAATAATGGAACAAAGTTATCAAATATACTTGATATGTATAATGATAAAACTCTTATTACTAATACTGATGTAAATAATATTGAACAAGGATTTGATTCTTTACGCAAAGAGATAGATGGGCAGAAATTAATTATATCGGATTTAATAGAGAAGTATAGGAATAATAATGAGATGTTTGAATTTAATGAAGATACATTAAGTGATGATTTAGATAATGCTTCATCTAGTGATTTCTTTTCTAATCCTGAAGGAACAGATATACAATCTACTAAAGTTGAATTAAGTAAACTTAAAGAGTTAGAAGATGAATATTCCATTAGTGAGAAAAAAAGGGTTAAATTACTTGATGGTACAACTTCAGTAAAATATAAACAAGAAGAAGAATACAATAAATATAAACTTCCAGAAAATAGATATAAAGCATTTCAATATGATAGAGCAATGATTAATTATAATAATGTTAATATGTCATTAAAGGAATGGGGTAATTCCAATACAGGAAAACTTTCTAATCCTGATGCTTTATCAGTAGATGAAGATGATTTACAAAACTTGGTAAATCAATTACAGAAGTTAAGACAAGATAAAGTACTATATGAATATAGGATAGATAATGATTTAAAGGATAATGAACTATTTAAAGATAATGATTATATTCCTACATTGGAAAATCAAATAAGTAAACTTACTGAAATTATAAAAGAATTATCCAAACATCTTGATAATAAGATTGCTCAACAGAAAGCATCATTAGAAAGACATATTACTAATCAAGTAAATGGGTTAATTGAATTATCTAATAAAGGAATAATTCCTACAGAGTTAAAGGATAGTTTTAATGATATTGTATCAGAAACTAATACTGTAGTAAGACAAGGATTACTATACAAATTCCTTGACGAGTTAAAACAATATAATCTTACTGATAAAGTAAATGAGCTTCTAAAGAGTAAAGTAAAATCACAAGTTGAAGGAAAAGATTATATACACAATGACCCAGAGATAGGGTATTTGTTATCACCAAATAGAGGATTATTCTTTGTTAATACTATATTATCTACACCATCAATTAATGCTAAGTATAATCCTAGTGGCATGCAACCATTAATTCCAGGTGTATCTAAACATGTATTCTTCCCCAATAAAGGAATAAACAATCCATTTCTAAAGTATGCACAAACAGGTAATATAAATGAATTGTTAAGTACTATTAGAGAATATGTAAATGGTGGTTGGAATAAATATCAAATAGAATTAGAAGGATTAGGATTTACAGAAAATTCCTTCAATGCTAATAAAAATAGACTACTTAAATATGTAGAAACACAATCAGAAGTACACGAATTATTCTGGATTAATGAATTATTACATAGTGATTTTACATATAAACAATATATTGAAAATAAAGCAAAATTAAGTATTGACAAATTTCCTACAATAGAACAAGAGTTAGCTTTAGAACAGTTAAGTATTAAACTAAGTAAACCTACTAAAACAGTATCATTACTTAAAGCTAATGCAGGAACAGGTAAAACTACTATTGTAGCAAAACAAACATTATTACTTAATAATATAGACGGTCAATCTGATAAAGTATTAGCATTATGTAAGAATAAAGAACAGTTAGATAACTTACAAAGTGAAGCAAATATAAAGAATGGAATGTTAGTAAGTGATTTTAGTAAATTAAGCGAAGAAGAAAAGAATAAATATTCACATATAATAATTGATGAGATAGGCCAATTTAGTGATTATGATTTAGATGATTTATCACTTATTAAAAATTCACATTTAATACTAATTGGCGATAGCACACAGATTGGTGAAACTAATATAAATAAGACATTAGAAGAACCTACACATACATTAAGAGAAGCTACGGAAATACAACCATTAAATACTACTATGAGAACAGCTATTAATTATATATCTGATTTCGCAAGTATGTATCAAATGAATGATAAACAAGTAGATAGTGGTGTAGCTAAATCCTCTACTGGAAATGATATAACATCTTCCACTACAGGAATACAAGTTACAAATAATATAATGAATATTATTGATACTTATAATAAAAGAAAAGACTTAATGTCATGTGCTATTGTTGTAGGGACAGAGAAAGAAAGACAAGCATATTTACAACAGTTAAGATTACCAGATGAATCTAAGCAAGTAGTATTTTTACCACAAGAATTAGTAGGTAAAACTGTACAAGCAATATTTATAGATGTTCAACCTATTGAAGGAAAAACTGTCATATATAATCAATTAACTAAGAAAGTTGATTACTCACCATATAATGAGATAATGTACACTATGCTTACTCGTCCAACTACTTATGCTTTAGTTAAATTAGGTAATGGATTTTCTAATATAGAAGAACGTACTGATATAAATGGTATAAAAGAATCAGTTAATAAATTAGAAAAATTTAACAAATTCCTTCAGCAGAATGAAACTAGATATAAAGATAGTTTAACTACTATTGGTAGTACATTAGGAACAGTAATACAAGTTACTAAATCTGGTGAAGTTATTACTGATAATTCATTAGCTGATACAAAAGGTAGTGTTAAATTATTATCCGTAGTGGATAGTAGGATTAGAATTAATCCTGATGGAACATTTGAAGATTTAAACAGTTTGACTAATAGGATTAAGAAAGAAGAACGTAAGAAAGAATTTATCGGTAAGGAATCAAATGATCCTTTAGTTGAGAATGTAGATCATGTTGAAGCTAATGTTGTAACATTTGAAGGTGAAGAATTTCCATTAGTGAGTGAGAATAATAAAGTATGGTATGTAAATCTTAACAATACAAGTAATGATTTTACAGGTAATCACACATTTATAGTTGCTGAAGGAAATGATAAAACTACCGGTCAAACTGAAAATACATTAAGAGTAATTGGTATTATACCTAATCCTGTAGAGGAAGATATATTAACTGATAAAGGATATAATAAAGTAAAATGGAATAAGAAATTAAATGAAATTACATTTGATGATAATATATTAACTAATAGTAATATTAATACTTTAAGTAAAGATATTATTAAAACTGGTAATATACAATATGCAAATTCATTATCATATTCCTATAGTAGTGAACCAAATCAATCAAACGATTTAGTTAATACTATTATTAAACTTATAGATCAATATACTGTTGGAACAGGTATGAATGTTGTTTCCTTTAGAGTAGTAATACCGACTAAAGCTTCAAGTGAAGGATTTAAAGAAAATCAATATGGTATCCCACAAGTAGAGTTTATTACTGATAAAAAAGCTAAGTTATCTTTTCCATTAGATCCGAGAAGAATGACTACTGAAGATTTCAATAATACTGGTAAATATTATCAAACTGGTCTAGGAACATCTATATTAAATAATCTTGAACAATTACTTAGTGATAAAGGATATAATCAACTTGAGTTTAAGTTAGGTAATCCTGTATTTGATAGTTTACTATCATCATTTAAAGATGAATTTGAACCAATTGGTCAAATTAAGAAAGGTGATGTATTACCAGTACAATATCCATCAGGTAAAGAATCTACTGATTTTGATTATGAAAGGTTTAATGTTAAATTAGATGGGTTACTTGCTAAATATTCCAATATAACACCTACTGATATAAGTGATGATAATAAGAAGGATTTATATAATTTATTCAGAAATGCAGCTATTGAATTTATTCCATTAGTAGCAACAGCAACTATTAAAGATTCACATGCAGAAAGTGTAGATGATTTTATAAATATAGTTGTAGCTGATTTAAGAAGTAATGGTCAAATTGATGTAAGTAGAGATTTTGTATCAGAAGATTTAGGATTTTCAAAAGATAAAGGTACTTTAAATAAAGTTAAACAATGGAATAAAGTACAATTTATAGAAGGTTCAACACCAAATCAAAGAGTTAATAAGATACTTGCTGATCCCAATGTAGGAACAATTAAGTCTGATAAATCATTAGATCAAATACAAGTAGAATATAGAGATGATTTAACTTCAGATGAATATACTACAATATCATTAGCAGAAGCAATTGATAAGGTTATTAAATATGGTGCTGGATTAAAACGTAAAAATGATAGAGAAGGTACAGATAGTAGAGCTACTAAATCTGGAACATTAGAGCAACAGTTATATAAACATATAAGAAATTATCCAGCTAAAGTTGGTGAATTTGTAAATGGATTACGTACTAAAAATGATGAGGATTTACTAAAGTATTTACAAGATAAATTAGATAATAAATTTTTATCAAACTCAGATATATTTAGATTAGGTGTGTTACGTACAATACGTGAAAATATATATACATCACCTATGTATAAACATGAAGGTACAGGAATATCTTATAGATTAGATAATGGAATTGTTAAAGTTGATATGGGTAATGGTGAGGAAACGTTACTTAAAACAGAGTTAGATTTAAACTCTGGTGATATGGCAAATCAACTGAGTTCTATTGCAGTTACAAATGCTGTAATGTTTAATGAAGATGGTAGTAAAACTAATCTTCGTACTGTACAGGAAAAAGGTAAAAATAAATTCATAAGTTTTAAATCAATATTAAGTAGTAATACTTCTTATTCTAATTATGAAAACTTTATACGTGATATTATATATGAAAATAAAATACCTGTACAAAATCCTGTAACTGGACAATTATTATCTGAAGATATAAGTATTGCTGAATTAAAGAGAATACTTGGATCATTCAATACAGGAACATATAGAGGTCAAGTTGTTGAAAAGAAATCACAACAAGATATAGCAAAATGGTTAGAAGATCAAGTATCTAATTATACAAATAATAAAGGTGATATAATGAAACTTATATATAAAAAGAAAGAAGAACTTGTACAAGAGCCTGTAACTACTGATTTATTAAATAAAATAATTAATAATAAGAAATTAAGATTACCTATATCTAAAGATAGAGTTGATACAGTATTTAAAGAACCAATTAAACTAAAGAAAAATAGTATAACTGGGACTTATAATATTGCTGAAGATAATAGTACTGTTAAACAACAATTATCTACTATTGAGAATAATCTTGTAACACATGTAAAGAGAATAGATCAAGCTAAAATACAAGTTAGAATTAATGATAATATATCAAATGTACAGAAAGAACCAAAGAAATCAGAAGAACAAGGTGTTCCATTAGAAGGAGAACAAGATGTTCCTACATCTTCAGATATTACAGACATTAGTAATACAGATGATTCCTTCAATATTGGTATGTTTGATATGTCAGAATTTGACATTAATAAAGGAACATATATTACTGTTAATGAAGCTACTAAATTAGTTAAACAATTAATACCTGATGTAAAGGAAGAAGAGTTACAAATACTAACTCAAATGATGTTAAATGATGTACGTGGTGCAAATGTATATGGTACATTAAAACAAGGTATTATGTATAGTTTACAAGTTGAAGGTGAAGAAGGTAAAGGAACATTTAAAGAGATTATACGACATGAAGCATTCCATAAGATTCATACACAATATATGACTGTGAAGGAACAAGAACAATTAGCAAAAGCATTTGAAAAAGAACATGGATACCTACCATATTCCTTCAATGAGTTGACTGAGGTTCTTGCTAATGATTTTATGAATTGGAATAAAGATCATAATAGTATAAAAGAAAACTGGTTAAAACGATTCTTTAATTGGTTATCTAAATTGTTTAAGTTTACATACAAAAACATGTCATCCTTAGATACTATATATAGAGATATTGAACAAGGTAAATATAGTCATAGAATTATTGAGAATGCTAATGTAAAAAATAGTTATGATTTAATTACTATACAGGAAATATTAGGTGATAGGGATGCTAAAGGTGATATTGTAAATGATGGTGTGGATAACTTTAATAAACTAAAACAAGAAATATTTAGACAAGCTAAAAAGTTAAAAGAACAAGGATATACCATTACAGAGACTTATACAAAAGATGGTGTACAACATAGTAGGAAAGTAATTGTTCCTGTAGTGGAGAATAATTTAGGTAATGTTTTACATAGACTATTTAAAGAGGGCGCAAAACAATATAAACTATTAGCAGATAAACAAGAAGATCCAGTAAAACGTGCAGATTTCCTAGAGAAAGATAAATTATATAATATGTTAGTAAAGGAATATGAAGTACGTAATTTACTTGGCATAAAGGAAAAGATGACTGGATTTGATTATATGATGAAACAAATATTCCCAGTAATTAAACAAGAGTTAAAAACAGAAGTAAAAGAGTTTACAGAAAATATAGAAACTAATAATGATGAAGATAGTGATGTACAAGTTGACGATATTGAAAATGTATACGAAGATTATGAATCAACACGAGAAGGCTTAAAAGATGAGATTACTAATCCTAAATTTACTAATGTTGAAAATGTAACTGCATTAGTTAAACATTTGTTTAGTTTTGTTCCTAAAGTAAAGAAAACATCAGAAGGACAATGGGAAGAAATACCAAATGGATTTGTTAATAGAAAGTTTGTATTTAAACAAATGTTAGAAGTATTACCACATTTGGATACAACTAATATAGTTAATATGCAAAATCAACTATCTGATAGATTATCTTTATCTGCTAAAGATAATAATGATGTAGTTGCTATTAAGAGATTTATGGATAAATTGTTTAATGATGTACAAAAGATAAATCCTATAACTAAACACGGATGGTATGATACTAATACATTTGTATATACTACTGATGGAACAACTATAGATTTACGTAATGATTTATCTGTATTAAGAAGTAAAGATAATGTAAAGATTATAGAATTAAAAAAGAATCAAAATATAGATGATTTACATAAAGAAATACGAGTTGAATTATTAAAGAAAAATATAAATGTCGATTATACTGAGTTATTTAATGAGTTTAAATTAAAACAAAGTTTACAAAGTTTATTAGAAATTACATCAGCAATTGGAAGTTATAATAATTTAAGTTCTAGTATTATTGAAATGTTATATCAAGGTGGTACTACTACTTATAACAACAAGATGCAAAATGCAAGTGGTGTACAAAGAACACTTGTAGACGATATAAGATTAAATTTAATTGAAAGAATTAAAGATCAAACTGATGTAGATAATTTAATAAAAGTAATTAATAATAGTACTAATACTAACTTTGTAGGTAATTTCTTTAAGTTTGTAGGAATGGAACATCTTATCACTAATGATAATGGTAAGATTATGATTATAGATTCAAGAGTACAAGCTGATATACAATCTAAGTTTAGAGATTTATTAGTTAATAATACTAGTAATGATAGTTTAAAGAATTATGGTAAGAAAGTAGAGGAAACAGATGAAGATGGTAATGTTAGTGAATATACTGTTGATATGTATGATGTACTATATAAAGATAACGATGTTATTAATGCTTTCTTTGCATTACTTAAACCTATAAATAGTAGAGTAAAAGATGAATATTCATCAATAGTCAATTCTAAAAATGAGAGAGTATTTCCATCAACACCTAGTACATGGGCAAGAGAGGTATTATATAAAGTAGTATCATTATCGGAAGTTAATGAAGATAGTTCGTATATACAAAAGAATATACCTAAGTATTGGAATACACATACTTATAGTAAAAATCCATTACTTAAATCTGTAATTGATGGAACACAACATGTATATCAAGCAGTTGACCATGATGGAAATAGAACTAAAACTAAAAACTCTACTTATGGGTATGATTATACACAAGAATCACCTAGTAATTATCTTGAAACAGTATTCTCAGCATCTTTCCTACATCATAGTAGATTAAAACATAGACAAGAAGTTCCCACTTATATACAGTATTTCTATACACAAGCACATCGTGTAAATAGAATGGGTGCAGAAATGGATATACTTGATAGAGATAAAATCAATAAATACCTTGATGGTATTATTGATATGTTTATACAAAGACATAATGATAATTTACAAGATATAAGAAATTTCAAAAACTATAATAAAAATAATGATACTAACTTTAGAGTATTTAATGAAGCGTTTAGTAAGATATTTGAAATTAGTAAACAAGATATACTAAATAATACTGAATCAACACAAAAGGCATATAAAGAATTAGCAAGTAATGATAAGATAAGAAAACAATTTATTGATAATATATTAAATCAATTTGCTAATAGAACTGAAAGATTAGTGAATGTAATGATTCAAAAAGAAATGCCTATACCTAAAGATTTAGTAAGTAGGATAAATCCAAAGAAACTTGAAGGATTATTTAAAATTGATACTATTGATGGAAAAGATAAATTTAGATATTTGGATGGAAGCAGATTTAAGTTTACTAGAGAAGATATACAAAAGTTAAATAATAAGAAAGATGGTAAAGGAACAACTTATACTAAATATAATAATGATACAAAGAAATATGAATATGATCCTACAGTATTAAATTTACCTATATTTAAAGCATTAGTAAATTCTTTCTATATTAACAATTATATTAATTCATATTTAATTGAAAATTTAACTGCTGGTGATGCTAATTTCTTTAATACTGGTGAAAACATGTTAAAGAGGTTACAATTAGAATCATCATCAGGAAGACAACCTTTAATTAATGATGAATATGGTATGAAGGAATATATGAAAGTAATGGTAGGTAGTGATATAAAATGGAAAAAGGATGATATAAAGAAACAAGTAGAAGAACAGTTAAGAAAAAATAATACTAATGAAAAGTTAATACAAGAAGTATTAAATAATATAAATGATGATGTAACTGTAACAGATGGACAGACTTATGGATTACCTGAATATAAAGAAGAGTTAAATAAAGGTATGGGGTTATCCTATGGTGTAGGAAATATTAATAAAACAGTATATTCCTTCATTGGTGAAGATGGTGTTCCATTAGATATTAAATCATCTATTGTTATACTTACTGATGAATTATGTAAATCAAATCCACAGTTAAATAATTTAAGACAGTCAATGCGTAATCATGGTGCGTTATTATATACAATGCAATCTACTGTTAAAATTGCAACACCTGTTAGAAAATCATTATATGATACGCAATCTATAATGGATGGTGATATGACAGTAAATACAGACAATCTTATAATTTATGATAATAAAGGATTAAGAGTACCATTTAATCCTGTACATGAGATAGATAGTACTACAGCACAACCTAATCAGATATTATCATTCTTAAATGTATTAGGTACAAATGATGCAAGTGCTGATATTATATATGGTGCAGTTGCAGATTTAATGAAATTAGGATTAGAAAAAGTACAGAAACAAATATTAGATAAGAATGGTAAACTTGATAATAAGAAATTTAAACAAGCTATATTATCAAGATTAGAGAAAGATGATATTAACATGTCATTTGCCTTACTTACTAAAGATTTGGATATGGATAATGTACATAATTTTCCTACATTGAGTAATAAGTTTATATCATCATTTTCCTCTATGTTGGAAAAGAATGTTATACAACAACGTCTTAAAGGAAGTAAGTTAATTTTACAAAGTGGTGCTGGTATATCAAGGTATAGTATGGATGAAAATAAACGTAACCTTGCTGATGGATTACAATTTAGTATACGTAAAGATGAAATAACTGGTAAAACAGTAATGAATCTTGAATGTTTATTTCCAAAAGGATTATTGCCAGAAGTACTTGAAGATAGTATTAGTAAAGCTTTAGAAAGTGGTAAAGATATAGATGTATTACCTTATGCTGATGCTTTTGGATTTCGTATTCCATCATCAGAATTACACAGTGCTGTTGCATTAAAAATAAAGGGATTCTATCAATCTGTTGATACTAATGTGGTAGTTGTATCACCTTTTATTGTATTCCAACATGGTTGTGATTATGATGTTGATAGTTTATTTATTATAACACGTGAAGGAATATGGAATTATGATGAAGATGTACAGAAAGATATATTAAATAAAGAAGAAGAATTAACTAAAGTATATGAAAAGTATAAAGATATAGAGATTATATTAAAAGATACTGATGAAAGAAAGGATGAAATAAAAGCACTAAAAGGTCAATTAAAATATGCTTCATCTGAAAATAAATTAGTACTTCAAGAACGTATAAATGAATTATATGATGAAATATATAGTAACCAACAAGAACGTAAAGGAATACTTGAAGATGTAATTGATCAAAAACAAATTATAATGAAGGATATTTCTAATATAAAGAAAGATGCGATTGCTAATAATAAAGCTAAATATGAATTATTAGGATATAAAGATGGTAAATTTGATAATGAGTTTAATACTACTGGATTATCAAGCAAAGATAAAGAAATATATTTAAAGAATAAAATTACAGAGAATCTATTAGACGTAGTTACGGATGAAAAGAATTGGGTTCGTATGACTAAACCTATATCTACTGATCCAATGACTGATGAACAGATTAGATTATGGAAAGATAATCATCCAGAACAATATAAAGAATTACAGAAAACTACATTATTAGAGATGTCTAAAGAAAAAGAAAGTAAGTGGATTAAAGATAATATGTTAAGTAAACCACTTAATCTATCAGACGTATTAGATAATTTAGATGGCCACCAATCAGTATTCTCAGGTAAAGCTGGTGTTGGTATTGTAGTTGCTTATGGTATTAAAGCATTAGCTCACATGGTTAGAGCATCTAAAGATAAAGGATTACCAACTATTACTGATAATAAGTATAATATACAATTTAATGATGTTATATATGATAAGTTAAGTCAATATGAATATGGTGGAAAAGAAGATGTATGGACTATAATTGATGCACTTGCAAATGCTGCATTGGATAATGTTAAATTACAAATATTACCTAATTTCTATTTAACTAATAGCACATTACTTTCTTATATCGCTATGTTAGGACTAGGTGTTGAAAGTCAAGTAAGAAATACATTTATAACTCAACCTGCTATTGAATTATATACTGGTGTAAATGCTAAGTGGAAAAATGAGAAAATGAAACTTAGTAAAAATATAATAAATAAAAGGATTGCAGAACTATCTAAAGGTGAAAAAGTTAATGAAATAGAAACATTGACTACTGATATGTTATTAAAATCAGTTAATCAAGAAGTATACTCGTTTAAAAATGGTAATCCTATATATACAAGTACTGATATTGAATTTTTAAAGATACAATTAGCAGTATTAAAACAGTTAGACAAATTAGATAATATAGGAACAGAAATATCTAAAGTAGCGAGATTACTTGGTGTATTGCGTGATTTAAAAACAACATCTGCTGATTTAGATAAAATGATTGATTTACTTAATGAGGTATTTGAATTAAACGATAAGAATGAGTTACAATCAAAAGATTCCTTTATGTTTGATATATCTAATATACTAAATACATTACCTCATTTTAAACAAGCACTTGAAACTATGATGTTTCAAGATAAACTTATAAGAGATAATTTTGTTATTAATAGTGAAGTAATTCGTAAGTTTCAAAATGATATATTTGGTGATGGAACAGTTGCAGCTAATATAGAAGCAAGAGAAGAATCGGTATTACCAGCATTTGAAGGAAGTAAGTATCAAAAACGATTCCGTCAACGTGAGGAAGTAATGAGATATTTATATACATCATTATTTAACTATAGTCAAGAGCATGATTATATCACTAATGATGGAATAATATTAACTGGTGAGCAAGCATTTATACAACATTTCCTAGATAAGATTAGACAAGTTAAATCATATTATAGTAGTAATAAAGATAAATTAGAAATGTTAGGTTATATTCCTACATTTATGAATAAAGTAAGTGTAAGACCTAATACATATACAAAAGAGCATGAAGTTAGATTTAATGAACCTACTGAAAAAACAGTTGATATTACTGCTAATTTACATACAGCTTTTAATAGTTTGAATATGTTTAACTTTAATTATAATCAAAGTACTGGTAGATATGAATTAGATACTAGTGTATTAAATAGTGATAGTATTAAAACATTACCTAAATACAGTGAATTTCAAACTGAGTTTATAGCATACATGAATTTAAAGAACGGTAATAGATTAGGTAGTGGTGGGTATAGTCTTGGTATTCCATCAGCATTATATAACTATAATAATAGAGATAATAAGTGGTTAAATGATGGAAAGAAAGGTGTAAGCTATTCAAAAAGGATAGAAAAATTAAGTAATGATATATTAAGAGAGAATATAAGATTAGATTTAACGGTAAATGATTTTGTAAAACAAACTGCACTTATTAACTATAGGAATATAAATGAGTTAATTAAAGGTAAATATAATATTATTCCAAATACAGGAAATTATGAAAGTCCTACTTATGGTAACTTTGATTTAAGAATTAGTATAAAAGGGTTAGATAAAGAAGGTAAACCTATTGATACTATTAACAAATACATTAAAATTAGTGAAAGAGATGTTAATGGTAAGATGGTTAGTAGTATATATGAGAGATTGAATCCTTCTAATCAAATAGATAACTACTTTAGAAAAATAGGTAAAGGTAGTACATATAATACATATAGTTTAAATATAGGTAATTTGATCATGAAATCAGAGCAACAAGTAGAACAAAGTGTTCCTTCATTGGATAATATGAATGAAACCTTAGTTAAATATAATGGATTAGAACAAACTGTAGAAGATGTACAAAATACACAAAAACTTCAAGAAGAAGGTAGGATTAAAAAACCTAAATGTGATTAGTATTAAAAACAATAACCCTACTATCAATCCAATAAAGGAAAGATAGTAGGGTTTAAATTAAAACATACATGATTTGTCAAATTAAAGATGTTAAAGCACCTAATGGTAAACCTAGTATTCTATACAAAGATTTAACAGAGTTCCATAATGGAAATGAAGATAATGCTTTCAAAGATTATATTAAAACTGAAAGATTATCTTTTAAAGAATGGGTACAAGGTAAAGAGATATATCAAGGTGAAAAAGCTAGAGATGAGAATAATGAAGTAACAATTAAATTACTTCAAGCTTATAATAATATATTTACTTCACCTACAATTACTGAAACTACACAATCATTTACAGGTAGTGAGAATATATATAAACAAGAATTAACTTATGAGTTAGATGATAAAGGAAATGAATTACCTTATCATAACTTAAATGGAAAGAAAATTAATCGTATATCTTCAGTAGTTGAATCATTAACACCTGACTATGAGAAATTTGATTTACAGAAGAAAGCGGATAAAGAGTGGGAGGGATTAAAACCAGAAGATCCTAAAGATGTATATAATACATTATTAAAGCAATATGATAGTTATAAAAATAAGGAAGAGTATATTAAAGTAAATCAAAATAGAAAGAGATTATCACAAATAGATGGTAGAGTAGTTACACCAATATTAAAACAAATATATGGTAAATGGATAGGTAATGTAGATATGGTTAATGAAGGAATAAAAGAAGAATCTATTGAAACAAATAAAATTATACTAGAAGGTATAGATACTAAAACTACCAAACGTATGCAACATTTAGAGTTTAAATCTAATGATGGAACAGGTAGATATACTACAACTGTGATGTTATCAAATATGGGCATTAGTGCTACAACTGGTAAATATGAAGAAGGTATATCTGATGATTTACAATTTGAAGTTCCTTTAGCAATAGATATATTAGGTATAGGCGGACATACTGACTTAATAGCAAGACATAATGATGGAACATCTACATTTGTAGAATTAAAATCTGGTCGTATTATTGCTAATGAAAGTGATGAAAGTTTATCAAATGCTATACTTAAATATGGTAAAACTAAGAATGGTGTAATTGAAGCTACACAACTAAATAAAGCAAAATTACAATTAACACTATATATGGTAATGGCTAAATATAATGATCCTACATTGTTGATAAGAGATAGTTATGTAGGATTAATTAATAGTTACCATGCAATGTTACGTAATAATAAAGATGCACGTAATCATAATGTAGCAGCATTTCTTGAATTGATTGAATCTGCATTTAATGATAAGAATTTTATAGCAGAATTACAAAAAGGTACAGAAGTACAAATACCTAGTAATGTTGTACAGGAATTAAAAAAGAAATCACCAAATATATTTAATCCATTAGATTATACTAGAGGATTAACTGCTGATTCATTAGAGAAAGATATACAAGATACTATGACTAATTCAATGGATACAGAACATACTACTGATTATTTAAAAGATAAATATATAAAACAACTTGCAGGAATACAAGATAAGTTAAATGATATTAAAAATGATCCATATCATAAAGATGGTAAACTTGTTCCTGCATTAAATAGACAATCACGTGATATTACAACAAAACTATTGTTACTAACTGGACAGAAGTTAGATATACAAAAACGTATAGTAGATGAACAAGAGTTCTTAATGTCAAGATTAGATGAATCTAAGATGTTAGGAAGTTGGGAAGGATATTTTGCATCATTGCAGGAATTTGAGTTACCAGAATTAAAAGCATTTCAAGTATATAAAGATGAGAATGGTAATCGAGCAGATAAATTATATAGACTTAGGATGTCTAAATTTCAAGAACTTGGGAATAAACTTCAAAAAGAATGGGGTAAAGAGAATAATGTTCCTGTAGGTAGAATACTAAAAAATTTAGTTTACAGTACTCATAATGGAAAAGGATTATATGATTTTGCTACTGTAAAGGAAAAAGTAGGTGGAAGTGCTGTTGATAACAGAAAGAGGTTAATAGTTGCATATAAGAGTGATGATAAAATTATGGAATCTAAGAATAAAGATAATTATACTTTAATAGGTAATTATTATGTAAAGAATGAAGATGTTCCTGTATGGAATAGTTCTAAAATGACACAGACTAAGAAAGATTGGATTATTGAAGCAAATTATTTATCATCATATTATTTTAAAGATAGAGGTGATAATATAGCATACTTAAATCAACCATATCAATCTAATATAGATGGTGATGAATCTAAAGATAAAACATTACTACAAAAATATAATGACAAAGATTCTGGACGACATTTTGAATACTATGAAGGATGGTTTCCAAAGATATGGGAACAACCAGAGGAATTAGAGTATAAAACAGGACATAAAATATTAGGCGGTGAAGGAACAGGTGTATTAAATAATATTATAGGTTGGGCAGCATATCCATTTATAAACTTTAAAGAATGGTTTAATAGAAGATTTACAAGATATTTAGATTATAATTATGAAGATTATGATAATCTTGGAAGTGGTTTACCATTGAAGTATTTAGGTAATTCAAGAATGGACGAACAATTTCTTTATAGTGATAACTTAGGATTAGCTTTTAACGCATTTGTTAAGAATATTGAGTGGAAAAAACAAATGGATAATATATATATTCTTAGTAAAGGATTAAAATCTGTAGTTGAAATGGCACAACATCAAAGTAATAATCCTATATTAAAGAATGAATTAGAATATTTACGTAGAACTGTACCTTATGAATTAACTGGATTAAAGATAGAAGAATTAACAAATGAGAAGTTATTAAAGGAAAATAAAGTATCATTTGGTAGTAGTAGAGTATATAAGATAGATTGGTTAAAAGTATTGAAAGGTTTACAATCATGGTCAACTAGGTCTATGATGGCAGGTAGATTTAAACAAGGTATAGGTAATGCAATGCACAGTTCATTAATAACATATCAAAATGCTATTAAAGATAGTATTGCTAAACGTGCATTTGCAGGAATAACTGGTAATGAAATTGATTTTACTACAACAGATTTACAATTTGGTATTAATGAATATAGAAAACTTGTAGGTGATTATATGAAAGGTACACATACTAATAATAAGTTATGGTTACTTGCTAGAGATATGAGGTACTTACCAGAAGATTATAATTTTACTGTTCCTTATGATATGCAAGTATCTGTTCGTAATAAATTATGGGATGTTAATAATTGGGCATATATATTTCAATCATTACCAGATGATGCTATGTCATATATAGTATTAGCAGCACAATTACATGGTATGAAACATACTAAAGATAAATATACTGAAGAAGATATACAAAAATATGGTAAATCATTATTTAAACCAAAAGTAGGTGAATCTAAATCTATATATGATAGTTATACTACTGATGGTAAAGGTAATGTAAATTGGTCAGGTAGTACTAGAGGTGTGATAGAAATTGCACCAAATACTTATGAACCTATTAATGAACTATCATCAAGAGAAATAAGAAGGTTAAAAGAAGTATATAAAGGTATGCAAGGTGCTTACAGAATGGATGAAGTAAGTGTATTTGGTTCTACTGTTATTGGGGAACTAATGATGAGTTTAAAGAAATGGCTTCCTGTAATGTTGAGAAGACAATTTGGTGGATTAAGGTATAAAGAAGAATTAGGGTATTATGGTTATACTTATGAAGATATACAAACTGAACTTAATCAATTAAAAGTAAGAACTGTTAGTGGTATAAAAGAACCAGTGTTAGAGTGGAAAGCTAGAACTGCTGAAGGTAGAATAACTACATTAAGGAAATTATTTGTATTTTATGCTTCACTTGGAAGATATACACAATCACATGAATGGAAAAAATTAACAAATGATCAAAAGAAGAATATATTAGAATTAGGTATTAACTTTGCAATGTATTTATCTTTTATATTATTATGGAAATGGAAATATGATGATGAACCAGATGATGATACTATGAAGAAGTGGTGGCGACAATATGCTATAGATAATCCATCTCAAATATGGAATGTTAGTGATATGGCAAGAACATTAGAAACAGCAATGAGTCCTGTTGTAGTAACTAAATTATCTAAAGCAATTACTAATACTGCTGGATATGTAACTCATGTTATGGGTGCAGGACTAGGTATGAATGAATTACGTAATGAAAAAGGTAATATACCATATCAATCAAAAGTATTAGATATATTTGTATATCCTGCAATGGTTAATCAATGGTATAAAGATGCTCAATCAGATAAAACTTTATTTAGTGATAATCCATTCAAAACTTTGAAATAAGGTTTATTATGTTAAGTTCAGTAATTATTACTGTTCATTGACACTGAACATCTTATCTGATATATTGTTTATTATCATTTATCTTTGATATTAAGCAATTATTTTGATAATGGAATATAGTATTGAAAAAAGAAAAATCCTCACTCAAATCAACCGTAATGGCTGACTGAGTGAGGATTTATTGTTTATTCTTTTTTTGAAGACATACCGTCTTTAAATAGAATACTGGTTAAACCATATAGTACTAATGCTTGATAAAAGTTTATACATTTAAGCCCAAATAAAGCAGGCATTATATAATTCCACATCCACATTATAGGAAAACCTAATAGTAATCCTAATATTATTATGACCAATATAAAAGCTAATATTGTACTAATACCTTCAAATATTTTATCCATTTTAATTTAATTTAATTATTATTTATTCTTCGTAACTAATTCTTTCTTTATACTCATCATTTGGTACATCATTTCCACAATTATGACATGATCCAAATTTATCACTAATATACATACGTACCATTTCACCACATCTACATAACATATATAATATATTATTAGATTTAGAAGTATTTACTTCATCTTCTATCCACTTTGGTTGTTTTTTTGGCATTATATATAAATATTTACAAATTGTTCAAAATACTCATGTGTAAATATCAATGGTGTTTCTATATTAATCCATTCATTATTTTTAATAATAGTACTACCTCTTTTTTTATAATATTCCAAATCATTCCAATTATATCCTTTTTGAAAACACATTTCCTGCATATCATTAATATTCTTATATTCTAATTGTTTATGTGAATATAATGATTGAGCCAACATTGATATACTATTTCTTACAGCATCTTTTTGTCTGGCTAAAAAATAATTTGATACTTCTTCTCTTGGAATATTAAATACTCTACTATCAAAATAAGCTAATTTATATATTTCTCTTTCTCTCCTTAATTGATTAAAGTAAGCAGTAGCTAAACTACTACTAATACTACATATTTTTTGTACGTTATAATCAAACCACGCTGCTGTATCTATAGTATCATAATCAGTTATTAATATACTTATTTCATCAGATTGAGTATAACCTATTTTTGTACCTTGTATATTTTCACATAAAAATTTAGTAGTATTCTGCATATCCTCAATTAAACCTATATCAAATGGTTTATTTAGATTTTTAGTATAAGTATGAAATGCTTTACCATCTAATCTTATAATTATTGGTGTTCTTCTTGTTAAATGAAATCTATATCTATCTTCATAGTTAGATTTCATTCTTTGCATTATTGGGCAATGTTTACTCATATAATTAATTTATTTTCCTGTACTTCCATGACCACCACCTCTATCATTAGTCATATCAAGTTCATCAACTAATACCCATTTAAACTGTAAATTCTTAACTAACTCTGCTTGAATTATACGTTCACCAATATCATATATCTTAATAACCTTCGATATATTATTAATAGTCCATCTATTAGTTAATTTTAACAATTTAAGTTTAATTAATTTGAATATATCATTTGTATATATCTTAAATGATACTTGATAACTATCCCTATATTCAGCATCAATTACCCCTTCACAATTAGTTAGTATTAAATCATAATCTCTAACACTACTTCTTGGATGTAACCTAATGGAATATCCTTTAGGTATTTCAGTACCGAAGTGTAATATGTATATGATATTATCACCTTCTAATTTAATATCACAATTACATTTAATATCATCACAAGCATCACCTGGATGTTTACGATATGATAATGTATCTTCAAATAATTCTGTATATTTTACTATAGGAATATCTTCAATAGGAATCATTACATTTTCCTGTATCTCATCTAACATTTCTTTTGTTTTACTCATTCTTTATGTTATTTAGATTATCAAATTCCTCTAAGTATAAAGTTAATAATTGTAACTCTTTTGTATTTTCTATTAAATCAGACATTATATCAGTAACTTCTAAATGTACCCATTCTAAAGGATTATTTTTATATTCTTCTGGTAATATATCTTTAATATTACTTGAAGCATATTGTAATATTCTTTCCTTACTGGTATTTATATAATCTTTTAATTGGTCTATTTCGTCAATTAATTCACTTTTTGAATTATATATCTTTTTACTTAGATATATTTCTATTGTAAAAGAAGTTCCCCAACCCATTTTTATACTTTATTATTTCTTATTGTAACGTTTTCCTTTAACTTCAATCCAAAGAATTGTATCTGGATTAACTTCTCGATGTGGATTTTTTGGTGTCTTACTATTGTATTCAATAAATTTATATCTACCAAATTCGTTAATTGTTCCATCATGTTTACCAAATAATACACGTTCTTCTACTTTATTCATAATATTAAATAATTTATTATAATCTATATCAGAAATTCTATACAACCTCTGTCTTGATATATTATCAAAATATTCTTTTGCTTCTTTAATATTACTTTCTTTCTGTTCTTTACTCATCTTCTTTTCATAACAAACAGTCATATCAATATTAGCACTCTTCTTTAACATAGTGGCTAATTCCGTTTTAGTTTTGAAGAAGTCTTCTTTACTCATATCTTTACCTTCTTTAATACCTTTAGTATGTTCTACACTAGCTTCAACTAATTCTTGATATGCTTTAATAGTACCTGATATAGATGCTTCAAATGTTAAGATATTACCATCTTTAATACCAGCTTTTTTAGCGTAATGTTCTCCTGTTCCAATAAATACAATTGTTCCTTTATAGTTAGATACTAAATCTTTAATTCTATTTGAACCATGTCTTCCTTCATCACATTCACCGTCAGTAAACACTACAATTGTAGTATTAATATTACCTTTTTGTAGGAAATCATATATTGTTTTAGTTAATGGTGTGCTACCACAAGCGTTATGGTGATAAGAATAAATATTATTGACATTAGTTAATCTTGTTTGTGTATAATTACCACTACTAAACTTAACTAAATTAACCATAGCATCCTTATCTTGTTTTGCTAAATTAGTTACAAACGAGTTTACACCATTTTCAATTTGTTTAGCAATACTATTAGTACTACCACTATTATCAATTAATAGTACATACTCATTATAATTATTTACAACAGTTGGTTCCACTTTAGCTGTTATATTCTTATTAAAACTATATTTATCTACAAATTTCTTTATACCAGTAATACTAACTTTTCTTGTATCAGTAAGTAAGTATTTAGGGGCTTTTCCTGTATTTACTAAATTAACTATTTCTTCTAATGTATAGTTATGTAAATTACTTAACTTTTTTGCTAATTCTTGTTTTTCTTTAAGTTTCATTGTTATTTATTTTTATTATTAATGTACTTCTTCTGCTAATTCTGGATATAATTTCATAAATAAATATCTACAAGTATTAAGGAATTTAATTAATCCTTTATATGATTTAATATTATATTGTTTATACACTTGTGGTATTATATTATCTCCATATTGTTCTTTACTTAATAGTCTTATATCTAATTCAATTCTTTGAATTAATTTATATAATTCTGCACCTTTTGTATCAATATAAAATGTTTCTGTAATCAATGAAGGAAAACGACATGATTTTCCCTCACTAACTACTAAACTATTTAATATTAATTGTTCAGTTTTACTTAATTTCATTTCGTTTTAAATAATCTTCAAATGTTTCATATTTTAATTGTTCACTACTTCCTAAATTAGTAGTATATTCTTCTTCTCTGCCTGCTTCAAATGCTTTTTCCATATTATCTAACATAACTTGTTTATATTGATTCATAGTATCTGTAAATCCACGTTGATACTCTTCTTGTTTAATATTTTCAATAGATTTAGCTTGTTGTAGTTGTTCTTGTAGTATTAATATTTTATCTTCAATAAAATTTCTACTATCAAATGTACCTTGTGATAAATCTAAAAATTCTATTAATAAATCAATCTTACCTTGTATTACTTCTTTAATCATAATTTATTTTCAATTAAATATCTATATGAAATAAATCCTTTGAAATTATTACACCAACCTATACCATCACCTGTTTCAAAGACTTCCCAATCTTCATCAGCACTCAATCTTCCTGTTCCAGAAGTTGTAATTGTACGAGGATGTAATTTACCTTTATAAAAAGATTCATATTCCTTTTCAGTCATTACACGAGCACAATGTTCAAAGCAACTATAATGATGATTCTCTAATAATTGATCATGTAATCTAATATCTTTTTCATAATCAATATCACCATCAAATGTCATATATGATAATCTGGCACATCTCGCGGTTGCTATCTTAATTTTAGTTCTATTAATGGAAAGTTTATTTATCCCTTCTCTATAATAAGTAGCTTTGTAAATTTGATCAGAATCCATTTTATCACCAAATGGTATATGCCATTCATCTTCTTTTAATTCTTTAGGTTTACTTGCATTATAAGCATCCCACATCTTTTCAGCTAAATCTTGTATATGTATTTCAGCTTGTGAATTATTACATTCTAACCATCCTATAATATCATCTTCATTATCTTCACAACAAGACCATTTAGAATTATTTCTATAATCTTTCTTACTTTTAAACGATTTACCAGATGGATCTATATATTTAGGACATCTCAAATCAAAGAAATTACTCCATTCTGTAGCAGTTACAAGTACAGTATGGTACATATATGGTTCAAGTAATCTATTACATAATTGTTTAGTTAATCCTAAAGAATTTAATTTTTTAGCTTGTTTAATAGCTTCATCTCTAGCTTTTAACCAATTTCTTTGTAACTCTCTTAAACTATCAGGATAATGTCCATCTACTACACTTGCTTTATCTATATCAGTAAAATATTTACTTCCTTGCATACCTTTATGGTCTTTTTGCCATGCTATAGGAATAAATGGTTCTTCCTCTACCATCTTAACTATCTTTTCAAATGGTATTGCTCTACTACTCGCTGAATTTTTACTACCTTCTCTAAAACCATTTAAACTAATATCTTCCAATATTTCTATATCACCATGTAATCCTGATATTATTCTATGTGTTTTAGCTTCTGCAAGTATTATTCTTGGAAATTTTAATATATAAGTAGTAATCCTATCACCTTGTGGTGATATAGAATCTGCTATAATTTGTGCTGATATTCTATTCATAGTTAATGTGGATCTAAGAAAATACCATCTTCATCTGTTTCTTCCCAATTCTTACCATTCCACTCATAATTACCTTTTGGTTTTGATGGAATTTTATCATTACTTTTATTTATAATTGTTTTAGTTTTATCAGTAGTTATAGTTGCTGATATAATATGTTTTGAATTTGATATAATATCTATTACCTCAATTAACCCTTTATCTTTTGCCATGTATTATAGTTTTTATTAGCTAGTTTTATTGCATCACCTGTTGTTGCATTTATATTAGTTTTTAATAACCAATCAATTGCGCGATCTAAAAAGTACATATATTTCCCATTTAATTTTGAGTAGCTGTACATACATCATTAAAATTATTATCTTTATTAATAAATTGTTTATTTATATCACTATATGATTTTAACCATTCTTTAGTAAGGTTAATCTTTGACTCAACTTGTCTTCCTTCTAATAATGCTTGTTTTAATAATGTTCTATATTTGCGCCAATTAGTAGAAACATGGTCTATATTACTTATTAATGTTTCAAATATATACTCAAATTCACTTTGTGTTGGGTATAATACTTTAGCTAAATACATTCTATATATATTATTAGAAGTACTTGGTGAGAATGATGATTGTATTAACATCTTTACTTCATCTGATAATCCTGAATAATTACCTAATAATATCATCCTAAAAGAATCTATATATTTATCTAATATTCTCATTACATAAATTTGATACTCTTTTCCATCATTACCAATGTAGGAATAATCTGTTACATAATTTATCATTTCTTTTAAAGTATTACTACTTTCAAATGGTAAATTAATTGATAACTTTAAAAATATTACATTCTTATTATTAAGACTTTCAAATTTATCATTACCCAAATAAGCATCATAGTAATAAAATTCATAATCAGATATTCTCAACCCTGTTAATGGTAATATTAACATTGTTGTTTTATTATAAGTAGGGCAGAATATCATCTTTTTATCTTTATATAGTTAGGGATTTCAAAGTCTTTCTTACTTGTATCTCTTAACATGAATACTTGTAAAAAGTTAGTAGCAAATTCATAAGTACCTTTAATACTACCATATCTTTTAATATAACAATCTAATGCTATTTGGAATAATTTACTATCATTTCTTCCTGAATCTTTTAAATATTTAAATAAATCATTCTCATAGATTGTTCCATCAATACCTTTAGTAACTACACCCCTTATAATATCTAACGCTTTAGCTACACCGATTCCTTCAATACCATGTATTGTATCTGTGGAATCCCCCATTAATAATTGTAATATTAAATTATGTGTACTTTCTTTATCAGAAATATCTTGAATTTCAAGACTTTGATTATGATTTTTTGGTAATATTAAGTGTTTACCTGTAATTTGTTTTAAGTCTTTATCACTATGACATAATATAGGAATACCATATAATTTAATCATTTCTGGTGTATTATAATGAATATACGTAATACAACATGCATCATCTGTTTCAATATGTTCAACTTTAATAGCTTTATATCTATCTATTAATAATTGTCTTACCCTATTTAATCCTATTGGTTTTTCTTTTCTATGTGATTTATAAGACTTATCAATAGTTGTTCTATAGTCATTTGAGCCATGATATAATATAATATATCTATTTGCTTGTACAAAATTTAATATACTACGCATTTTCTTTTGTAAATAGTCTTTTGCTAACTTATCTACAATTGATACTTTTGGTAGAAAGTTACCTTCGGAATCAATACATCCTAAATATTGATTATCTAAAGTAGAGGAGATGGCATATATTATACCATCCCCATCAATTATTGGATTATACATATAGCTTACTTAAATTAACTATTATGCTTTAAAAGCATTAATTTGTTTTTGTAATTCATCTACTTTTGCTTGTAATTCTTCTAATTCTTTATTTTTAGACCAATCACGTTCAAGTAGTACTCGTTTAGCAGCTTCTCCACTTAATACTAAACAAATTAATGCTTCATCAGGATATTGTCTAATTGCATTATAAGTATGATCTGTATTATTATCTTTATTCCATTTATCAAAAGCGTTTTGAAAATGTTTATAATTCATTTCTGATAACTCTTCAACTCTTCCATTATTAGAAGATTTATATGCTACTTTCTTTTTGTTATCCTCTGTAGGAATAATTACTATTTTACCCATTTTGTTTAATTTTTTAATTGTTATTAATGTAATTTAATGTAAATATCACTATTTCCTTTAATCATACATAATGTACATATTCCACAATTACCTAAACAATGTTTTGTATTAGGTATATTTGGAAACTCTTTAACTGCTGTAAATGAATTATCTACCATAAATCCACTACCATTTATAACCAAATTATTATGCCATTTATATTTAGATGAAAACGCTTCATCTATTACATTCTTATTAGCTGTATAAGTATATACTCTAATATCTACAAATGATAATAATTCAGCAATATTACTCATTTTAATTAAATCATCCAAATTCCTTATATCACCACTTTCATTAAATCTTAATGCTTTTATTTTAATAATTCTCTTTTGAACTATATTCATAAAGTCTTTATAAAATTGTAAGTAATCTATACTATCCCAATATACTGATTGATTCTCTCTATAATTTAATACTCTTGGGTATTGTCTCTCTGCTTTTAAAGCATAACATTTTTTACCAATTGTGCATTGTCCAGTTAAATTACTATAACAATTAGTAGCTGAACCTAAGTTAAATATTGCTATATCTTTACCCCAACCATCACGAGATAACTTACTATTACCAAATGATATTAAATCTTTTAATGGTTTTAATTCTGTTTTAGTAAACCAATTTTCTGCTATATCTCTAGTTAATGTAGGAATTCTATTTTCCTGCATTATAACAATGGTTTAGCTGTTTCTAACAATTCTTGGAAATTATTATAAAATTCATCTCTTAATTCTTGTGTAGGAAATGATAATACTTTATTAGTATAATAAGATGAACATTCATCTAATTTATTACTAATATTACTTATACCATGTTTTATAGTAGGATTTGTCCAATCAGGTTTCCAATCACCTATATATCTTTCTCTTAATTGTAATAATTGGGCTAATGCTAATACTGCTTCTGCATATTCTTTAGTTGGGAATATGTTTTTATTATCATTAGTACATGTTATATTATAATCATATCCTATTTTAGAGCCCTTAGCGATCCAACATCCTTGTATTGTTTTTAATTCCCCCCAACTTTTAGGTAGTTTATTTTTAACAATTTCTTGATATACTATATCACCAGTACTTAAATTTGATTTTTCAATATCAATTTCCCAACCTTCTGGTGGTATTATTTTAACCTTCTTTTCTTCCATTACTTCTATTTTTAATTAATTCAACATAGTCTTTAAATACATTTAATAATACTGAATGTGCTTTAATATAATATTCTACATTTACTTCTTTAAAACAATCTGTATAAATATTATATAGTAGCCAAGCATTTGTAGGTTTAGTTTTAGTCATATTCTTATAAATATTATCTAATATCTTCAATGGTAATTCAATCCCATTATCTCTCAAGGAACAATATATAATACCTACTAAACCGTAACTACTATTTGCTGTAATTTTACATTTACGTAAATCATCAGCAAGAATTACAAAATCACTATAATTCTTTTCTAATCCTTTAATACATGATTCAAATTTATCATTTATATCCTGTAATACATTTTTAGTATGTTTACGTACTTCAATAATTTCACCAAATATATTTCCATTAGTACATATATTAACATAAGACCCACCAACAATTCTAATACTTGTAGATTTATCATGTGATGATTGTATTGCTATCATCTTAGTATATTCTTCTGATGGATTTCCTTTACCACTCAAGGAAAATGTAGTAATAAACGTATTTATAATGCCATCTTTATTACATTTACCTAATTTAACTTTAACATCTAATATTATATAACCATGTTTATGTATTAAATTAGTTGTAAGTTCATGTAAATGTTTATATGATACAGGAAAATATGATAATTTTCCTTTAGGTGTAACACTGTCATATAGTTTATACAGTTTACTATAATCATCACTACTTGTATCAGTAGTAGTTTGGATTTGCCATAGTAAATTTTCTGTATTTAATTGCATAAGTTCTTTACTCATAATTTTGTGTATTTAATTAGTATATAAATTATAATAAATAAACTAAATATACATAACCATTTTGGAAAATTAATATTAATCATATTATTAATTGCAACAATCCCCCAATATCCAATTGGTATTCCTATAAGATACATTATTATTGCAGCTATTATCATGTTGTATAACCCTTTCCTGCACTACTACCTAAATTAACAATAGTAGTATTACCATTTACAATATTAGATACGTATATAATATCTCCATCAGTTTGTTCCATTCTTACTATTTCTATTCCATTAATAAAGAGTTTATCTTTAATAACTTGAATAGTAAGTGTCATTGGTGTGTTATAGTTATTTTCCATTATTATCAATTAATTTTAATACTTCTTGTAGTCCATCTTCTAATGCTTCTTCATAAATATTAAAATCATCACCTTCTTGTATTGTTTCTCTAGTTAAAATATTACCTATATTATAAGTAAATCCACTATTTTCTAAACAATTTATATCAACTGCTATAATAATATTATGTACTTCTCTTAACCATTTTTGTAATAATGATTGGGTTACTATTAAATATACTGGATTACCTTCAAAATCAGTAAATTCACCAGATAAATATTTTCTTTTTACTTCTTCATCTGAATCAATAGTATTATTACCAAAATATATTGTACCATTACCATCTTCTTTACTAAAAAGTAAAGTTCTTTCTAAATAGAAGTTAGCCTTTTTAGCTAATTTAGCTGTTTCTATTGATATTAATTGTTCTTGCATTATTCAAATTCATTTAATCGTTTTACTAATCCTTCAAATGCTAAATTTACTAATGGATATGATAAATCTCTATCTGATATAGTTATTATTATATTCTTAGTGTTTAATTGTTTTCCATTATTTACTATAGTTATATCACTATAATTGGTGATATAATATTGTATTACTGGTAATCTATAATCAATCTTTTCATCAAAACTTTGAAAATCTTCTTTATTTTCTTTCAGTCGTTTGATAAATTCTTCTTTGGTTATATGTTGCATTACTAATTAATCTTTAAAGTATAATAATGTTGGATTATTCTTATGTATATCACTTTTAGTAATAAATAATTTAATATCAAATGGATTTACTATTAAATGACAACCATTCTTAGTAGGAATATTAGCTAATATAGGAACATTAATCCATTTAAAATGCTCTTCTAATACTTTATGTGTAGTTTTATCATCAACATCAATAATCCATTTCTTATTATCTTTCTCATTACTAAAACTACCACATACACTTTCATAAGATTTTCTTACAGATTTAAAATCTTTATTTAATATACAATCTGTAACTTTCTTTAACATTTGATAGGCTAACTTCTCAAAACTTCGTTTATTCAAGTTTATACAAGCTCTAGCATTATGAAAATCACATATACATATAACTTCATTCATTATATTTTCTAAATGTTGAATAGATCTTATATAGTATGTTTTAACTACATAACTATTACTTCCTAATTCTGGATGTTCTTTTTTTCTCTTTAATATTTGTAAATGATAGAAATCATCTTCGCTATTAAAGGAAAGCAATGGTTTAATTAATTCAATATTATTCATTACGCATAACAATTATGTGTAGTACACCACCAACTACCATCTCTATTTTCAAATTCACATTCTATACCATCATCTTCTGTTGATTCTGGACACTCTGGTTCACAAGACGGTTCATCATCTGGCCAATCTTCTAATTCATACCCATCAATAATAATTGGTTCATTTTGTAGTTCTTCTTCCATTATTGTATTATTGTATTATTATTCAAAGCTAATCCTATTTGGTTTATATACATTATAAATGTACTCTTTTATAATTTCTTTTTGTTGTTCTGTTATATAATATTTATTATTTAATTTAACTATAGCAACATTTCCTTTTACTGTTTCACTCCAAGGACTAGATCTTCCATCACCGCCTAATATACGTTCATAAGATTTATAAAACACTTCTACAGTAAAATATTGTTCTATATTAGAATATAAATCTTTAGTAGTTACTTCAACTATATCTTGAAGTTGTTTTAACTCTTGTTCTAATTTTAATAATTTAGATTTTAAATCATTTATATCTTCTTGTATTTCTAACTTACGTTCATCTAAACTTTGATTTTCCATTATTATAATAATTTATTATTCATAATCAATAAAACATAAAGCTACACCTACACTACCATATTGTAATTCAGGTGTAAATGATTTCTTAATAATAGTAGGACTACCTAAGTATTCATGTGAAAATCCATTATTATATATTTCCTTCAATGCTTCTTGTAATTTATATTCAAGAGATTCATCACTATAACTACCATTAATTTCACATACTAATCCACCTGTACATTTTGTCATTTCTTCATCTTCATAAGTATAAGCATATATAATTCCTGCTGATAGTAATTCTTCTGCTCTTCCATTACAGGAGCTCATTATAACTTCCATTACAGCACCTCTTACTTCTGATTTATACAACCAGTTAGGTTTTTCTATTTCTATACAATTAGCTGGTAATACACTACTATAATTCATAATATTTTGTCCTGCAATACCCATCATATTTAACATTATATGATATGATCCTGCATGTAATGTATTATCACTTTCACCATATCCAGATGTAATAAAGAATGATTTAGGTATTCTCATACCATGTTTAATATTACTCATTATCTGTATTATTACTTTGATCTATTTGTAAATCTGCTGCATCACAATTCCCATAATTAGTACATGTTACTATATCATCATCTAGTGGATCACCACAATCATAACATTTTGGCATAATTTTAATATATTAATTATTAATAATCTCAATATCATTTTCTTGATATTCTTTTAATTCTTTTTTATGTTTTCTTTTAAACTTTATAAAATCAGTACCAGTCATTCCTGATGGTAAATTATAATATAGTCTATCTTTACCTTTAGTAACTATAACTATACCATTATCTGAGTTTAATCTTAGTGGTATCATATTATTTATTTAAAAATTCCTCTACTAATGTATTAACTGTTAGAGTTAATTTACTTCTAAATATACTATCTTGTTTCATTTGATTTACTACTTTGTCTACAGAACCATCAATTCCAGAAATAATACTTTTGACAACTTTACGCAATATTTCTTCTTTTGCTACTTCTTTAAACTGCTCTGTATGTATTTCCTCTTTAAACACATCTTGAAATACTCTAATAATGTCAGTTTCATACTTACTAATTGAAACAGTTATATATCTTTTTAAAGGACTATCATATGCTGATAAAGCATCATTAATACTCTTTTGTATAGCATTCTTACTAACTTGTAATATATTTTCTTCTAATGATAAAGGAACATGCTTATGTTCAACTAATTTAGATAAATTTTCTACTTGTTTATTTATATACTCTCTATATTGTGTATTATCAGTTCTTAAATCTTTTATAGCTTGTAATAAACTATCTACTGTATTTTGTTCTTTTTGTGTCATATCATTAACTTATTAATTATTGTTCTTGTTTTTTCCATACCGTATTTTAATATAACATCCCAACTATCTTTTCCATCATTGGTGTTATAAAATATAGGTATTGTTTCATTTACTTCTGCAAATTTCTCATTTAAAGTATATCCTGCATCATCATTATCAAATAAACTATATATAGTTTCATATTTATTCCATAACATACTCATTATATCAACATCAATTGGTGTACTTTCTGACTGAATATATACTACATTATATCCTAATACCCATCGTAATACCATGTAATCTTTCTTAGATTTAGTTATAATTATATAATTAGTATCTTGTAAATGTTTTAATCCACCAATTGCTTTACTTGCATTTTGTATATTAGATAACCATTTACCTTGTTTTCCTATATGTAATGGACGATATATCTTGTAGAATTTTATATTATCTACCATTTCTACATACAGGAAAATAGGGTCTTTCTTATGATACCTCATTATAGGAACACTATTTAATAGTACAGTATTAACTGAAAATACATGTTCCTTCATTAGTATAGTCTTATTAATATAACCTTGAATCCAATATTTTAAGTCATCTTTTGTAAATACATGTTTGTTATTAAATTTATTCAGTACTACTTGTATATCAATTGATTCATTTTCCTTTAATGAAGGAATAAGAAAATCTGTATTTACAGGATTACTTGCAACAATATCAATGTTATATTTATCACTATACTTAAATCCTAAATTAAAATCATTATTTATATGTATTAATGATTCATAGAAAGACCAACCTTTAGATATATATAATAAGTCAAATATATCAGCATCTCTATATGTTGAACCAAAATCTGACCATTTTATTCTATTATTGATCCTTCTAAATTTCATTGAAGCATTACTATCATCTGCACGTATTAAAGATTTACATTTCTTTTTACTTACATCTATTCCAAAGTAATGGAAATATAATGATTCTTCCTGTACAGATGATAATATTTTATCCGTTGATAAGTATTCACTCACTCTTTGGGGTTAATATTTCTAATATTCTTTTAGTTACATTTGGTATAATAATTTCATTAATTTCTTTAACTTTATTATCATCTTTCCATAAAGGAATAATTGTATTACTTATATAAGCTTTACCTCTATTAAACATTTCAGCAGCTTGTTTTAGAAAATAAAATTGTGCAAATAATTCACCCAATTCCCAACCTTCCTTCTCATTAAATGTTTTTTCTACTAAATATGGATTATCATAAGGATTATGTACATATTCTTTCCTTTCTAATACTTCTTTATTCCAGTTAATATAACTTACTCCTTTATATCCTACCAACATCATGGGAATATTTAATTCTTGCAATGTTCCTTCCCAATGTTGATGGGAATTTATATCCCTACTTAATGATGGATTATCATTATTTGTATATGATTCAATATACCCAAATCCCCAATACCAACCACAATCCCATTTTGGTTCTTCTAACCAATATTTTGTACCTTCTTGGTCAATGCCTAATAAATATATTTTTTTACCAAACGCTTTATTTATCTGTTTATCCATATTATTACCTCCACCAAAATCTCATTTTGTTATACAATATGTTAAATAATAATTTATATGCTTTATCTTCTAAAGCATCATCCATATATAACATTATAAAATGTGTATCATGTTTTTCTTCTGGATAATTTTTAAGTACTTCTTTATAAACATGTTTATATTTTTTAATATATTCATCTGATTTATCTAAAGTTACTATTATTTCAGTACTTTTACATAATTGTATTCTTCCATATTTGTATTTTATGTCTTCCCAGTTTATATCAAAATTATAGTAACGTACTCTTTCTGATAAGTAATAACTATTTTCTAAATAATCTATTAATTTTATACAAATATTAATATATCTTAAATCTTGTGTAGTTCTTTCTGAGCATGTATATTCGTCTTTTAATATAACATCTCTAGTTAATTCTAACTTACGTTTTAACATATATAATATATACACATAATCCCAATGTCTATCTTTAGCTAATGTTTTCCTGTACAACCATACATTTATAAAGAAATTCTTTGTATCATAATACAAATCTACTAATTTTGATTTTATTCCCATAACCCTAATTGTATTAATTTATCAAAATATTGATCCATTTCTTCTTTTTCTGTTAATGGTGTATGTTCTTTTATTTCCCAATAATATTCACATTTACCATCTTTTACTGGAATATATTTAAAGAAACTTTGATAACGTTTATTAACTTCACCTTTATACCTTAAACAGGTTTCCTTTATTGGACATTCTATTCCTGTACACATTGTTATATCCATACTATTCTTGTTTTGATGTTAAATTTGATACATACTCAGTTAATCTTATCATAGCTTCTAATGATTCACCACATTTATTACTTATACGCCAGTACTCATTTTGTAATGAGAATGTATTTCTTATTATCTCAAAATATTTACGATCCATTATCTTCTCTAATACTTGTAAAGAACTATTAACTGCTGTTATATCTTCTTTATTTCCATGATATTGGAAATCTAAGTATGGTTCTAATTGTTCTTCCATTATTTTTGTTTTAATTGTTTATCAATAAATTCTCTTATAGTTAAATTATTTAACGGTACTTCATGTAACCACTCATCATCTGAATAAGTTTGTTCTAACCAATCTAACCTCATAGTATCAGTTATTTCTTCTTCACTCTCAGTTTTTTCAAATATATTAAATTCTTTCCTTAATTTTTCAATTTGTTCATCTGTTATTTTAGAAAGTATAATATCAAATTCTTTTAATGAATCTTGCATATATTGTTTTTGCAATTTATCCATTCTTTCTTTAGGTATAAAATAAGCAGAATCACCTGTTATTTCTTTATTACCTAAAGCTAATATAGCTTCTTCTTGAAACCATTCTTTTTCCATTAGTTCTTGAACTTCTGGCCATTTTACTAAGATGTATTCTTCCATAATTTTGTTTTATTTTGTTATTATAATTCATTTATTACATTTAAAATACTTTGTTTATCTACTACAATAAAGCCATCTTCAATCATTTTAATTTTAGCAACTTCAGCACAATGTTTAATTACTTCAGTGCATAACCATTTAGCATATTCTTCTGCAAATAATCCATGATTATGTAAAATACTATCTTTTTCACAATATACTTTTTCTAATTCAGTCCATTTCTTATCTTGTTCTTCTTGTGTTGGTAACATAATTATTTAATTTTAATTGTTAATATTGGTATGTCTTATTATAGTTTTCACTATCCTCTTCGACTTAGTATTAAGCAAGATTTGTCTACTTGCACCAATAAAAAAGGGTAACTAAGTATTACCTTAATTACCCTTGTTATGTTTAATTATTCTATAATTGTCCAGTCTTCTGCTAAACAATCATTAATTGATGGAACCCACATACTTACTGTATTATTTACATTCCTTATAGCAAAATAAGCATTAAATTTTAATTCATCACCAAAATGTGTTTTAGCTACTTCTGTTAAAGTTTTAAAAGTATTATCAGGAACATAATATACAAACATTCCTTTACCATTCCATCCAGATCTTTGTAATTTTTTACCTTCTTTTAAGGCTTCAATTGCTTGTCCAAAATTCATATTGTTATATTTATTTAATTATTATTAAAATTGATCTTCATTTACAGCATCATCTTCTTCAAAGAACTCATCTACATCATCACCAACTAAATCATCTTTAGTCCATGATGTAAGAGCAAAATCAGACGGAAATTGTGCTTTAAAATAATTATTCTTTTCCAATTTCTTTTTAATCCAATCTAAAGTACCAAATGCTTTATCATATAATTTAGTATTACCTTTTTCATCCATTCCAAGAAGGATACCTATAGTCTTGTTGATTTTACCATCTTTCCCTTTACTGATAAACCAAGTATTCAATAATACATTACTTTCTTCTGCATCATTCAATAAAGTATCAATTAATTCTTGATCTAATACAAAAGAACTTCCTTTACCATGAATAGCTTTATATAAAGACATCATAACAGATTCACCTTTATATAATTTCCTTGCTGTTTTTGCTGAGAATTTATACCCTCTTTCACTAGTTTTTTCTTCTGCTTCTGCTGGTGATTGGGCATAATCAATATTTCCATCATCATCAATCCATCCTAATAAACCATTCTCAGGACTACCCATTGAATCCTGTTCATCGGATAAGAATATTGTAAATGAATCCTTATATTTAGGACTTACCTCTGGTGATTTAATACTAAACCAAAATTGTAACATTAGATATTTAGCATTACTATTACTATTAATACCAGTATACCCTTTTACTTCTTTAGTAGGATCTTGTTCAAATCCTAATACTTCTTTCTTTTGTTGAACAGTTGGGTTTACTACTTGAATCTGTGCAGGAACATAACCAACAAATTTACCATTACCAGTACCTTCTTTAATCTTTGCCATGTTTATTATTTATTTTTGTTTAATTAATTTATCAATTCTTCACTTGTATCAAATAAAAAAGGGTATTACCAATTAAGATAATACCCTCATCGTTATATAGGTTGGTTTAACCTAGATTTCTACTTCTTCTTCACTTTCAATTTCAACTTCAACTTCAACTTCAACTTCAACTTCTTCACTTTCAATTTCAGTAGTCGATACTACTTCTTCACCTTTAACTTCAGTTTTAAACTTTGGTGTAAGTTCAAATGCTACAAATGTTACATCTTCTTTAGCATAACGAGCATTAGTTTTACCTTCCAATGAAGGATCAATCAACTTATTAGTATCAACTGGAATACTAAGTTCTACTTTAGTTCCAATTACATAACGTAGATTCTTACCATCAAGAATACGTTCTACATTATCTTTACCAATTGTAGCAACAGTATTAGCAATCAATTTACCAGTTGTTGGTATTTCAAATTTCTGACAGTTCCTTGAATCTGATACAGGCATACCAAATTTAGCCATGTTTAACTGACGTCTGCGATCAACTACCATTACTTCACCTGCACGTTCACCTTTAATTACTTTAGTTTCAGCAAATTCTTGCCCACATACTGCATTCTTACCATTCAAACCTTGAATATGTGCCATTTTATCAGCATCAACTACAACTAAGAATAGTTTACCAGCTTCACCATGAAGGAAAGCAAAGTTATCTTTCAATTTACCTTTAGATTTAGCAAGTTCTGCTACAGTTGGATCATAAATACGACCATTAAGTTTGATATTATCAGAACCCCTCATTGTTTGAGCTGAAATTACAAACCTATTTGTATTATCAATTGGTTTATATTCAGGTTTAACTGTACCTTTAGATTCACGTACTTTACGTTCTTTAACTTCTAATGCTTTTGACAAATTGTTTTTTGAAATAGCCATGATTTTTAACTTTTTAATTTAATTTTTAATGTTGTTTATGAATTACCTTATACTTATTTTTAATAACTTTCAATGTTTTTGACCAATTCGACCTTTGTAAGTCATCAACCCTTAATTGGTTAAGTATTCCCTGATTGATGATACAAAAGTACATGTATTATTTTAAATACGCAAATTATATGTATAAAACTTTTATTTTATACCATTATCTTCTCTAACCTTCTCTAATACAATTTGTAAATTGTTTGGAACTAGTATTTGTTCACCGAATATACCAGAAGAACGTGCATTATATTTTCCATCACGTCTAACTACAAATTTAAACCTATCATTGAATTTTACATTATTATCATCTATATATTTAGTATATAATATATAATCATAATAACTATCTAATTTAAACTTCTCTACCATCATCTTGCCTCCAGGAACAAATATATGATAATTTCCATCAATTTCATCATACTCTATATGATACTCTGTAACTACAATTAAATCTTTACGTAATAAATCTACACTCTTAATAAAGGAATTTAATGAGTTTGCTGCTAGTTCTAAATATTTAGCAAAAGCATCACCACCAGACTTACGTTTAATAAAATCTATTTCACTTATTTCTGCACTAATAAAATGTGTAAAATCTGGAATTATTACTGTATTTATATGTATCATTTTACTACTAATTATATTAAGTATTGTTCCTGCATCTTCTATACGATAATTAACTATATAATTTCCAGTACAGGAAAACTCTATACCTTTTTTAGTAAGTACATCAATTATTCCACAAATATCATCAGTATTTTTATTACATACTTTTGCTACTTCTTCAGTAGTTTTTAATTTTTGTGTACTTATATTAAAATAATCTAATCTATTTCCATCAGATTTCTTTAAATATAACTTCTTATCTGAAGGAGCTAGTACAAATACACTATCTGAATTTGTTATAAAAGATCTACTATAAGATTTCCCTGAATTTGGTTCACCTAATATTGCTATCCTTTGTGCCATTATTTATTTTTAAATGTTTTGAAATATTGTATTACATTATAATCTTTAAAAGATTGTCTATCATCAGATCTACTTGTAGGAGCATATTGTTGTTCTACTGCATCAATATACATAGTAAAAGTAAAATCATCCCCCATATAAAATCTATCCCATCCTTTTGATGTAAATAATCTCTTTACATTTAATTGTTCAATAGCCAGATTATCAAAACTTAATACTAACTTTCCTACTAATGTAGGAAGATGTTTATACCATTTATTAATATTATCTGTTATATCTTGAGAGTAGTATGATATTCCTCTACCAAATGTTTTGTACCCAAGTAATAATACTTTTATACCTTTTATAGTACATAATTCTTCAATTTGTTCAATAGTATTTATTCCCACAATTAAATGTAATACTATATTTGATGATAATTTATATAATGATTTAATAAGATTAATATTTCCTTCAGTAACAGATATACCAATACCTTTGACTAAATCTCTTGTTATTAAATCTATAATTAATTCATTATACTTATTTATATGTTTTTCATTAATAGTTATATTAGCTATAAATCCCTTAGTTTTACACCATTCTAAAAATTGTACTAAATTTGGATGAGATAATGGATTACCACCACCTAATGCTAATTCAATACCTGCTGGAAGTATATCCAATTTTTCCTTTAGTAAGAATAAATCTGAATGTTTTCCTTTAATAGTAGAATTTTCATGGCAATATGGACATCCTAAATCACAATAATTAGTAATTTTAATATCCATACTTTCAGGATGTTCCACTACTGGAATACCTTCAAACTCTCTTACTTTTGTACCATCTTTATATATAGTAACTGTAGTATTACCATTTTTATATTCTACTAATTTATCTTTCTTCTTTGATATCACTAATGAATCTACTGTCATCTTTTATAATATTTATTAATTCATATAACTTCTTTTTTGTTGAAATAATATCAATTTCTTCTTCATAACCATAATCAAATAATATATCATCGTCATCATCTTGTGAAGAAAATCTTAACTCTTTTAAATCTAATATTTTAACTATATTAAACTCTTCTTTAATTATATTTAATAATTCTTCTCTAATTTCATCAGTAACATTCCATCTATCACACAAAATCCATAATGTTACTAACGCTAATTTCTCTTCTAAATTATAACATACTATTTTATATTCATAATTATAAGCAACATATTTATCAATTAGTAGTTGTGGATTTAATATACCATCTTTTAATAATTCTAATGGTTTTGAATTTATATTGCCAATAGTAATGGAGTGTGTTGAACTACTATTTGTTTCAAACACATTTTTTCTTATATTAACCATCCCTTCCATAATCTCCAAATAATCTTATTTTTTCACCACCCGGAGTAGTAGTTTCATAACTATATGTTTCCATATATGAATCTCTATAATTATTTTCAAACTTCTCTATTAATCTTTCATCTAATCCATCATAGTCACCAGACTCTAATTTACTCCATTCTTCTGGTGTACAAATAGTAATACTATGTGTGCTAATGGAATTAGTTTCGAAAATTGAATTTCTTATTTGTATCATAATTTTAATGATTATCGTTATCTGTAATAAAATATGAATTTGGATTAAATAGAAAATTAACTAAACTTTCTCTTGATTCAAATATATCAGCCACTGTGTCTGTACTTTGATGGTCTATATAACCATGTTTCCAATAAACTGGATTATTATTATGATCATATAATACTTCTTTTGCACCACTGTATTGTTTAATAACTTCAGTTAATAACTCTTTATTTTCTTCACTTCCATAATTTAAAGCATAAGTAGCTGCATAAGATAATCTACTATATAAATCATTATATTCACATTCTTCCCACCCATATTCATCTGTATCTACATGAACTATTCCATTATCATCTGGTATTGGAATATCTGTTAAATCACCTTCATAAGAAATACTAACACTATGTGTACTTGAACTATTAGTTTCAAATACATTTTGCCTTACTTGTATCATTTTACTTATTTTAACGATTAATATTTCCACATACAGTACATTTATTACCTTTAGTTGTTACATTATGAACTCTCATTCCTTTACCATGTATTTCATCTTGAAATTCATGTTTACAAGAACATTGTTTAACTACTGCTCCTGATGGATTCTTTACTGTTGTTGTTACTTCTTTAGCCATTATTCTTCTGTATTTTCGTTATCTTCATTGTATTCTTCTGAATTTTCACATGATGGATTACTACAATATCCATCAATCATCTCATCACCACATAATTCACACCAATCTTCATCATTTTCTTCATCTTCACTTATATAATACGGTGATGATGCACATTCATCATTAAAACATATACCATTAATTAGTTCTTCACCACATTCTTCACAATATTGTTTTTCTTCCATGTTATTATTTATTATTAAATTGCTAATTTTATGTTTGGGAAATAAGGTGTTAGTATAAATTCTAATTTACCAAAATCAACTCCTTGTTTACTATACTCTTCTTTTAAAGTAAGTCTAACACAATTATTATCTGTTATAATTGAATATTTACTATTATCAAACGTTTCATCAATATTAATAGTATTATCCTTAGAATTTACAATATAATCCCCTTTTGATCTAGGGTATATGTCTATATTTATATCTAAATAAGGGTTACATACAATTTTATCTATTGCAATTGGTTCTTCTTTACCGTTAATATCTGAATAAACTGTTAAATTATACTCACTTTCCTTTATTTCTATATTTAGAAAATATAAAATATCATTTAATGAATAATTAGGGTAACGTTTAAATTCGTTAATAACTTCCATTAATACATCATAATTTAATTCTCCAACAATTCTATGAATATTAATAATCTTACTTTGTATTTCTTTATCAATATTCATATCTATAAGAACTTCTTCTACATCTTGTTTATTCAGTACTTCAAATTCAATAAAATATTTAATTCTTTTAGTTCTGTTCTTGAAATAAGAATTAATTTTATTTTCATCATTAGCTGTTAATAACGTAATAAATTTAGAAGTATCATTTCCATCTAAAATAGATAAAAATTTATCTTGTGGATTATTCTTTTCTTTACTATTTGTAGAAAATAGCTTCTCAAATTCATCTATAAATAAAATAAATTTATTAGGTATATTATTTAATATATCACTTAATTCAGAACCTTCAAAAGACTCTTTAACTATTACAATAGGTAAATTACTATCATTACATATTTGTTTAGCTAATAAACTTTTACCAGAGCCTTTTTCACCTAGTAATAATATACCCAATTTATCATAATAACTAATTTCAGTTTTAAATTTTTCTCGTAATAATGGTAATTTTCCATAACTTTTAGTTATATCTTCAAATATAGAAATTTCTCTTTTTTGAAGCATTAATCCTCTTATTGTAGAAACTACATCATAAATACCTATTGGTAATTCATTTAATAAATTAACATTAATAGAATTGTCAATAAAATCATATATACTACCTTGTTGTAATACTTTCATTTTTTATTATTTTAACATTTTTAAATATCTTGGATAATCTGTATCTTTTATATTTTTTGGTAATTCTTCAAAGTAATTAACTGCACCATTAAAAAACAACCCTACTTCAGCCATACTACCATCTCTATTATATATTACAGATAATTCTCTATATGAATCACCTAATCTAGTAATATCTATACCTTTATATGATGAAATATCATGTCTAGCTGGACTAAATAATCCTAATATTAAATTAGCATCTTGACTTGTTTCTTTATTTACACCTAATCCAGCAGCAGATGGTTGTAATTTATTTAATTTTATATTATCAACACCTTCTTGTGCTAAGGTTTGTTGTTGTACATTAACTACTGTATATTTCCATCTATCTCTCATCTTTAAACAATATTCTTTACTAAATCTTCCTATAGCAGTCCTTACATCATTATTATCCTTAGCTTCAGGTGTTAATAATCCAACATGGTCTGTTATTATTATAACATGTTCATCTGGATCATCTGGTATATAATAATCTTCTACTTCTACATCTTTTTTATCTATCTTTATAGTCTTTTTTACATATTTTCCATGAGATTCAGCATAACTACGGACATGATTGTATATACCAAAAGGATTTCTTATATCATCTATAAATTCTACTATAGTTTCAAATTGTTTAAACCATTCATTATATTCCTCCATATAACCAACAACTTCATCAGTAAGTATGTAATCATCAAACATACTATTAATACGTTGTATATCTAAATTTAACTTTTTATCCTCATATAATTTATATGCTAATAATTCAGCTATCTTTTTTTCTTTAGATAATTCTAATGTAAAATAAAATATCTTTAATTTAATATTAGATTTACCTTTATATTGCTCATATAATACTTTATATGGTGTGTAAAGGAATAAGAAATCAGTTAATTTACTTTTACCTACTTTACTGTTGGCTGTAACAATTATATATCTTTCTTTTATAATTCCAGGGATTAAAGTACTAAATCTTGGTAATACTTTATTAAATGGAATACATACTAATTTATCAGCTTCTCTTAATTTCTTATTCTTAATTGCTAACTCTTTTACTCTATCATATATCATAAATCAATACTAGATATTGGTCTATTATTATCTTCAACAATATTTCCTTCAGTGATCATCTCACAATAATTAACTAAATATTCTTTACCTGCTTTATATAATTTACTAGCAATACCAAATCCACCACTAGTTTTATATTCATCTACGACTATAAAGTTATCTGCTTGTGGTACATAATCTTTACCATATTTAGATGTAATTGTAGATATTCCTAATTCAGTAGCTTGTTTAATTAATTCAATATCTGCATAATCTGGATATTTATTTAAGAACCATTTCATTCTTACTATACATGTTTGCCTATTACCCATTGGTACTGCTTTAAAACATTTACCTTTGAATAATTTACGATATGTATCTATCCAGTTGTCAACATTATATACATTATTATCTAGTACAGGAACATTTTTATTATTATCTTCATATTGTAGGAATAATGATCTAATTTTACTCATATCATGTACTACAGGAACATCTGATAATAAATATCCTTGTTTAGCTAATTTAGTTAAACTTGCTTGAGTTAATTCTTCTATAATCTCATTTTTAAATTTGATATTACCATTATATATACTATAAAGGAAAATTGTTTCTAATGATGTTAAACCATTACTTTGTGAAATTAATGGGATACTATCAATATAAACCATTATTGATTGTATTGTTGTTTTAATTCTTCAAGTTTTTTACCAAAGATATATTTTTCTGCTGCTTGTTTAGTAGAAAAATATTTAAAATTTATTTTATTAGGGCTATATAAAGTATTAGCTTTATCTATACCAGAAGTTAAAGTATTTATATTTACATAGTAAATATCAGGATGACATTTATAATAAATATTTAAACTATCTTCAGTAGTTAATATTACTTTATAATCTTTTTCTTTTATACCTAAATCTTGTGGTGTTATTTCTATATATAAATTACTAGGTTTATTTGTAAATTCCCAACTAATCATTTTATTATTATCAAAAAATAACCATAAATTATTTCTATCAAATTTAATTTGATTAGTATAATATCCTTCCCAACCTAATTCAAATGCTTTCTTTTGTACTAATTCACTTAATTTATGATTATCACCAATAAATATTTTAGTGTTAGATAAATCTTGTTTAGATTGCCAGTATGAAGTTTTATTAGATTTTAGGAAATTATTACAAGCATCACAAGGTCTATTTGCAGTTTGTCCTAAATTATGTAATTCAAATAAACAAGTTTTACATGATTTAATAGATTGTTTTTTAAAATATGTAGATTTAACTACTATACTATCATCAGTAATAGGTCTTGAACCATCGTGTACTATTGCAAATGTTTGATGTGAATATTTATATCCCTTTGGTATCTCAACTTCTACTACATTCTTAGGTTGTAAACTTTTATGGTATTCAATAGCTTCTTTTTCAGTATCAAAGAATTTACCTTTTAAACTAGTTGGTTTTTCATCTAAATAAGGTTCAAGTTTTAATACTTGAAATTTGTCTGCTAACCATTTTATACAAGATGGTGATATAATTTCAGCAAATTTACCTTCTTTATATAAAAGTACAATATTTCTCCTTATATCTGTTCCCCAAAATTTCATTTTATTTCTTTCAATTAAAGGGTCATAACTATGTGTTTTAATTATATATTCTCTATCATCGCATAAACATCTTACTTTAGTTCCAATAGGAAATCTCTTTTTACACTCATTAAGTAATAATTCTTTTACTTTGTCTATATCAGCAGGTTTCCAATTAAAATCCTTTAAACCTTTTATATAAATTAAATGATCATTCCATATTGCGTCAATATACCCTGGATATCCATCTAAATTATTATGCTTATTATAATACATATAACACATATAACCATATATTTTACTACTATACCATTTATCTACTTCAAATTTAGGTTTAATAGATTCTAAATAGTCTTTAGCTGCTTGTTCTGTACTAAATACTTTATACTCTTGTAAATATGGAATTGTAGCATAATGTAAATCTACTTTTCTTATACTATTATCATCTATTACCCATAATTCTTTTTTATACCAAATATTAATTTTATCTTCAGTTACAAATAATGGTTCAATTCCTTGTGATTTACAATATTCATCTATTGATAGAATCAAATAATCATCAATATTATTCTCATTTAACATTAAACTACTATTTATTGGAAAATATTTATAATCATTGTCATATATTAATCCCTTACTTCTATTTAATTGTTTAATCGTAAATTCAAAATCTTCTTTAGTAGGACAATATATTGCTACTTTATTAGTAATATTACGTAAATATGCACAATCTTGTTTATTTTTGAAATTTGCATATACATTACCAGCATCAATATCAAATGATAAAATTTCTCCAAAGTAACATAATTTGTAATAACATTTATCACTAATTTTGAATCCCAGTTCATTAGCTAATTCTTCAGCACTTTTTTCTTCAAATACTTCAAATATATCAGGATTTGATTCTACAAATTCTTTACTTAATCCTGATTTATTCATATATCTTAGATAACAATACATATTATGTTTATCTGAAAACTCTATAATATCACCTTGTTTATAACAAGTAGGTTCATTATCACAATAATAATTAATTTTTAATCTTGCTTTTTTCATATTATTCTATATTTATTTTTATATTATTAATATAACCATACTTTTCACATATAACACTTAACTCATTATCTAATATATCCTCCATTTCAAGAATAGTAAGATTATATTCTTCCCAATCTGTAATATCTAATTCAATTTTTATTTTTGCTATCATATTATTTAATTAAGTTTAATTCAAACTTTCTTCTTTCTAACATTTTTTTATTAAGTTTTCCATTATAGTATATATAAGATAACCATATACTATCTCTCATTAATGGAATATGTAATACTTTAAGTATACCAGAATTACGTAATTTTGTACATCCTATGTTATATGATAATATACCTAATGGAATACTATCTTTATACATATTAAATTCACTTATATTCTTCTTTAAATCAATAATAAGTAAACTATCGAAATTAGTTATATTATGATCATTTTTGTTTAATATTCTATGACCATATCCAATATAATACTTATTATTAATATGTAATCCTTCATATTCCTTTATATGTGTGGATATTATATCATAAATTGATACACTTTCTGGATAGTATATTATAATATCTTGGTTATACTGTGTTCCTTTATTTGATGATAGAATTGTTATTAAAATTAATATTATCCATTTCTTCATTATTGTTTAATTATGTTAATACTTATAATAACGTAGTTAATTTACTTACTACTTCATGGAACATACTATCAAACTCTTCTTTAGTAATAATTTCTTTATCTTCAGAGTTGTTTAATGCTAATTTAGTACTACATTTCCCTATATCACAAAAACAATCTTCTAAATATGTTATATATAAAGAATGCACATTATCTAATACTTTATAATAATGACAATCTTGTTTTAAATATAATGGTAATTCTACTTCTTTTGTAGATATTACTTTTTCTTCTACTTCTATTGATATTTTACTCATTTTCAATTATTATGTTAGATACATAAATATTTCTTTTATTTAATGATTCTTCTATATATTGTTTAGTTTGGAGTAATGCTTGTTCCTTTATTGATAATACTAGTTCCTCATCTTTTAAAGTATTTCTATCAACAATACATGTAATACAACATTGTATATTAATAGTAGCCATTACTTCTAACTCATGTTCATTTTCTGGTGAACTATACATATTTATATTTTATATTATCATGTTTCCATACAGTTCTTGATTCACCATAATTATTGTATAATTTATATCTACCTTTATACTTTTTATCTAAAGGATGATAATATCTAGGATAATATCTTCTACCTAACCATAAATGACCTTTATATTCCACTAATAAGGGAATTTCACATTTAGGTTCACTTCTCTTTGCTGATTTTAATCTCATAATTTAATCATTATTTATTTTAGTTAATATTTGATATCCTATAGCCCATATTAAAGCTATACATACAAATATATATCTACCCCCTATCCCCCAGCAATATGGATCTATACTATAATTAACAAATGCTATAGATAAATACAATAATATAGGAATAGTTATTGTATTAAATATGTTTTTTAATATATTTTTCATAATTTAAAATAATCTTAATTGTGTTGGTATTTCAATTGACATTTGTTTAGTTATATTATTCTCATGTTTTATCTGTTGTATAAGTTTATTTGCTTCATTTATATAATAATCATAATTAATATTATATTTCTTAAATTCATCATATTCAATATAATCATTAAGTAATGTAACAAATTGTCCTGCACAATGATCAGTATAACCATTAGTATTAAATGTATCTCTTTTATGTAGTATTTTTTCTTTTTTACCTACTAAAAGTTTTCTATTACTAATACTCATACTATTTCCATTAGTATGTAATATAACATCTTCTTGAGTATCTAACTCTTTCTTTTTTACTAAATCAACTTTATATAACTTATATCCATTTTTACTTACATAAAATCTAACAGATCTTTGTATATTTTCTTCTTTATTAGTTCCATTAAGATTTATATATCTTATCTTATTTTGAAACTTTTTATCAATCTTTTGAGATGTACAAAAATCATATATATCTTTATGATTGGTAATTGTTTCTACTACAGGAATATTATTTAGAAAATATTGTTCTACTGCTAATGGAATAACTGGCATATCAAATGCTTTACGTAAATCATCAGTAGCTAAATCTTTATTTAATCTACCTTTACGTTTTATTTTAAGTTTTCCTTTATCTATATATGTAGCAATATAAGCATTAATATCCATTCTTATATATTTGATATACTCATTTTCCTCTAATTGAAATCCTGTATATTTTTCCCAATTATGATATATTTCTCTATACTTATCAATTTGATCAATATGTAATTTACAAGTTATTCCATCAGTATTCATAGATATTACCTGTATTCCTGCATCTACTAACATTTCAACTAACATTAACATATATAATTGACAGTTAATAGTAACTTGTAGCACACATTTTCTATCATATAACCAACTATCTATACTTCCTAACTTACCATATCTTGAATTAAGCATAATTTTATATAAATATGCTTTACTATCTATTCCAGCATGTTTAAACTCAATTCTCTCTTTTATAATTCTTTCCATTAATGGAATAAATACATTCTTACCTAACTCTTTCTCTAATTGTTTTATATGTTCTGGAATAACATTCATTTTTACTATAGCATTTGGATATTCAGATGCTACATCAATATCTTTTATCTTATAAATATCAGTCGTAATGAATATATTACCTTTATCTACGGAATGGATACCTCCGGCACCTAGTTGTATTGCAATTCCACCATATTCAAAAGTTGGTATATCATATGTAAGTTTAGTTATATTCATATCACAATTCACTTCTATATTTTGTAATTGTTCTAATATTAAATTCATTTTTTTACTATTAAATTTAACATTAGATTGAATTACTTCTGATAATTTTATTATTCCTCTATTTGTACGTAATGATTTTATATCGTCAGGTAATACACCTAATTCTTCACAATACATACGTTCAAATTCTATATCACCTAACTTACTTTCATCAGCAGTTATTACATTAACATTTCCTGTATGTTTATATATTGCAAATCTATCATCAATTTGTTTTTGTAGAAATATACGTAAAGCATCTAATCCATCAACATCATTTTTACAATATAATTCAAACATATCTATATGTTCATCTTCCATTGGTGTATTAAATGATAATGGAAAATCTTGTATTTTATGCCATTTTATATTAATTAGTGCTTCTTTTAGTGATTTATACTTCTTATGTAAACCACTCATTTTATATATATCTATAAATTTGAAATATTTATCTTTACTATAATGTCTTTCTGTATTTATAATCTTATTATTGTATTCCCATAATAATTTAGTTATATAATCAGCATTAGCATCACGTAATTTATTCTGATTATTTATAAGATAATTATTAATAAGATTATCATATTCTATTCCATTATAGGAAATTATTATACTTTCTGTTCTTATTATATGTTGAAGTAATCCTAATATTTTCTTAATATCATTTCTACTATAGGAACTATCTGGATTACTTGAATTATATATTCTAAATGTTGCATAAGTATCTGCTTTACTTTTAAATACTACACAAGCATAATTTGGTTTAATTTCCCAATCAAATGTATAATAATTATAATCAGAAAAGTTCATTATCATCTTCAATTAATGATTCATCATCTTTATCTACACTTTTAATATTATCAAGCTGTCTATTAGTTATAACACCTTCAAGGAACATAACTAAATCTGCAATATTTTTAGATAACTTTTGTATATATAATCTTACTTCATTATTACTATGAGTAAGTTTATATTCATTATATTTAGTAAAAATATCAATTATATCTTTAATACTAAATCTTGATGTTATATCTGTTACTGAACGTATGAATATTTCCTTTACTGGAATACCATTCATATCAAAGTCTTGATATACTTTTTCTAGTATATCTTTAGGTGATCTAATATTAATATACTCAATTTGGAATTTATCACCATCTATTGATAGTATATCTAATCTTATTAATATATCTCTTTTATTATTTCGAGAGAATTTTGATATATACTCTTGGTATTCTGAATAAGATTTAAGTAAATATCTATCCATTAATTCCTCATCTCTTCTTAATAAAGGAACATCTGTTATTTCCTTTTCTTCGTAAGATATACCTAAATCATCTTTCTTAGTAACAGTTACTACTTTTACATTATTAGTATATATCTTAATTAATCTTTCAACATTATCTGAAACAGGATTTAATACGTGTTCCATGATATAGGAATATGTTGTTTATAATGTTTTCTATCAAATTCATCCATAATTTTAAAGATATTAATTTTATTAAATGTTAATACATCATTACGAGTATGTACTTTCTTATAACCTAATGGTGATGGATGTGTAGTTCGTAATATCTCATGTTTAGGATTTGTGATTATATGTTCAAATTCTATTGCATGATTACCCATTAATACCCATAATATAGGCCTATCTTGTTGGTTAAGTAGAGATAATACTAGATTAGTAAAGTTTTTCCAATGAAGGAAATGTCCTATCTTACCTGGTTCAATAGTTAATGATGTGTTATATAAGAATATACCTTGTTTAACCCATTCAGTTAAGTTATTACTTTTAAGCTTTACATCTGGGTTATATTCTTTTAATTTATTGAATATATTAACTAATGATTTTGGTGGTTTAGGATTAAGAGTACTAAATGCAATACCATGTGCATCACCAATAGTAGGGTATGGATCTTGGGAAATGACTATAATCTTAACTTCTGAAAGACATACGTAATCAAATACTTTAAATACATCTTCTTTTGGTGGTAATACATTACCTTTTTTATATAATCTATCTAATAATATAGTATTAATAGGTTCTAGTTCTTGCCACATATTATATAGCTTTTTCTATATTATTTAGATTCCATATACGAACCATTCTATCATAATCTTCTTGTTTAATAAACCCTTTCAAAGGTGTCCATCCTCCTACACAAGAAGAATGATATATTCCTTTACGTGAATCATATACCCAATAATAATCATCTTCACCATCAATAACATCAACTAATCGTACAATTTTATCAAAGTCATCTATTACTAATGTATTTTTAAATGGTTCTAGTTCTGCTTTTAATTTTTTAAATGTATCCATTTAATCATGTTTTATTTTTAATAATTCAAAACATTTACGTATTGCTTCATGTTTAGCTTGTTTTTTAGTGGGAAATTCATCATCATAATTAAATTTACCTACGAATTTTGCATTAGTATTTATATAATACCCCCAATAATTACCAATAGTTTCTCTATGCGCTATAACAGGATAAACTATTACATCATTATTTTCAAACCATTCTTCTAATCTTCCAATAAACTCATACATTAAACTGAATTTATGTTCAAGTAATATAGTATACCAGAATTGTAACCATTCTGTATTATCTTTCAAATCACACTCCATTGTATTAGCCCATTCAAATACCCAATCTATTACTTCTTCATTTTGTGGATAATATATACCATTTAATCTACCACAATGTTCACAAGGGTGAGTTATATGATTAAAACATGTTTTATTGCATGGTTGTCCATCTTTAACTTCATGGTATTTATTTTTACTACCTTGAGGTAATCCTTTCTTTTTCAATATCAGAGCTAATTCTTTTGATACGTACATATTGTTTTAATTTTAATTAACTAAATATTCTTACTTCATACCAACTACCACCACTAAGTAAATTTCCTTTAATTACATGTACACTATTATGTCTTTTAAGAAATATAAATGTTCTCAATAATTCCATTAATTCTATTTTATCAATTTGTTTTTGAATTAAAGTACGTTTACTTTTGTAACTTGTAAATGTAAGATAATATTCTATTATACCATTTTTATGATAAAGAATTTCATGTTGAAACATATTATTCAATATTTAAGATTATTACACAATATTCTAAATCACTTAATGTTTGAAATGATTGTTTGGCTGTTATACAATTCCAACAATCATCTTTATCATTGAAATATTGTTTAATTCCTTTATCAAACTCGCCCCAATCAACAATCTTTTCAGCTAATTCTTCATTTATATCTGATACAAGTCCTGCATATTCACATAGTTTTTGTTCCATTGCTTTTTTGCAATCTAAATATCCTATTAATCCATCACCTTTATCAATATCTTCTTGCCACCAAACGCAATCACTTTCTCCATGTATATGACAAGTAGGTTCCTTACTATAAAACTCTATCTTATATCCATTAAGTTGTTTTGTTTCCATACTTATTGTTCGATATGTTTTTTACAGACTAATTTATCTTTATGTAACATTTCGTATTTAGCAATATATTTTCCAATTTTTCCACACCAACATTTTGGTCTTACTGTTAATCCTAATTTAATAGAATTATCATCCCATTCTTCCATTAGTGCTTTATGTATTGAGTATATAGTATTTAATAGCGTTTTTTCTTCATCAGTTAAATATTCAAGTTTTATGTGTTTACACATACCTGATAATAACCATTTATTACTATTCCTCCATTTAGCTAATTCTTTTTTATTCACATTTTCCATGAGTTGTTATTTTTGATAATTTACATTTTGTCCACAATAAGTACATCTTTCATTAAAAGTAACTTCCTCTCTTTTTAGAAATCCATGTACAAGGCAATAATATCTAGTTTTAATTAACCATTGTTTAGCTATTTCTTTACATTTAGGACAAGTTATTAATTCTAATATTTCTGGTTGATGAAAGAAACTATATAGGAATTGAATATTATTTTTACTTTCAAATATAGTCCAATTTACATAATTTTCATCTTTCTTAATTAACTTACTATCCTTATACAATATATGTATTATTAGTTCAACACCACATTCAGTTAAATTAGAATTAGAATTAGAATTACTACCATTAATCCAATGCACTATTTCCATAAGCTGCTATTTTAAATGCTTGTTTCACTTCTTCATTTAAAGATAATAAATAATTAGTAGTACAATTGTCTGTTAAATAATTTAATGCTTTTTCATATCTTTCATTAGCATCTCTGTCTAATAACTCTCTTACCATTTCTCTAAATAATCCATTAGATATTCCATCATTTTCTTGATTTTTAGCTGCTAATGACTCTATATTCCAAGATATTTCAGCATATTTATCACACAAATCTTTAAATCTGGTATTATGGGTTTCTACATAATCAGTTAAAGTCTGTTTAAGTTGATTATATTCATCATTTAATGTTTTATAATCTTGTTGCCATATTACTAATTCTTGATGTGCAGAATTTAATCTACTCATATAATCGAGTATTTCTAATTCAGCTGTTTCAAGTGCTTTATGATATTTATATATCCAATCTGGTATTTTCATAGATTTCCATTCTTTTGGATCTTCATATCTATCTATGTGTGATTTATTTAATCTTAAATTATCTGGTAATATTTCTTTTGATTTCATTTTAATATATTTTCAAGTTGTTTAATTCTTTTATTTATTAGTTGTATTGTATATTTACTACTATTCATTGGAGTAGATGTTCTTTTTCTTATATCGTATATAATTAATTCACTATGGTCATTTATATATTCTAAATCTCTTTTTAATGCTTTATACTCATCAAATAATTCTAATTTATTTTCAAATGTTTCCATAATTGAGTGAAAAAAGAATAGTCCTGAGTCAATACCATATAATTAAAAAACTATATATAAAGTTACTTCTATATACGAAGATCACTTTAAATGTAGAGTTTAATTATAAGTATTAACTCAGGACTGTTTATTTATTGTACTTTCTTAATAAGTACAGGTTTTTGTCTATGAACCCGGTTATAATATCGAGCTTCATCAATTTTATATGTTCCTTCACCGGTATTAATATACTTAGTGAAATCGCTATCTTTATAATCTGTAAATAATTGACCATCTTTGGTTACAATGTATTTACCTAGCTCTTCTTCTTTCCCTTCTAACAATACTAATGAGAATTCATAACGTAGTTTTTCTGCAACTACAGTACGATATAAATTTGATCCAAATGCAGGATCATTTACTGAATTATCCTTAACTGCTTTTGTTAAAGATAATGCAAATTCAATATTATAAAGATCAGTATTGTCTTTATTATCAATTTGATTAGTAAATAGTTCATCAATATATGAACTAATGTTTTCTGTTGTAATTGGAAGTTCATCATATCTTCCTTCAGCAATAGAAGAATACTCTTCTTGCAACATTTTAACCAACTTTATAATTGAATTTGGTTGAGTACATGCTTTCAATATTGAAGTAATAAACTTATATGTTTTAGCTTTAGTATCAGCTTCAACAATCTGTTGGAATAGTTCATCGTAATCAATACCACGATGATTGGTATATTTTGGCTTTGTATTACTTTTTTTACCTTTATTTGCTGCTGCATTTTTAATAATAATACGAGCTGCTTCTACCTCTTCTACTGTTGGAATATTTCCTTTTTTCATCTTCTTATAGTTTTAAATATTAATAATTATTTTAACATCGAAAGTACATCTTTCCAATCATACTGGATTTTATTCTTCTTGAATACAGGAATATGTGTTCCTTTATACTTCATATATGTAGGAACAACATGAACTTTTTCCAATTGTTTTTGATTTGAAGGAAATTGTTTAATATCATTAAACCACTTTTTTTCCTTCATTTCAGTAACAATAATACCACTAAAATCATGTAATTCTACTTGATTGTTTAGTTTTTCTTGTTCCTTTAGTGATGAAACAAGTTCACTAAACCTCTCAGTAGTATTATCTTCAACAAAACCAAACTTATTAGATAACTCTTCTAATGATTCTGTAGTTACTACAGTAATACCATTAAGTAATATATCATCGTACTCCTTTTCAAGTCTTTTGATATATTTACTTAATTGTTCAAATGTAGTAAATTGGGTATTGAATTTATCACATATCTTGTGAATCCTTACATGATTATCTTCCTTTACAGCAATACTGTTTTGTATATTACTATATATCATGGAAGATCTAGCATTCATGTTTTTAACTAACCAATTAAACACAATGGTATTATCGATAATATTACCATATTTTGCTATAAATTCATCTACCGAATCCTCTAGCATTTGTTTTGGTATATCACTCGGAATTTTACTTTGTTTATCCCAATAACGATATGCTACTCTAAGTAGATCTTCTAACTGATTATACTCATAATTGAGATTTGGGCTTACTCGCCTAATCTCGTTTTCAATATCATTTAAGACATTGGTTTTAACTTGTTCTAAATTCATATACTTTAATTTAATAGGACATTTTCGATTTTATAAAATTGTAAAATATTAAGTTTCAATAACTTAACCTCGCACGACAATAGGACAATTCAATGAAAGTTTGTCTGATATTTACTATCTTTCTTAAACTTTAAAGGTTTAGGTGTACCATATAAAAAGAGTATTAAAAATAATATTAGTAATAATCCTGCTAATACTTTTAATATAATATAAGAAGTTACTATCATTACTAATAGCAATGATAGTAACAATAACCCTTTTCCCATATTATTGGACAATTTCAGGTTCTTCAACTAATTCTGGAAGTTTAGTATGTTTATACTTCCATTTAAACTCTTTACGCTTTCTTACATCATTACATGTTCCTTTAAAGGAAGGAACACCTTGTAATTTTAAAATAGATTGCTTAATTATTCCTGTAGGAACATTGTTTTCAATTTCTTCAAGTGTTACTAATTTAGTAACTGGATAAAAGATAGGTGTTTCTACCTTATCTTCTATTTTAATACGCCATGATTTTTCCATTATTTCCTTAATTTATGATCAGTACTATAAACACCAATTGGATTTGTTACTTGTTTATGCCAATCCAATTCAGGATGGTTAGTGTAATCGGGTTGTTTTGGATTCTCATTTTCATAAGTACCCATCCAAACAATTTCATTATTAACTACAACTTGTTTGTAAGATTCACTTGGAATCTCACTTTGTGGAATCTGCGGAAGTTCTTTACTAAACCAACTCATAACTTTTATTTTTTAAATTTAACTTTAATATATACTTTATCACCACCTGCATGGTAATATGGAAACTCTTCACTAATATAATCACGTATAGCATGATTACAATAATGTTTATAACCAAATTCAATCATTTTATAAGTATAATTTATACCTATATTAAATTGAACTTGTTTTGGTGTGAAATACTTATTACCACTATAACACATCCATGTTTCTACAGATGTATTAATATTTATTCCATGAGTAGAATATTCTAATCCAATAATGGAATACAATGGACTTCTTTTTGTATCATAAGTAGTCCATCTGTTTAATCCATTAATTACACTAAAATTTTGATTAATATAACCTAATTCTAATGATGGAACAATTTGTGCTTGTACTACTGATGTTAATAACATCAATATTAGTACTAATTTAATGGTACGCATATTTCAATATTATTAAGTGTTCCTATAGCACATGGATACATCATATCTAATGATAATAATTTACCCCAACAATATACTAACTCATTATGAGTTATATTTCCAATACATGTTATTTCTATCATTTTAATTTGTTTTTAATTGTTAATAATTGTTTAGTGGGGAATGTAGGAATCGAACCTACGACTTTATTTTCTAAATATACGAATTACTTGTTTATTACCTATGTCTATTAATTCTTCTTTAGATTTTTTTAAAGAAGACATTTTATATAGACATTCTTTTGAACATACTGTAAAGTTACTATTTTTTACTAAATGTGATAAATTATGTTCTTTTATGAAAACAACTCCACAAATAGGACATATTAACTCTATCATTTTCCTAGAAGTATTTGATTGTACTCTATATTTTCTAGTGTTTTCAATAGCAGTTAATACTTGTAAATTATCTATAAAATCATTACATTTATTTCCATCTATATGATCAGCTTGTTCATTACTTTCTAAATATCTACCTAATTTAACTGATAATAAATATCTTGCATAAGCGGTAGATGTTTTCCTATTAGAATTATCAACAAGTATAATCATTTTTCTATTTTCTTTATTTGTAACAATATAACCAACTTTATAGTCATTACTAAAAGGTAATTGTAATTCAATTTTCATTTTATTTGCTTTTAATATTAATTAATTATTAGTTTTTTTACAAAATTACCAAATTTTAATAGTAAAAGCAAATAAAATAATAATTATTATTTATAAAAAATTGTAAATGCTCTAACCAACTGAGCTAAATCTCCTAATTTCTTTATGCTAAATCTTCATTTTTAAATTTTAATACTTCCCAAGTATCTTCACCAGAATCATCATCAATAAACTTATCAACAACAATTGATACTGATGATCCATTATTAATAATATCTGATTCTGGTTTATCTTCTGTAAAGATATGTTCACATTTAGCAGTTGTGAACTTACCATTTGTACTGTCAATTACCTTTTGTATATTATTCATTTTATTTAAAATTAAATTTATAAATAACAAAATAACAGTTATCTCACGACAAGTGTTATTCCTAGAAAACAATCGTTTAAACTTTAACTCTTAGTATAGTATATGTATATATACCATTACTAACAGTTATATTGTTAAGTTTAGTAGAAACAAATTTTGAGTTTAAATTATGTGCAATAATTCCTGTAATTCTTGAAACACTATTTAAGCTACTTGCAATTCTTTTAAAGTTTTTATCATCTTTTAATAGAACTTCGTAAGAATACCTATTTCTACCTTTCTTTTGTGGTATTACTAATGGTTTTACTTGCTCTTTTTCTACTAAAGGAACGTCAACTACTTCTTGTTCCATTAATGGTGTAATAGTAATAGTCATTACCCCATTACTAATCTGTGTGGTAATTTCATTAGTACCCATATCGAGTACTAATGAATAAGATTTGAATTTCTTCATTTATTAAAATAATTTTAATTCTTCTTCAAGATCCTCAAGATTTTCTTCAGCAATTTTTAATGCTTCTGCTGCTTGATCTCTTGCATCTTTAGCTGCATTTACTTTGGAAATATAAACACTACCTTTATCAGTGATATAACCACGTGCTTTATCTACAGCTTTTTCAGCTTGATCATATGTATTCTTTGCACGAATAACTGTTGCTTTTTGAGATTGAACCATAGCCTCAATTTCAGCTTTTAAAATAGGTTCATTATTCTCAATCTGTAGATCAATATTTTCTTCTACATTTGCTTTTTTAGCTAATTCTTTGTACTTTGACATAACTTTAATTTTTAATAATTATTAATAAATTTCTGGTAAGTTTCTTTTTCTCACAGGTGAAACTTTGAACCTGTTTTGTATATTATCTACTATAGGAATATTTCTGTTAGTACCTTCTTGTTGTTTAATATATTCAATAGTGGTACTTTCAATCGTTCCATTATCCACTAACTCAACTGTACCTATTGATATACCACTTAATTCTAACCATTCTTCGAATGTATAATACTCGTCTGGTTTATTAAACCTAGCGGTATTAGGTGATAATAAGTTAATACAATCACCATAAATTTTAAACTTAGTTGGGTCAGTTCTACCTAATTTCTTAGATACAAAATCCCATTCTTCTTGAGTATTGCATTTAACCCAATTTTTTTGTATAGGTTTAGATTCTATTTCAGCCCATTTACCATCGAGATAAATACATAATTCATAAATAGATCCCATTGCCCAAATACCATTAGGATCCCAATATGGTTTACCTTTTATTATACCTATTTTAGTATCTCTTACCCAACCATGTAAACATTCTTTTAATTTAGTGCCAATAGGGTGTTTCTTTATAGCATATTCAAGTAATCTTTCTTTAGCTTCTTCATCTGATACAGGAATAAAATTTGATTGATTTATTTGTAAATAGTCATTAGTATAACCATCTTTTAATCTTTTACCACTAAACCAATTACCATATACATCAAACCCATAATATAAATCTTCAGATGAAAAATATTCTAATATATTTCCTTGTTTATACCATTTATTATATTCAAATGGTTTATTTGTTTTAGTTACAGATTCTATTTCTTCTTTAGTTGCATGTCTGAAATCTTTATTAGCTCTAGGAGCTACAACAATAGTAGGATGATTAACATACCACCAAGTATGCTCTATATCTTGACATTCTACAAGTTGATATATTTCTCCAGGTTGTAAAACACTATAATTTCGTATCATTGTTACCCAATCACCTACTTTAAATTCTGGTGTTTTTACTTCTAAAGAATTACTTTTTAACCATGATATAATTTCTGATTTTGACAGATTTCTTGTTAATTCAGATAAAGGGCAATGAAAGCACATTAAATTATCACAATTATATAAATGATTATTGTCTAATTTATAACGTAAACACTTATTATCACCAGCTTCTACTAATTTACATAACTCTTTAATACTTTTACCAGTTTCTATAGCAATAATATTTGGATCATTATTTTCTACAGCTCTAGTAATTGTTGTTGAAAAATCATATTTTTTAGTTTCTTCTATAACTTTTGGATAATGTTGCCCATCGCTTGCAGGACAAATTCCTATATGAGGTGCTTCATTACAATTATCTATATATTTACAACTAAAGCAAGCTTCCTCTTGATTCATATTTGTTTGGACTAATTTTTCCACTGTTTTACCCTGTTGTCTATCATACTCTTCATTAAGAGCATTGACAAGTTTGGTTAAATCTTCTAATGAATTACAATATGGAAAATCACCAGATTTATAATATCCTAAAATATTTGTTGTAAACTTTTTTTTATCTACATCAATAATTTTAAAACATTCATTATTATGTCCGCTATAAGCCATACAATATAGACTATCATATACAATATATTTCAATCCACATATTTCAATGTTTTCACCAACTTTTAATATTTTCATATCTTTTAAGTTTTTAGTTTATACTTCATTTTGATTATGTTTTAAATTATTTTTGATTATTTTTATCATTAATTTTAATTATCATTAAATTTGATTATGTTTATAAGAAATTCCCATTATATATTATCACAACAGATAATGGGAGGTTATCACAAATATTTAAGATATTGTGATAACTATAATTAATTAAGAAAGGAGGCATATTAATAACATTTCAGTAGTTTTGATTTTTTTTCTTTTTTAACACAAGTAATAAACAAATTATCTCAAATGTATTTCACCATAATTCAGCATAACAAATTTACTTATGTGTTTATTGTAACTCTTTTGGTATTTCTGGGCAATATTTATGTTCCCACCACTCTGAATAATCACATTCTTCTCTTTCACACCAGGTATTATCTACAAACCAAATTGTTCCGGATAAATCACCAGTAAGACTTGCATTATAAGTAAAATCTAAATTCTTTAAAAATTCAGAATATTCAGATTCAGAATATCCTACTTTTAAAAGAATTTCTTTTGGGTTTATACCATTACCAATGTTATAGGAAATAGTAGCACATTTCACTTTTGGTAAACCTTTTAGAAATTCTAATAATTCACTTTTTACATTAGTTATATTCATTTTATTATGTTTTAATTGTTATTAACTTTAAGCTATCATCATCAGTGCAATTGGCTTAGGATTGCAGACCATCATATTAACTATTAATATTAGGCTTCGAGTTTAAAATGTTGAAAATGTGAAGGTTAAGATTGAACCTTCATTTATGGATAATTTATGGATAATTTCTGGACATTAGAATACCCATTTTTATATCGTCTGGTTTGATTTTAGACATTATTTTTAAGGATTAGTATTAGTTATCCAGATTAAAATTGAGTGTCTTAAATCGAGTATAAATATATAACAAAAATAATTATACATAGAATTTGCATATTAAGAAATCATTTATTTATTATAAAGACACCGTTTTTACAAAACGGAGTGTTTATCAACACTTTATAATTAATAATAACTGGCAAAAATGCTTTTACTTGATAATCAGATATTATTATTTATCTTATATTCCAGCATTGATATATAACTTTTCCAATATAGGAATACTTATTACTTAATAACATATTCCTACAATAATGATATTAAAAGATTCTACCTGTAAGTGTAAAAACGATGTTAAACTAATTTATAATGTTCCTACAGGTAGTCTTTATATTATATTACATAATGGAATGTTAAGATTGACTTTAATATTGTTATTATAATCAATCCTATTATACATCCACCAATAATAAGTTTATCTCTTTTACTTCCTTTATAGAAGTATATCTGTCCACATAACAATATGAACAGAATTGCAAATGATATTTCCATGAGTTCAGATATTAGTTAATATTGCGAAGTCATCAACTCGCTGCACAATGTTGTTATAATAACAACTACTATATTACTATTACTAGTAATAAGGCATAGTATTATAAAAATGATAAGTTCTCTATGAAAAATCTAATGATTATTTCACTTATTTCTTTATAATATATGCTGCCACCACTAACTTTACTTAGATTGTTTAAACTTTAGAACACTTTGTCTTTAGTTTATTTCAAGTTAGTTTTATATATCTCTTCCATGATGGAATGATATTAAATTACTCTATACAGACCTTTCTAAGACTTTGGTTATCTGCATCCCTTTTGAGTATCCTTCTTGTATTTCTACAATTTCCTTCATTGGATTATAGAATAATTTATCTTATAATAATAAATAGCTCATAAATCTTTCAATATTATGACTGTTAGTGAATAGGTTTAGCCTCGAACCAATATCAATACTTTCGTATTAAGGTTATCCAATTACTCATCACATACCCAACTATTTATTATGTTTAGTTTTTGTTATCCAACATTTTACAAATGCTTGTTACACCTGTAATACTTTTACTTACTTTTCTTATCTTCTTAGTAATTATTACTATTATAGTAATTATTACTATTCCTGTTAATGATGGTGCTATCATATTATTTAGTTTTAATGTTTACGAACTAAACATATACCTCGTAGTGTACATGTTACACAAGATTTGTTATCACAAGTTTCCATAACGCTAATACTTCATCTTCACTATACTCTTTATCAACTTCTTCTAATGTTCCATTAATTGAAGTTTCTACTCCAAATATATCATCATCTGGTAATCTTAAACCTTTTGAAATAGGTTTTAGAATAGCAATTTCAGAAATATAACTATCTATTAATGTTAGGGGTTTAAACTCAACTTCAACTTCTTTACCTACCATATCATCACTTGCATTAGTGATTTGTGGTAATGGTAATGAAGGATTAGTTGTTGCTATTATTTTATTCCAATACTCAGCAGTAGAGCTTGTACCACAATTAGGTATATATAATGTATCTTCATTTTTATTAATACACCATGTAATCTCTGGTACTATTTCAGCTTTATTATCTACTACATAGTAATAGTCTGATATTTTAATTAGTTTTTGCATTGTTTTTAATTTTTAAATCTTATTAGTAATAATTAATAATGTAATAATAGTATCTATTACTTGACTTATTCCAAATGTATTATTACATTCTTCATAGTCATTAATATCCTCAAGACAATTATGAACACTATCTTTATGGTAATATTCAATAAATCCTTCATCTCTATGACATTCTGCGTGTAATACTACCATATAATTATCTATGATAATAAATGAGTTTCTTTGTTTATTTTTTAGAATTTGCATTTCAATTAGTTTTTAAATTTGACATACGATATAACCAATAATGGAACATTCTATTGAATGTATTACATATCCGCTTCGATTTCACAACCTAAATGTCTTAAAATAATCATTCAAAATAAATTGTCCTATATTAAATTAACTATACTTTGATATATTGTGTATAATTTAATATTGTATATTATATATACTGTCCTATATCGTATAAATAAACAACTTAATTACATTTCACTATCATGCTTATACTTAAAGTATCTTGCACTAACTTCTCTTACTTATTTAAGGTAAGTGTGTTCTTCATTAAGTTGTTATATTGTAAAGAATAACTAATTACCGGATTACTGACATATCATGCCTTGTTCAGTTTATCCCCAATAGCCTTGATTCTCTTGTACACGCTTTAGAGAATACCCATAACCTCATTAGTTATTCTTTATATTTTATAAATTTTCTTCAATCCATTTAGTACAATCAAATAGAGTTGCACCATTTCCCCATACAAACTCTCTATAAGATTGAAGTAATTGAATTACTTCTTCTCTATTCCAGTTATCCTTAATCTTAGTAAGGGTTATGTAATTGTTTTTGTCAACTTTGAGTTCCCATTTAGCATCTTCAAAATTATCCAATCCTTTAGGATTAGTAAAAGGATTATCAAATTCATTAGGAATAGCTTCATATTCCAAATTAACCCATTCAATCTTATTACCTTTATTCCATTCATCAATATACTTTTGAATGAATTGTGGTGATGGTTGAGGAAATACGGTAAATGGTTTTATACCAATACTATTATCAGTTGTAGCGATAATCTTTTTAGGGTTGCTATTAGGTATAATATTTCCATTATGTTGCCAAATAACTTTATCTCCATCAATTTGTTCATTGATAAACCAATCACCTTCTTTAACTTCATCGTCTGAAATAATATAAAGATGTTGGGGTAACATATTATAAGATTTATCTAATCTTAATTGATTATTAATTCTACTTAACCAAATACAATTAGACCACGTTGCTTTTTCTGTAGGAAGCCTCACTACTTTACATTTCTTTTTCATTTCTTTAAGTTTTAATTATTACTTTTAGATTTATTATTGGGACTATAATTGGATTCGAACCAATATTCTCCAATATCATAAGTGATCAATCTTATGATATAGTCCATTTTATATCTTAAACATCCTTACTGTATTTCTTAGTCTATACAGAACTTTTTTATTACTACTAATATTTAATGTAGTTTTTATTAAGTAAAGCTCTTAACCTTTAAGGATGTAATTAATTCAAGTTAAAAACAGTTAACACCTAATAATACTATATCAAGTTAGGTACAAGTATGATCTTGATATATGCCGACACTTTTATTAACTGTTTTATATGTAACGATTGATATACTCCATGACAATTCATGGGTATTAAAACCGCCAAACGGACTTAGTGGGGGTTTGTATATCAATCATCGTATTAAATAATGATTAATAATCTGACTTGATTATGATGGCTAATTAAAGCACTACATCCATACCAGATTGTACATATTAGAAGTAGTATCAATCATTAAAAGTAAGTAACAAGTAATTGTAGTCTCAGTGGTCGGCTCACGAGTTGAGCAACTATTCCGGGCAACCATTTTAGGACTTATTCATTTTGCCTCTGCTTTATTACTCTATTACTTGTTACTATAAGTTTAGTATTACTCAAAGATTTGTGAGTTGCTCTATTGAGTTTGGTTTGATAGTATTATAGTATTTTTGCCCTATCACGGCATGTAACAATAGACTTCTTCCTCTTATATTGTAATACTTATATTGTTTTCAATTAAACATCTTTTAGTTTATCCTTAAGACATACACATGATTGGTATTTATCCAATAAATGTGTATATACCTAAGACATTAGTAATTTCTTACTTTTGAAGATTTAGATATAACTATTATACCAAATCCTACTGCACACAGTACAAATGCTATTATCATTTTATTTTTAAGTTTAATTGGTTTGAGCAGTCATGCACCACTATCTATTCATTTCAGCTATTGACCCAAATAGCCTACATCAGTACATCTACTGATAGTTATAACAAAGATTAGATACAACTTTGTTATAAGATATTATATATGATATTAACTATAAACTAACAGGTCTTACATTCCTAAGAAATGCCTGTTAGATTATGAGTTCAACCATTGCTCCCAACGAGCAATGGCTTCTTGTTGGATTTTAGCCCAATGACTTTTAAAGTCTGGAGCTTTGTATAATGTATAACTTATAGAATGTTCATCTCTACCATTACAATCTGAGTAATCTGAACTTTCCATAACTACAAAGAAGATAGCTTCTGGTGCTTGTTCTGCAAGCATTTCAAAAGTATATCCATAAGAGTTTTCCCAAGTACCATTAGCATTACTTGCAGCATTTTCTGTAATAACAGATTGCTGCAATAATACCAATCCTTGTTGTGGATTAAATGCCCAAACTCTACAATCGTTAGAGTTTGAATACATACAACCTGATGTACTTACTGCTTCAACGCAGAAGTTTTCAGGTAATACACTGCTAAGAATAACATTAGTTGCTTTTATTTTAAGTGAAGAAGCAACTATTTCACGTACTATTTGTGCTGACATATTAGCCATAATATCATCCCTTGCAGTCCTTAAACCACTATTTTTACTCATATTATACTTCGGGTAAGTACAATACACTACATTTACTGTTGTAGTTCAGGTTCTTTGATACTTTAATTTATACTAAGATTTTCTGCTTAGTTTAATATACAAACCAATGGTACAACTTCATTTAGTTGTTTTAAAAACAACTACTATGTGTAGAACAATCACGTATTATCCATCAATTATCCTATTTGAGTTAATTACTCTCTTATTTAGATAATCTATTCTTACATTACAAGTAATTACTCTTGTAATCTGGGAAAAGGCTTATAATACTCCATCATGCTGTATGGAATAGTAGGTGCTTATTATTACTTACTCTGCATTTATAGAGGCTTGTAACTCTTATATCTTTTTGGATATAGCTGCATTAAATAATAAAAGAATAAAAGACCTGTATATCCGAAATTTGATAAATTACTGATCCATAGGATAACCATAACTATTCCCGAAAGATAAATAATACTAAACAAAAATGTTTAATGATATTTATAGTTAATGTCAATTCTAATTATCAGAATCTCAGAATTTCCGAAGGATATAAAATTATAGTTCGCCTTAGTTGTATGTGAATATAATAAGATAAAATATTAAGAGTAGATAGTGATAGGTGGATGTTACTACCCATTATCACTATCTAAACTTAACACAAACTATGCTTCCACTTTCTCAGGAACTTTCACAGTTTTAAAACTGGTTACTTGTTCAGGTGTCAACGGCACACAATCCATTTGTAAATAGGTTGTACTGTCAACTTTCTTAATAAGAATGTTGAATGTTTGACCTACTTCAAATTTAAGGGTGCAGCCACTCTCTTTTACCTCAATAAGAGTTTTAGGAACTGGTAAGAGAGTTTGTCCATCTACTTTTGTGATACCTAAAATCTTTACAGGTTCCGGTACATTTTTAAGTTCACCAAGTATAGAAATACTTTCACGGATTACACTTGGTTTTGGCAACTGGTCTTTCTCACTTTGTGAAAGTAAGCCATTATAACCGTCTTCAATTTTACTGCAATATTGAGCCCAAACAGCACTACCAGAACCCTTAATATACTCAGGTATCATATTAGCAAACTTGTTATTAAGTTTGTTTTTTACCTTTGATAACCAGTTCATCATTTGGGTATTAACATCAACAGGCGCACTGATAACACCGTTAATTGTTACTAAACACAATACACTTTCAGCATCAAGTCTTGGCAAAAACGCCAATTTACTTGATAAAGATTTCCCAGTGTTACTATCTATTACACCTTGGAAAATAGCGTTACTTGGTAACACTACATTTTTTAAATCTTGTAAATATTCCATTGTTTCTATTTTTAATGGATTAATACTAAACACATATTTTGCTTGACAATATAAAGGGGTAATATGTTTTATGATAATGTACCACAATTCAGTACTCCCCCTATGTGTCAATGCTAAAGGTATAGGTGGTTTTGAGTGTGGATGGTACTACATATTTGTTTTATATAAAAAAATTAAAAATTTTACTATATTTATTCAATATATAAAAATTTTGGAAAAATTATTTTTTACTACCTATACTACTTAATATAGTACATTATACATCATACCAACTATACTAAAAAATTACAAACCATAATTCCCATCAATGAATTTGCATAACTAAATTTAATGATATATTTTTGCATCGTTAATTATAACTAAAAAAATTAGAAACAATAATAAATTAAAATATGGCAAAAATTACGAAAGGTGTATCTACAAGTGATAGTAAGTATAAACATGTTCCTACAATAAGAGAAGATAAAATAATCCTTGATCCTACGGTAAACAAATATAAAATTGATAACACATATTTAGATCGTGTAACATCATGGATAAATACATTTGAGAAACCATTTAATCCATTAGGTGTGTCAGTAGGATTAACCTCATCTAATAATAAGAAAGGTATAGTAAACACATTAACACCACAACAGAGGGTACATTACTGGAACCTTAATAGTAATAGGGCTACATCCTATGGAACAGGATTACATATATTCTCAGAGATGTATGACTTAGATCCTACATCAACTATACCAATGTTTAATAAGGAATATGCAGTAGTAAAATTTATCAAAGATTCATCTAAAACATACCGACTAATCGGTAATGAACTTAAAGTATATAGTAAACGATATAAACTTGCAGGTACTATTGATAGGTTAATACAAAATATACATACAGGTAAGTATTGTATAATGGATTGGAAGACATCTTCCGACATAGATAAAACATATAATAAATATCCAAAAGATCCATTCAAGAAGTATCCACAATGTAAACGATCTCATTATGAGATACAACTTGGAACATATCGTTTATTAGGTAATATTATATTAGATAATGGAAGAATACTTCATATACAACCAGATATGTTTGAAGAATCGAGGATAATTATCCTGAAGGAAGATAGATCTTATAATATAGAAATGTGTAATACTATATCATTATCAGATATACAGATTGCACTTGATGAGAGAGTTGATCCTTCGGAGGAGATATTAATTGGAATATAGATAGTATCTATGTGAAGGAATATACTGCGTATATAAATAAGAATACCTGTCCACTAAGCGGAGGCACACCTATGCCGACGTCCTACCTACAATCTTAATAACTATTAAACAATAACTAAAAACAACATGGATTATAAAGAATATAAAGAATCATTATCAACAACTAATGGTAAAGGTGATGATGAATATGTAGTTGATACTACTGAACCAAAGGATATACAATCTAAACTAAATACAGATTTGGAAGTATTAGTAAATCTACTAACAAGGTATATCATAGGTTATGATATAAAAAATATAGATGATTTAATCACAGTTCTGACAAATAAAACTTATGAATGTACTGGTATAACAAATATAAGATTAGAAAATATAATAAGATTATTAAATACTTCAACTGAAGTTTTATTAGATCCAGAAGACGGTATAGATAAAACAACTATTGATGGAATAGATAGAACTTTTGATAAATCAACAAACACTTATAAAGTAAATATAGAAAACAATAACATAACAAAAGTATTAAATGCTATGAATATATTACTACAATATAAGAATCAAAAATATGGTAATTCAGCATTACAACCTATTAATGTATTCAGTAAAGAATCATCAGAAGGGTCTATTTTAATAAGACTAGATGATAAATTAAGTCGTATTAAGAATAGTGATACATTACGTAAGAATGATATATCTGACATTATGGGGTATTTAACCTTACTATGTGTATCTAAAGGATGGGATGATTTTAGTGAATTTAAGGATTAAATATTATGTGGATAGTTATATATTAAAATATGTTATTAATAGTAGGGTAATTGATAAAGGTATCCTTCGGGTCAGATAAACATGAAATTTAAAGAATCAAAATTAGCACATAAACTATTAGATAATCTAATAGGATTAGAGATAGGTGGATCTGCACATAATTCATTTGGATTAAATACATTAAATGTAGATTATTCAGATGATATGAATACAGTATTTAAACAAGCAGAATATAAATTATGTGGTGAAGCAATGAAAGTAGATATAGTTGCAAATGGTGATAATATTCCTGTACAAGATGAATCATACGATTTTATTATATCGTCTCATGTAATAGAACATATATTTGATCCCATTAAAGCGTTAAAAGAATGGTATAGAATTATAAAGAAAGGTGGGTATATTTATACAATTGCACCAATTACAGAATTTGTACCTAATGAAACAAGACCAACTACAACATTAAAGGAATTATTACAACGACATGATGGAATAATATCTGAAGATATTATATTAAAAAAAGTAGTTGAGGATAATGATGGAATATTAGGCTCAGCAATAATTGAAGGAATACTATATGATACTAAACATGGTCATTGGACTGTATTCGATTTAAACTTATTTATACAAATTTGTGAATACTTAAATTATAAAGTAACACATGTTCAAATACAAGATGATAAAGTAGGTAATGGATTTACAGTAGTAATTCAAAAATAACATGAATATATTAATACTAATATCACAACCATTTGATGCTACAGGGTTATATCGTATATATTATCAATATAAACAACTAATTAATGGAAATAATATAAAGTTTATTCCTGTATATGAGTCTATGAATATAGACTTCACAGATATACAAATAGTAATATTCCATTATAGTTTAGCAACAAAACAAATAATTGATAGATTAAATGAACTTAAAATACATATAGTATTAGATATTGATGATAGTATTAATCTTCCATCATATCACATATTATATAAAGATTATGCAAAATCACGTACAAAAGAATTAATATATTGTATTGAAAACTCAGACACAATAACATGTTCTACTATTCCATTACAGGAAGAATTGCTACAATATAATAATAATGTAATAGTATTGCCTAATTTTATTCCATCATATATACAAGAAGATATAAACAAAATACCACATGTTCCATCAACTAATGGGAAAGTAAGAATAGGTTATCTTGGTGGGATATGTCATAGACATGATATTAATCTACTTAAAGGATTAAACTATTTCTTACAGAAGAATTTTAAAGATAAGTATGAGTTTTACTTATTTGGTGGGCAGACTAATAAAGATTATCTAAACATGTACAATATCTTAACTACTAATGGGAAATATAAGAACAATTTTTACGTAGTACCATTAGTGAAGTTAGAAGAATACTATAACCTATACAAAAGAATAGATATATCAATAGCACCATTAGTAGATGATAGTTTTAATAAATGTAAATCTAATTTAAAGTTTATTGAATCTACAGTATGTAGTGTTCCATTAGTGGCTAGTAATGTATATCCATACTCACAATCTATAAATGATGGAATACATGGATGGTTATTTGATGATAAAGTAGATTTAATAGAATCCATTGACATATTAATGGATAAAGATGAAAGAGATAGGATCGTAAATAATGCTAAAATTAAGTTACAAAATCAAAATAAAGAAGAATTGAATAAACAAATAATAACACAATTAATATTAAAATAAAATGGAATTAACAAAACGTATTTCAGATCGTACAGAGAACTTACTTAACATAAGAGTTCAAGGTGAATATCAATCATTTCATATTTACAATGCTATGAGTAATTGGTGTGATTGTTATGGCTTTTATAAAGCTAAAGATAAGTTTAGACAATATGCTGATGAAGAATTAAAACATGCTAGAAAATTAATTGATTATATTTTAGATAGAAATGGTAATGCAAAAACACCTGCAATTACAGAAGTACCATCTGAATATATGTCATTATTAGATGTAGTTAATAAAGCATACCAACACGAATGTTCCATCACTACATCATATAATACTATACTTCCAATAATAAAGGAAGAAAAGGATGAAGTAACTTATGATTTCCTACAATGGTTTGTACATGAACAAGTAGAAGAAGAAGCTAAGTTTGGTGATCCATTAATTACTGCTAAGAGATTAGGTATTACTGATACTAATACAGGAATTGAATTACTTAAATTTGAGGAATTATTATAATGGAAAACTTTTGTATATGTGAAAATCCAATAAATCAGTCTTGTTATATGAGTGTAGAAAAAGGATGTGAGTATTATGTAAAAGATAAAAACCAAGAAAGAACAATGTTAGACGAATTGGAAGAATATAAAGATAAATTAAGTGAACAAGAGTATAATAATCTTAAAAGTAAAATACTAGAATAATTATGAAATATTTTATAGATACATTTAACGGTACTATTTTAAGTAGATAAAACAATTTAATATGATATTCAAAGTAGAAAATGATAATTGGAGGAAAATAGGAGTTTACTCTATTACTAATAATATAAATAATAAAATTTATATCGGAAGTACTACTAGTAATTTTAGACATAGATATATACAATATTGTTCGGCTGTTAAAAAAGAATTAAATACTCAACCAGTTTTGCATAGAGCATTTAAAAAATATGGTTTTGAGAATTTTACTTTTGAAATAGTATGTATTTGCAATCAAGAAAATGTTTTATTAATGGAACAATTTTATATTAATAAAGGAACTGATTATAATAGTTGTTTAATAGCAGGAAGCTTACAAGGCTATAAACACCCTGAAGATTCTAAAACTAGAACGATTATAAAAGGTAACCATCATTGTGCTATTAAAATTAATATGTATTCTTTGAATAATGAATTTATTAAGGATTTTACTTCTATTACAGAAGCACAAGACTATACTAATATAAAATCTAAAAGCAATATAAGTCAATGTTGTAAAGGTAAAGTTTTTAGTGCTGGAGGATATAGATGGAGTTATGCAAATGAACCATTAAAAGATAGAAGAAAAAGGGAGTTTGGCACAGTTAAAGTCGCTCTATTAAAAGATGACTTTTATAAAGAATTTCATTCTCAAGTAGAGTGTTGTGAATATTTAAAATCAATAGGTAATACAAACTGTAATCAAGGATTAATTAACAGAGCTTTAAAAAATAACATAAAAGTTTATAATTTTAATATAAAGAAAATATGAGCAAATATTTCATGGATTGCGAGTTCATTGAAGGTAAACAAGATAAAACCTTCTTAGGAATTAAATATGGTGAAACTAAACCTACTGTTGATTTAATTAGTATAGGGATAGTTGGTGAGTTACAATCTGAAACTAAGATACCATTAGAAAAACAATTTGAATACATGAAAGAATATGGTATGAAATTTACAAATAAACCACAAGTAACAAAAGAATACTATGCAATATCAAAAGACTTTAACTTAAAAGCTGCATGGAAGAATGAATGGGTTAGGGAGAATGTATTGAAACCTATTTGGAAGGAATTAAAAAGTAAACATACTAAAGAATATCATCACAATTTGTGTGAAACAGATTCAGATTATATAGGAACAAGTAATAAAGTTATAGAATATCTTAGCAAAGATTTTTGTATTAATAGTTTAGAAAGATTACTTAATAAATACGGTAAATCCAATAAACAAATTGCTAAAGAGATTACTGAATTTGTTAATCCTTTACGTATAGAAAACATAATTAAGTTTAAAGAAGAAGTAAGTGAAACTACATTTATACAAGAAAGAATAGATTTAGCAGAAGGACATAATATAGAATTTTATGGATATTACAGTGATTACGACTGGGTAGTATTTTGTCAGTTGTTTGGAACTATGATGGATTTACCTAAAGGGTTTCCTATGTACTGCTTAGACCTACAACAGTATAAACATGATATTGAAGAAGATTATGTTAAAAAGGGTATTAAAGAAGGTAGTATTAATCCTCCTAAATTTGAAATAGAAAAATTACCTAATTACCCAAAACAGACTAATGAACATAACGCTTTAGCCGATGCTAAATGGAATTATGAATTGTATAAATTTTTAAATACGTTATAGTATGAACAATCTGGATGATATTATACAACTTGCTAATAAACTATCATTCAATACAAATAAAATATATCAAGTGTGGGTATGTTGTACTAAAGATGGAATAACAACGTATGACTTATCCACATTTGATAAAACACCAAAAAATAAACAAGTTGTATATACAACAAAATTAAAATAATAATATGAATAATGGAAAACTAGTTATTCCTGTACAAGTAAGTGCTAAGAAATTCTATGATGTATATACAAGAGTTATTGATATAATGTATAATCTTAAACTTGCAAATAAACAAATAGAACTATTAGCACATTTACTATTACTATATAATGATTATGTAGATAAAGGTGTTGATGATTCAGTAATATGGGAAATAATACTATCAACGTCATCAAGGAAAGATATGTGTAATATACTAGCAGTTAATACACCAACATTGAATAATATCATATCATCATTAAGGAAAATAGAATCATCTTATGGTAAATTATTAATTGATAATAAGATTAATGATAAATTCTTATTTAAACTTAATACTGATGATAACATAAATATGTTACTCTTTAAATTTTTAGTTAAAAATGGAAACAGTACAACTAACAGTTCTGTGCGATCTATCATACCAAACAAAGACGGACAAAACAGTAATATACAAGAAGAACGCAAAGAGGAAGTTTATAGTGAGGAAGTCTGATATTACTAATGTATCCTATCTATATAAAGGAAATTATGTATATAAAACAAGATGTTATGTAGATATTATGGATAAAACATATTTAGTAAATCATAGACCTGAATATATACAATCACTAATGGAAAGAGTAAGAATTAAAGGATTTGGTAAATAATGAAAAATACTGAACCTAAGAAAGCAGGTCGGCCAAGACAGATTAAGTTTCCAGAACTTGAAGGAATAGAAGATATATTAGTACATCAAGGATCAATTCAAAATAAGATAGAAGATTTATATAAACAAATAGGTGATAAATATAACTTACATTGGAAAGATGTGGCAAAGATACATTTATCACAATATCTCTTTATAAGAGAAATAATGAGAGCAATTGATGTACATAGAGATGGTAGTGATATATTAGACCATAAATATAATATATCTATTCCTGGGTTAGGGTTTATTAAACTAAGTGGTAAAACATTAAAGAAAATTGAAAAAATAATTGAAGATGATAAACAAAGAGAAAATCTGGAAAGACAGACCAAGAAATAATGGATATATAAGATTACATTATATTAAAGGAAAATGTAATCTTTCAAAAGAAGTAGAGTTACAATTATTATCAGATACAAGTAGTGCTGGATTTTTAAAGTATAAACAGGTTGTACTTAATAGTAGTGGATATACTTTAGAAATATCGGAAGATATTGCAAAGGAAAAAAATGATTTATTATACTATTGTGAAAAGTGTGATAAATATGTAGTAATGAATATATCCAATGTAGGAATATCTGTAGAACATTTACAAGTATGTCCATATTGTCAGGATAAATTAGAAAGTATTCCTATAGTGTTACAACATAATTGGAATACAGGTGTACCTTATTTTGGTAAAGGAATATCTAGTGTAGGAACACATGGTGAACCATCATTAGATGATAGAGAATTAACACATCCAGAAGAATATATTCCTATATGGGATAGAAATGATATAGACCATGAATTTCTAGCAAAGAATAGTGATAATATTAAAAGTATTTAATAATGGAAAATAAATATTATGTTCCTTCAATAGAAGAGTTTTGTGTTGGATTTGAGTATGAGGAGCAAGTAAAAGAAGGTATTTGGAACTATCAAATTTGTAGTATAAATGATTTTGATAAATTAGGAGAATTTACATTTAGACATTTACTTGAAATAAGAACTAGAGTTAAATATTTAGATAGAGAAGATATAGAAAGTTTAGGATTTAAATATGTACCAGCAGAAAATAAATATATACAAGAATATTTTATAAAAGATAATATAACAATTAGATTATATTCCTATAATGAAATAGGAATATATAAAAAGAATTTTTATTGTGGGGAATTTGGAAATGAATATATATATTATTTTTCAGGCACTATTAAAAACAAATCTGAACTTAAAAAACTAATGAAACAATTAGGTATATGGAAAGATTAATTGAAATCACTAATGAAGGAACAATAACAATACATCCAGAAATAGCAGGTATTAAAGCATACTCTGATATATGGGAACGTGATAATACTAAAGGAAAACATATTGCAATAAAGGAATTATCTTATATCTGGTACTTATGTAGTATGGATAAAAGAAATCCATATAAAGAATATGTTGACCCTAAAGATAGAGAATTAAGAATTATTGTTGATGTATTTGGTGAAGGAACATTATGGAAACCTGATAAGTTATTAGTATTAGCAAAAAATCAATTCATTAAAAATAATTATACATTTAATGCAGAATACCTTAAATCAGCATTAAGTGCAGCAGAGAAGACTAAAGGTTATTTTGATAATGTAGATTATGATGAAGTATCACCTACAGGAACATATAAATATAAAGTAAAAGAAGTAATATCTGCATTAAAGGAAACAAGTAATATAATTAAAGAATTGAATGAATTGCGAGATTTACTAGAAACAGAAGATACTGGTAAGACTAATAATCGTATTAGAGGTGAAGGAAGAATAGGTGGATTTGAACGACCAAAATAATTAATATATGGAACAAAAACTAATACAACTTCCTGAGAATATAATACAATTTAATGTAGATATACCACTTGATAATAATACAGGATTAGAATATACAAGTGATACTTATGAGTATAAGTTAATAGATCATTTCTGTAATGGAAAACTATTAACTAATATGGATGAATTTATAGCAGTAAGACAAGAGTTTCAAGAATTAGGTAAATACACACAAGCTACTGTAAACTTAAATAGTAGTTCATCATATATTAAATTTTGGCAGAGAGAACAAGATAGATGTGTTAATGGTTATCATACTGGATATGATTATATACCTGGTTATTTATACTGGTATTGGAACTATACACCTATTTTACAATCTAAAGAAATCTCTAAAAATAGTATAACTGGAAAAGTTAGAGCAGAAAGAAGATCCGATTTTCCATTAATTTATGATGGTGATTATTATTGGTTTCATTATGTAGAAGAAGCAGAAAAAAGGGGGCAACATTGTGGATGTATTAAATCCCGTGGTAAGGGATATTCATTTAAAGCTGCTAGTATGATGACACGTAATTTTTATTTAATACCAGAAAGTAAAAGTTATGCAATAGCTAATGATTGGGGGTTCTTAACTAAGAAAGATGCTATATTGACAAAAGTTAGTGATCACATGTCTTTTGTTGATGAACATACTGAATGGTTTAAAAGAAGACAATATAAAGATATTGCTGAAAATAGGAGAGCATCATTTAAAGAATATTTAGACGGTGGAAAAGTAATAGAAAGTGGTTATAAGAGTGAAATAATAGGTATATCATTAGGTGGTGATCCTAATAAATCTCGTGGTATTAGAGGTAAATTAATAGTATGGGAAGAATCTGGTAGTAACCCAATATTAAAAGAATCTTGGCAAATTGCTAGATCTTCAGTTGAAGAAGACGGTGAGGTATTTGGTACTATGATTACCTTTGGAACAGGTGGTGAAATAGGTGAAGGATTTGCTGGTTTAGAAAAATTAACAAGAGATCCTGAATTATTTAATATATATGGTATCCCTAATATATGGGAAAAAGGTAGGATAAACCAAAAAGTATGTTATGTAGTACCAGATTATGTAAATAAAAAAGGATTTACTGATATAAATGGTAATACTAATATTATTCCTGCAATACAAACAGAAGTAATAAATAGAGAAGTTTTAAAACGAGATCCATCAATGCTAAGACAACAAATGGCAGAACATCCTCTAAATATAGAGGAAGCTGTTATGAAAGTTGAAGGATCCCCATTTGATATTAAATTAATAGGTGAACAATTAGCAGAACTTAAAACCAATCCTATGTATAGGAATACAGAAAGATATGGTTTTATGAATATAGATGGTAAAGGAAATGTCTTCTTTAAAGAAGATGATAATGCTATTCCATTATTAGATTTTCCAACAAAAGATAAGAAACCAGACGGTTGTATTATATTATATGAAGATGTATATATGGATAAAAATGGTAAAATACCTGATATGTTATATGTAGCTGGTACTGACCCTGTAGATTTGGGAAGAGATGATGTTGGTGATACATTCTCATTAGCAAGTACATTTGTTATGAATAGAGTAACAAAACGTATTGTAGCTGAATATACAGGAAGACCTTCTGATGTTAATACATACTATGAACAATTACGTAGGTTATTATTATATTATAAATGCCAAACATTATTTGAAGCAAACTTAGTAGGTTTATTCCGATACTTTGAACGTATGAATAGTGTGCATTTATTAGCTAATACACCAGAGTTATGGAAAGATAAATTTAACTATAAAGGATTAGCTAATAATAAAGGTATTAAATCAGATAGTCAAGGACAAGTTAAAGCGTGGTGTAGGAAGTTAATACAATCATATATGGCCGAACCATTGGATATAATAGAAGATGAAACAGACGAAGATGATAAAAATAATGTAAAGGAAAATTTAACAAGAACTCATAGGATAAGAGGAATTGCATTACTACAGGAATTAAAAGATTGGATTAAGGAAGGTAACTTTGACCGTGTTGATGCTTTTGGTTATACACTATTATACATGGAAGAATGTATAAAAGTAGAGGTAACAAAAGATACTAGTAGAATTAATCCAATTGTAAGTGATATGGAATGGGTAAGAATGTTAGGTAAGGGAAGAAAACGTCATAGAATTTCATTGGATTAATCATTTATACTAGTGATGGAATATATTTTTATTAGTTATAAAATAAACTTGTATTTAGTTAATATTATAACTAATTTTGCGCATAATCAAAATGGATGATTAAGTATCATTATACTTAGTTATCCATTTTTAATTTAAGCAAACTTTAAAACAAGATATAGAAGTATGGACAATTATCCATTCAGGGTAGATGCTGAATTTCCATCACAGTTAGTTAGTGATAACACTAAACGTGGTTTGAAATGGCAGAAGGATAGTATAGATGGTACTATTAATCGTGTATTATTCTCGCATGATTTAATAAGAAAATCTAAACAAGATAAGATAGAGAATTATAATATAGTATTAGGGAAGTATGATCCAAAGAAAATAGCAAGGCAACTAAATCCAATGTTATTAGATGATGATGATTATGATAATGATGTTAAGGATTTATTTGATGAAACTGATGGATTAGCTGTATTAAAGAATGTATTAGATACATTAGTAGGTGAACAATTAAAACGTAGTTTTGATCCACGTGCTTATGTAACAAATGCTGAAGCTGTTTCCATGAAGGAAAGAATTATACGGGAAAGAATATCTCAATTTCTTATACAGAAAATGCAAGCAGAACAAATCAATGATGAAGAGTTACAAAAAGAAATCGAAGAGTTAATTAAATGGAAACAATATGGTGTACAAACTGTCCATGAGAAATTAGCTAATAATGTTCTTCAACATTATATGGAAAGATTGAGATGGAAAAACTTTAGTAGTAATTGTTATAAAGATTTAGTTATTGGTGCTGAAGAAATAGCAATGTTAGGAATTGCTAATGGTGAGCCTTATTGGTTAAAATGTAATCCTATGCAAGTATTATATAAAGGTAATGGTCAAAGTAATAGAATAGAAGATTCCACTATGATATTACATTGGGAATATTATAATATGGGTACTATATTAAGAGAGTTTAGGAATCTAACCTTTACTCAAATTAAAGAGTTGGAAGAATATAGTAATTATATTGTTAGATCGAGAGGTACTATGATTGCTAATTATGAAGATTTACCTAATGTATTATTACCTATTGATGATTTAGACGTTCCTCAATTTGGATTCGGATGGTTTGATAAGAATGGTAATATATTAGTATTGCGTGTACAATGGATGTCCCAACGTAAAATTGGTATATTAAAATATATTGATGAGTTTGGTAATGAACAACAGCAATATGTACATGAGTTTTATAAAGCAGATGAATCTAAAGGTGAAAGTATTGAATGGATATGGATACCTGAATGGTGGTCTGGCGTTAAGATAGGTGCTAATATATATACTGATATTAAACCTAATCCAGTACAATTTAGAAGTATGACTAATCCAGCAGAATGTAAACCTATGTATCGTGGAATAGTTAGTAATATAAATAACGGTAAAGCATTTTCCATTATTGATACAGTTAAATCATTTGCTTATGAATATGTTGTATATGCTAAAAAACTAAAACATCTATGGCTTACTAATTATGGTAGAGTAGCTAATATTGATTTAGCATCAATACCTAATGGAATGATGGATGATGGTGAAAAATGGGATGTAAGAAGATGGTTTAATTTCATAAGAAAACATAGAGTAGCATTACGTAATTCTTTCCAAGAAGACGGAAGAGGTCATATAGCGGGTAATATGCAAGGTAGTAATTCATATATTGATATGTCTGCTGCACAAGAGATAGAACAGATATTAACATATCTAAATTATCTTGAAAATATGATTAGTAGATTATCAGGTATATCACCACAACGTCAAGGAAATATATCACCTAATGAACAAGTAGGTAATGCTCAACAAGCTGTATCATATAGTGCAACTCAAACTGAATGGTTATTTAGATTACATGATGAATTTCAAATAGAGTTTTTACGGGGATTCTTAGAAGTAGCTAAATATTGTTTAAAGGATAAAAAAGAGTTAAGACAAGCAATATTAGATGATGCACAAATAGCATTATTAGAGTTTGATGGTGCTACATTTAATGAAGCTGATTATGATGTACAGATAACTAATAGTACTAAAGTTGCTGAACTTGAATCATTATTAAAAACCGATATTATCAGTAGAGCTGTACAAGGTGGTACTGTTAATCTGAGCGATGTTGCAATGTTAATGTTATCACATAGTCCTACTTCTATGATAGAAGGATTAAAAAGTGCTGAAGAAAGGAAACGTCAAGAAAGTATACAGATAGAACAACAGAAAGTACAAATACAACAGCAAGCATTACGAGTTCAAGTACAAATGAAACAAATGGAACATCAATTCAAACTTGAAGAAATTAAAGTTAAAGCTGAATATGATATGCAACTTAAACAAATGGATTTACAAGATAAAGCCAAATCTGAAGCATTTAAACAATTCTATACAGATGCTAATAATAATGGAATAGAAGATAATATAGAATTAGAAAAACAACAACTTGTTAATGCTGATAAAGAAGCACAACGTAAATTTGACCAACAAGAGGCAGATAAACAACGTGATTTTGAAGCAAAACAAAATGAGTTGGATAGACAAAATGAATTGGCTAAAACTAAGAAAAAACAGAGTTAAGTCATACCTGAAAGTACATAAAACTTAAAAACACAAAAATAAATATAAATTATAACTAATTTTGTTATGGCAAATACTGATTTTAATGATACTCAACTTGTTGAGTTTATGCAAGATATGGGTAATAATGAATCTGAAATATTCTTTAATATGGAAGATGATGGAACTGTACATGAATCCAAACAACCAGAGAAAAAAGGTAAACAAAATCAAAATGGTAATAATCTTGATTTAGATCCATCATTATTAAATAATGATGAAGAAGAACAAGTATTATTAAATGAAGATGATGTTCCTGTAGAGATTGAGGAAAAGGAAGAAAAGAAAGAAAGTAATACTAAAGTAGAGGATAAAAATCCAAAAGCTAAAGGATTACAATTTGATGGTAAAGCATTACTTCAAGATTTAAAAGATAGTGAATTACTTACTATTGATATTCCAGAAGATTTTGAACAAACTGACGATAACTTCAGAAAGATTTGGACAGATCAATTAAAGAAAGATAGGGATGAATTAGTTTCCTATATGGATGAGAAACATAATGGACTACTTTCATTCCTTGAAAAAGGTGGTAAACTTGAAGACTTTATTAAAGTAAAACAGGAACATACTTACGATAGTATTAACGAAGAAGATGTACTATCTAATCCTTCAATGAAGGAAAAAGCATATATTGATTATTATAAGAGAAAAGGTTTATCGGATTCAATGATAAGTCGTAATATGAAAAGAGCACAAGATCTTGATGAATTTAATGATGAAGTAAAAGAAATTCTTCCCGCATTGAAAGAAGATGACGTTAAAATTAAAACTAAACTTGTAGAGGAACAAAAGTTAAAATATGATGAGCAAGTAAAACAAATTAATGAGTTTAAATCTAATATTGAAAAACATATTGATTCACTTACTGAGATAGTACCTAATAAGTCTTTATCAGTAAAGGATAAAACTAAGATTAAAGAACTTGCTAAATCAGATGATATATTCTCAAAGTTAAGTAAAGATCCTATTAAAGCAAGGACATTACTTGCAACATTGGACTATTATGGTATCCTTGATGGAAAATGGGATAGTATCATCAATGATATTAAAACTAAAGTAACGAGTGAAACTAAATCAAGATATTTTAGTGGTAGTAAACCTGTAGGCGGTGATGGTGGTTATAACGCTACATATAGTAGTAGTGATACTGATTATTCATCACCTGTAGCTGCATTTGAAAAGATGCAAAAGAAAAAGTAAACTAATAAAATAATAATAAATTATGGCAGTTAATTATGGGAAAGTAAGACCTTTCCAATTATATGAACAGAAGTTCCATGATCAACGTTTTCCAATGAAATATAACTTGGCAAACATGTATCGTGAGAACCCTTATTATGCTTCTCAATTAGTGGAAAAAATGTTCTCTACTACTTATGGAACTGATATTATCAGTGAAGTAAATAAGTATAGTACATTTGTATCTGAACAACCAGTATATCGTTGGTTAGGTATTGGTATGACTGATAAGAATATCCCTCTTGCTGGTGCATGGGAAGATGCTGCTGGTACTATTCCAGTAGGTACAAATAACCAATATGTTGGTGCTAATGCTAGTCATTTCTATATGGACTTTAATGAAAAATGGTTTGGTGTAGGGCAACACATTGCTGGTGAAAATCCTAATAAATATAGATTATGGATTGTAGAACAACCAGTAATGATTTCATCTTCATTATTCCGTTATAAATTACAGTTAGTAGGTAGTGATGGTGTTTACATTCCTAAAGAAGAATTAAAACTAGGTACTCGTTGGTCTGCTGATGGTGGTTTAATGGCTAATATGTTTTCAAAAGAAGGTTATGGTACTACGTTTACTGCACCCTTTGAATTTGAAAATAGGATGAGTCAATTTAGAACTATGGTTAGTGTTCCTACATCATTGTATCGTGAAGGACAATTTGGTAATGTATATACATTCAAATTCCTAGATAATGAAGGTAAAGAACATAAAGTATGGTTTGATAGTTATTGGAAGAATTTCTTGTTGCAGAATCGTTTGGATAGGGCACGTAAATTCTTGTTTGATAAGAATAATAAATTAGCAGATGGTAGTACTCTTAACTTTGATCCTACAACTGGTCAAGCTGCTGATGAAGGAAGTGGACTATATGAACTGTTAGATGCAGGTAATGTACATCCATACTATCCTGGTTCACTATCAAGTGATTTCTTAACACAGATTATTTTGGATGCTGCTGTAGGTAGAGTTCCAGAAGATCAACGTGATGTTACTATGATGGGTGGTGAATATGGTTTGGTTGAATTAAATAAGATGATGAGGAAAGAACTTATTCCTACTTATCTTCCTGCATTTATGGGTGATCAGTCTGGTAGGGCTTTCAAATGGACTGGAACTAATCAAGTAGAAGCTAATCTTGGACAAGTAGTTGGTTTTGCTAGTGTAAATGGTATTCGTGTTAAATTTATGAAAGCTGCACATAAAGATGATCCTATTCGTAACAAGAAACTTTATGTTGGTGGTGGACGTGTTAGTTCACACGAATTTGATATTATGGACTTTGGTACTACCAATGGTCGTCCTAATATTCAGAAAGTAGAACTTGCTGGTAAACCTGATATTTATGCAGTACAACCCGGTATAGGTTCTAAGTTTTTAGGTAATGGTACTGAGTTTGCACCAGTTGTAACTGGTACTCCTACTGATGTAGATGTATTCCACTATGTATCACGTATTGGTAGTGTAGTATGGAATCCTACTAAAAATGTTAGATTAGTACCAGCAGTACTATACTAATAATAATTATTAATAAGTAAAACAAAGTAAAACATGGCCAATGTTGATATGGGGGAAGTTACTTCGGTAACTACCCCTTCTTTTAAATCACCACTAATACCTGGTAAAATAGTAAGAATTAAACCAGTACCAGTAAGAAAGAATAATCTAATTGTAGGTAATGATTCAAGGAAAGTTAGATCTGAATCAATTATGCTAACTGGATCATCTAAAAGTATATTACTTAAAATTTATCCACGTACAGGTAGATTAAAAAATATATTTAATAGTGATGCTGAACGTATATGGTTTGAAAAGAAATTAGGTATAGAATTAGATCCTAATAAGTTTGAGAATAATTATTTAACTAAACTACGTATTACAATCACTAAATCGAATGAAGATATTGATGATGTTTATACAGAGTTAGATTTAGGTAATGCTGATGATTATTTGAAGTACTTAATCTGTTTAAATTCAGATGAGGTTGCTAATAGTAAAAATCCAATGGGAATGTACACAGCAGATCAAATATTCTATATTGATGATGAAGAATACACTACACAAGCTGAAACTGATAAAAATAAAGTTGAAGATGAATGTTTAGAAGTATTATTCGAATTGAAAGAAAAGAAAGCACCTT